CGCCGCGTACACCGCACCGCTCCTTAAAGACGCTATCGAAAAGGCGTTCGCGCACTTCATCGAAAGCGGCCAATGAGCGTCATCGAGCCGCCCTACTCCGTCCCGCCGATCCCCCCCGGCTACACGGCCGTCCGCATCGGCGTCGTGCCCGAGGTGCCGAACAACGACTTCACCGCGGCCAACGATAACGCCGGGCCGGGCCTGGTCACGACCGTCTGGACGATGCCGCGCGACTTCGAGGTCGACATGCAAAGCGTGCTGCAGGCGATCTTCGCGTACTACAACCTTACCGACATCCCGATCATCCTCAACGGCGCCTTCGAGCCCTCGCAACTGCGCAGCGCCGCGGGCGCTATCGTGCCGGTCATCACGCTCTGCCTCTCCTCCGACGCCGCCTCGCGCGAATCACTCGGCGAGCTAACCGGGCGCTTCACACTCCCAAACCCTATCGTCGCCGACGGCATCCCCGGCGACCCGAACGCAACGCCCCCGATCCCCCCTATCGTCGCGCCGATCCTCGAAGCGGGCCAGCACGTGACGCTCAAAAACCAGGCGAGCAACGTCGGGCTCGACCTGTCAGTCTATTGCCTCAACCGCAACCTCGGCAAGCAAACGTACTACTTCATTAAAACCGCTCTCTTTGCAGCCGAGCAAACCTTCGCCGACCTCGGCTACCTCAATCCGCCGATCCGCACGTCGGCCGCGATGCAAACGGGCATCCTCGACTTCGACGGCGGCCCGAAGTTTTTGTACGAGTGGCAAATGTCGTACGAGGCGAAGCACCTAGACTTTCTCGCGGGCATCGACACGCTCGCGTCGCTCATCGCGGTACGCAGCACCCTTGCCGATGCCGCGGCCGTCGAGCCGAGTACCGCGCAGACCGTGACGTTTGCAACGACGGCCGATCCGCCAGGCTAGACTTTACGCGCCGTCCAACACCGTAACCCGAGACCGAAACGAGGAGAGACATCGCATGGATGCGGACGACATTGGGCAGGATGCCCCGCCTTCTAACGCGGCTGCGCCACCGGCCGGGAAAATCGCGTTCTCGCGCTTCGTCCATGAGATGAAAGCCAAGAACGAAATCCCGCTCGCGCATGCGGTCGCCGCGCACCTCGGCGTGCGTAAGCGCGACTACCACACGGCGACGTTCACACGCGACGAGCTACAGAAGGCCGTCGCCGATTTACTCACGCCGCAGGAGAGCGCATAACATGGCGGATACTTTTTCCTTTGCCGGGCGCACCATCGTCGCGCCCGGCGTGCTCGTCGAGACGAACATCGACGCCTCAATCGTCTTCGAGCTTCTCCCGTTCGGCGTGCTCGCGTTTTTCGGTGCGGCAGACGGTGGCGCGGGAAACGGCACCGTCTATCAGTTTCAGGACCTCAACGTCGCCGCACGCCTCCTGCGCGCGGGGCCGCTCCTGGACGCGCTCAACCGCGCGGGCGCCATCGGTGGCGCGAGCGGGTTCGTCGCCGTCGTCATGGGCGCGAAGACCCCTGCGACCCTCGCCCTCGCGGGCGCCGCGGAAGCAGCCGCAACGCTCACCTCGGGCGATCAAGGCGATTGGAACAACCAAATCACCGTCGAAATCGTCGCGGGCACCGCGCCGGACTCCGTCGCGTTTCTCTTCTCCTACGTGGATCAAAACGGCAACGTCGTGTATCTCGGCGGCGTCGGTACGGCGTTCGATAACATTAAGCTCTTCTCGCAACTGCAAGCCGTCATGGCACGCAACACGCTCATGACGCCGCCGCTCACGACCGGCTTCCCACCGCTCCTCACGCTCACCGTCGCGACGGACGGCCTGCCCACGATCATGCCGGTCACGAACCTCGCGGGCGGCCACGGCGGCGGGAATCAAGACATCGCGTTTGCCGACGTGAAGACCGCGGTCGACGGCGCGCTCACCACGCCCTTCGACATCGGCCATCTCGTCGAGGTGTACGACGCGCCCTCGCAGGTCTACGCCGACGCGCAGGCGGCACTCGTGTCCGCGTACGGCAACTTGCGCCGCTTCATTCACCAAACGCGCGGCTCGGCGATCCCCGCGCAGACGCTCGTGCAGAATTCGCTTGCGACGGTGAACGGTGGCATCGCCGCCGCAAACGCGCTCGACTCGATCCGGTCGAGCGTCTTCTGCCAGCGCATCGCCTACGCGAATCCGAAGACCGGGCTCACGCAACTCGTGGACGTCGCGCCGTTCATCTGCGGCATGGCCGCCCTTATCGGCGCCACCGGCCCGTGGGGACCGGCCTCGCCGCTCACCTTTGAAATCATCCCCGGCGCGACCGGCGTCGACTACGAGGTGCTCTCGACCACGGGCGACCGCGACAACGCCGTTATCGCGGGCGTGTGCGTGCTCGATCAAATCGGCACGGGCAAGAACGCCCGCGTGCGGATCGTGCAATCGCTCACGACCGCGCCGACCGACGGCAACGGCGATCCGTGGATTTTCTCGGAATTCTCCGTCGTGCGCGTCAGCGACGCCGTGCTCGCAAACGTGAAAGCCAAGGTGCTCGGGCCGCCCAAATCCATCGGCGGCGGCAACACGAACGCAACGATGCTCTCGATTCTCGCGGACATCCGCGACGTGCTCGAAGACGCGCTGCTCGACTCGTGGATCACCGCGTTCGACTCCGCCTCGATCACGATTTACACGACCGGCGCGACCGGCATGGACGACATCGTCTCCTACGACATGGCGCCGACGCTGCCGCTCAACCATCTCGGCGTGACGCAAAACCTGCTGCCCTACTCCGCCTCCGTGTCGCTCGGCGGCACGGTAAGCGGCTAACGCACGGACGCATAGGAGACCACGGATGTCTGTCTCGGTTCCACCTCTCTCTAGCGTCGGCGGATTCGCGGGCCTGCAGAATAGCATTTCCGCGAACACGGGCTCCGCGCAAGTCGCAGGCGCGTTCGGGGCTGCTATCGCCGGGAACGCCGCGCTCACGACCACCGCGCTCAACCTCATCCTGGTCATGAACGGCATCGTGCAAGGACTCATCAAGACGATGAGCGTGGACGAGCAATTCAACACGCAACGCGTCAAGGCCATCGGCAGCGCCGTCGACGTCGCACTCCTGCCGGGCGTCTACGAAGGCACGTTCACCATTAACAAGGCGTTCCTGTACGGGCAGACTATCGACGACGCGCTCGGCGGCACCGTGCGGCCGGTGGTCGGCCAATACCTGCAGAGCGCCGACTTCACGAGCTTCTACTTCAACATCATCGAGGCCAACGCGTCCGGCGTTGCGGTCGCGGTGCGGCACGACTGCGTGCTGACCTCCGTGCGCAAGTCCTACGAAATCGACTCCGTCACGATCATGGAGGATTGCTCCGGCTTTTTTCGCTGGTCCGAGTAGGCCGCCAGGTGGATAGAGGACGCGCCCAGAGGCCGCCCGAACGGGGTAGGTATGACGAAGCGTACCGACCTTTTTCTTTGCGCGAAACGGCTGCATCCGTGGATCGAGGGCTCTAAAAGTTGCAACGAGTGCCTCAAACTCGCTAGAAAAAAGTGGAGCGAGGCTCATCCCGATCAGCAGCGCAAACTTCGTCGCGAGAGCGCGCGGCGAAACACGGCTACCCGGAAAGCATGGGACGCTGCGAATCCCAAGGCGGTCAAGGCGACTGCCAAACGCTGGCGTGAAGCGAACCCCGAGAGTCTCCGCGCACGCAATTCACGCCGCCGCGCACGTAAACGAAAGTGCGACGGAACGCACAACGCGGCCGAGTGGAAGGCGATCCTCGTTAAAGCCAATCATCGTTGCGCCTGGTGCGGCGATCAAAAGCAGCGGCTCACGAAGGACCACATCATCCCGCTCGCCCGTGGCGGTACGGACTATGCCTTCAACCTGCAGCCAATGTGCCGATCCTGCAACTCGAAAAAACAAGCGGACATCGCCCCAGGCGCGCAGGCATCGCTCTTCGACAACCTCACAAAGCCGCAACTCTGCCGCAACGGCTTGCACCCGCGGCCGGACACCGGCAAATGCAAGCCGTGCTTCAAAGCCAACCGTGCAGCCTCGAACGCAGCGCCCGCGAACATCGCTGCGAAGCGCGCATGGGACAATCGCAATCGCGCGCGCGTCACGGCCACCACCCGCGCATGGCAGGCGGCGCACCCCGAGCGCCTCGCAGCCGCGGACGCGCGATACCGCGAGACGCACCGAGAAGTCTTGGCCGAGCGCCGCAAAGCCAAGCGGGCGTCTATGGCGCGCGCCGCGAAGGCGTAGATAACTCGCATCGCCACGGAGGGCGTCTCATGTCACTTTACTCGCTCCTCGTCGACATCGTTTGGCTCGTCATCATCCTGTGGGTGCTCGGGTGGTTCTTCGGCGGCGCGACCGCACCGTGGCGCTCGGTTGGCGGCAGGTCGGGCTACCCGATCATCGGCGTCGTGCTCTTCATCCTCGTGCTCGTGCTCTTGTTCGGCCGACCGCACTTCTTCGCGGGATAGCGCGCACAGAAGCCGAACACTAGGGCACCTCGCCACGGAAGGCACCCTATGCCCAACGACACCGAACGCCCAAGCTCGCCCTACGCCGCCCCGCTCCCCGAGGAAGCCCGCGACGCGCGTATACCCGGTGGGGAGAAGCCGAAAATCCGCGGCGACGGCGTGCCCGAGCCCGCGGCGATCCGCGAATTCATGGAGACGGTGGCGGGCGCCACCGACCGGGTCGAAGCGGCCGTCGACCGCGCGATTGCGACGGGCTCCGGCGCTGTCAAAGTGACCGAGAGTGTCGAGGCGCCGGGCGACCTCACCCCGGCGCACATCATGGCGAAGGTCGTCGCGTTCCTCGATAACAAAACACACGGCCCCATCACGATCCTCGGGCCGATCAGGCACAAGCTCTTCGTCATGCGTATCCCGCGCCAACAGGAGATGATCGAGGTAACGGCCTTCGCCGGGACCACGCTCGCCGACGCTGCGGACAGTACGCTCGGGAAGCTCAAGGTGGCCGACCAAACGTGGACGCTTATCGGCGAATTACAGAAGGCGTGCTTTGGGTATCTCTCCGAGCGGTCGCCGCAGGTCGCCGCGCTCAAGCAAAACATCGCAACGCCCGAGAAGTGGCCCGCGCTGCGGTCGCCGGAGTGGCTCACGACACGCGATCCCTACGTGCTCGAAGGCGAAGTCTACCCTCTGTGGGCGGCCTATAAGGAGTGGCGTAACGCCGTCGTCCCAACGGTGGAAGAACTCGATTTTTATTGGGCCAACCAAGAATAGCAAATTACCTCGTGATGCTCCACGAGACGCACAAAATCGTCGGTTGGCCGATTCCTATAACGTCGTGGAGCGCCTTTCATTACACGCTCTTTCACATGGTCGAAGAGAAAGTGCGTAACGACGCGCGCGGCCGGAAGGTCCGGCGCGGGAACTCGGGAGTGTTTGAGCGCGCGCTCGCGAACACACAGAAGACGAAGCGCGCACGGACGACCTAGACTTCTAATGGCACGGAGGCCAGGGTGGCGGATGCCAAGGTAACTATTTCCCTGGTTGACTTGACGCAAGACCGCCTCAAGACGCTGCGCCGCGACTTCGAGGAGCTTGCGAAGCTCCGCGGCAAGACCGCGTCGTCACCGGCGGAGCGCGAGCAAGCCGACCAACTCCGGCGCCAGGCACGCGAGCTTCGCGACGTCGAGCGTGGGGCGCGCGGCGCGCAAAGCTCCGTGTCCGCGCTGCAGCGGACGATGAGCGGTGCGTCAAGCGCCGTCGGCGGCGTGGGTGGCGCCGCGTTAGGTGGGTTCGTCGGCGGCGCAGGGCTCGGCCCCATCGGCGGCCTCATGACGGCCCTGGCGACCGGCTCCATCACCGGCGCCGTCGCGGCCGTTGCGGCGATCATCGGCCAAGCGACGAAAATGGCCTATCAATTCGAGCAGTCCTCGACGCGTACGGCGCAGGTGCTCGGTATCGGCACGGGCGGCTCACTCGCGGGCAACACCGCGCTCCTGCAAAAAGCCGCCTACGCAGGCGGGAAATACAACATTTCTGCGCCCGAGATGATGCAGGCGATCACGACGTACGGGAAGGCGTCCGGCTCGACGGCGGCGCAGGCCGCGGCGGCCGGTGGCACCATCGGCCTTTACTCGCGCGCGTACGGGCTCGATCCGACGCAACTCGCTGCGCAAATGGGCGGGATCGTCGCGATGTCCGGCCGGGACGTCAAGGGTGAGGCCGCCGGAGTGTTCGGTGCCGCGGAGACGGCCGGGCCACTCGGACGCAGGCTCGACGAATTCATCGGCCTTGCGACCTCGACGCTCGGCTCGATGCAAGCCGCGAATCCCCTGGGCAAATACAGCGGCGCCGACTCGTCCGCGTGGGTGGCCGGTATCTCCCAGGCGGGCGGATACTTCAACACGAGCGCCGGTGTGAACGCCGCCGTCGGTGCGAGCCAAAGCCTCATGGCTCCGGTCGGCAAATCCATGTATCGCCTTGCGATGCTCACCTCGGCGGGCATTAAGGACCCCGCGGCGATGATGCTCGGCATTAACACGCCCGAAGACGACATGAAAATTCTCGCGCACGTGTCGAAAATCTCCGGCAAGGGCGGAATTACAAGCACCCTCGGCATTAGCAATCTCCTCAACGCCGAAGGCGGGAATACCGATGCCGCAAAGACCCTCTACAGCCTCGTTACAAAACTCGGCGGCCACGATCAAGCCTCCGACATGCGCGCGATCCGCGTGGCGTATGGGAAGGGCGGCGAAGGCCGCGGTGGCGGCAAAGGGCCACTAACCCCCGAGGAAGAGGCCAAGAAAGCCGCCGCGAACCTGCAGGCATATTACAAGTCGCTCCTCGGCGGTGACGAAAAGCTCTTCGCCGATATACAAAACAAGGAATTGCAAATCGGGCAGAAGGTGCTCGGCCAACTCTCGAAAAGCGCCGCCGCGCTCGATGAGATTCTCAACGGCAACATCACCGGCGGCATTATGGACCTTATTAAATCAAACGAGGCGCTCATCGCCGCGCTCGCCGTTGCAACTCTTGGACCGACGGCTCTAAAAGCCGCAATGGGATTCCTTGGGCCGCTCGGACGACTTTTCATGGGCGGCGGCGCGGCGGCTGCGGGTGACGCGGCGGGCATCGGGCTTGGCGCGCCTATCGCGGCAGGCGCCGCAGTCGCCCTATTCGGCATGGCCCCTGCGGGCAGCGATTACGGCGGCGACGAGACGAAAGATTACATGGGGCAGACGCGGCAGTATTGGCTCGACTACGCAAACAAACGCGGGGGGATCAAAAACTACTTTAGCAAGCTCCCGCATGATGTGCAAGCCTCATTTAATCAAGACGTTTTGGTCGGGAACATCCTCGGCGGCCTTAGCGGGGCAGAGTCGGGTTACGGGAAGAACCAAGGCTCCGGTGCAGCGGATACAGCCCTCGGCATTTACCAAGTCGAACCGTGGCTTCACGTGAAGGAAATGAAGGCGGCGTTCCAAGCGGCGGGGACCGACACGCGCGGCTTCTTCACGCTCGGCGATAAAGACGTAACCGATAAGGGCCGAGCCGCATACCTCAAAAATCCGGCCGTGCAGCGTGGTACTGCATCCGACATCGTTAAGGACCTATATTCGTTTGCCAAGACCAAGGGCCTCGACGCAAACAGCGAAGCGGACGTCATCGCCTCCTACTATGGCGGGCAGGCTCATTGGGGTGAGATGGATTACGTGCCGACAGGCAACACGCTAACGCAAGGGCAATACGTGGCGGAAGTCTTAGCCAATATAAAAGAGGGCCTCAAAGCGAACTCCGGTAAGCCTACCGTGTCACATAAGACGACGGGGGACCTTGACGGCCTCGACATTCATCACCACACGGTGATAAAGAAGAAGGCCCCAAAGACCGGCTCCGCTCTGCCCGGCAGCAGGAAGGCCGGGTATCATGGGTAACGCGATCCCGGTCTCACTCCTTGACTTCGCGGTCATTGTCTACGAGGAAGCCGCAGCCGCGGCGGCCCAGGCCGCCGCGTACGCAACCGCACAGTCGCTCGGCGCGAGCATTAAAGCGAACGCGACGGCACAAGCGCAAGTGTCGTTTCGCACGATCACCCTCGAACTGCGCACGGCCGGATCGAGTAACTCGACGTCGGGCTCGCCCGGCACGCCGAATAGCCTCTACACCGCGAGCACGATCACGCTCGGCGTGTCACCGCGTAGTGTCAGCGGCTTCGCGCAGAAAATCGACATCACTTCCACGGCGCGTCAAAACGTACATCAAACCGTGGTCGGCAACTACGTGGACGAGTGGGGCATCGCGCCGGGGCAACTCGAAGTCGACTGCATCGTCACCTACCTCGGCACGCCCGGCGCGCAAATTCAAGCCTTCTTCGACCTGCTCGAAAAGGCGAAGCGCACGTCCCCGCTCGACGACGCGCTGCCCTCCGTGCTGCGCTTTCACGACGCCGTCTTGCAGCGGTCGCTCATCATCACGCAGGACTCCGTGCGGTTTAGCGAGGACGTCGCCGCGCCGAACCAGGCCCACCTTACGATCAGCGCGACCATCCTGCACGACTACGGCACGGCGCAAGACCCCGCTACGCAGACGGCGGCCCCGGCGCCGGTCCCACCGGGAACGATGAATAATGCGATGGGCAGCGGCCTGCAAGTGTTTACCTAAATGCCATCGCTTACCTCATGGAGCTTCGACCGGCCGCGCTTCTACGCGCTCGCCGTCTCCGCGCTCACGGGCACGCTCTTTGAGCTTCCCGGCGTGGAGACGTGGACGTGGTCGAAGTCCGACGACGGCAACTCCGGGCAATTCTCGATCCGGGTGCCGCTCAACCAGGACTACGACTCCGTCCTGCGTACGAGCGCGCCGGGGACCGAAGTCTACGCCGCGAGCGCCTCACCAAACGACCTCATCGCACTCTACGCGCAACGCCAATCCGTGAGCGGCGACGGCTATCGTATTGCGGATGCGATTAAACCCGACCTCACGGGAATCCATTGGGGCGACGCGGATGCGGCTTCCGTCACGCGCCTTGGAACCGCGAACTGTATCTTTATCGGCATGGTCGACGGGGCGCGCGTCTCCGGCTCGCCCGGCGGCGAAGCGATCCTTTCCATACAGGGGCGCGACCTTACGAAAATCTTTGAAACGAATTGGGTCGGCATCCCCGACACCTCGGTCGCCGCACAGGCGGGGCTTGGCAACACGGCGAGTGGGGAAGACAACTTCTACCTCCTGCAAAACTTTGCACTCTCGAAGCTCGCAAGCGGCGCGACATTCCTCGTGCAAGTGCTCGACTTCTTATGTGCTAAGAACGTCGGCGCACTCGCGGACCTTGGCGGGTTCACCGCGGACCCGGCGGCGGCGGCGCAGTATCTCTCGTTCGGGTTTCCGTATAAAAACTTCATTCGCCTCGACGGCATTGACGCGAACTACCTCCCGCTCGATCCCAAGCAGAAGGCGTATCCGCCATATACGGCACAGGCGGGCGCGGTGTGGGCAACGGTGATGGAGCTTCGGAATTCGCCCATCTCGCGCATCTTCGTCAACGAGCTAGGCCAACTGATATACGACGATGCCCTTACCGCGTGGACGGGATTCAACTACACCGGCGCCGCCGCGCAGAGCGGAGCGTACGGCGCGATAGCCGGAACTATCGGCCCCGAAGACATCCGCGACTACGACTTCGGGTTTTCGGACGCGACGCTGCTCACGTTCCTCTCGGTGCTGCCGAACAACGCAACGATGGGCCTGGGCGGCATGATGAGCGCAATGGGGACGCCCACGTGGGAAGGCAATGCGAATTTTGTCAACGGCGTGATGGAAGCCAAGAACGCGAGCGATGCGCATATTGCGACCTACGGGTATCGGTACGGCCAATATGAATCGCAATTCGACATGTCGTTTCCGGCCGCCGCGCTGCGCCGTAAAGTTATCCTCACGTCGGTTAATAACCTAAACACGGGCTCGATCACGGTGCGCGGACGGCCGGACTATCGCGTGGGCACGCGCTGGAACGTCGCGCTCGACACCGGGCGCCCCGATACCTCGAATCAGCCGTGGTACATTGCGTCGGTCGAGCACCAAGGCACGTGGGGCGAGGATTGGACGACGAGCCTTGAGCTTCGCTACCCGCCGCCCGTCGGCGCCGCCGCGACCTCACCCGCCCCCGGCAACATCCTGGCGTGAGCGACATCCATCCGCATCGCATCTTTCACTACGACACCGCGTGCTTGGCGTACGTGACCAAAGTGTACCCTATCGACGCGTCGCGGCGCTTGTACGTGGATGCGACGCCGTGCGATAACCGCGGCCTGTGCATCAAGGCGCTCGTGATGACGGCGCCCGGCTTTAACGCCAACTTTCGCAAGGGGCAGACGGTCTCGCTCCATTTCGTCAACGGCAACCCGCAGAATCCTATCGTGACGCTCGGCCACTTCAACTCCGAGACGCCGGGCCTGCCGTACGCGAACCCGCTCCCGATCTATCACGAAAACATCGACGACGTCACGCTCGGGCACTTCGGCTCGGGCGCCTACATCCGCTCGCGCGGCCTGCACTCGCTGCCCGGATCAGCGCAGGTCGACGGCGCGCCCGGCCTGCACGACATCGGCCTGCAGAGCGGCCTCAAGGTCACGTATGCCGAGTATCCGCCGGACGCCTCGACCACGCCGCCGATCCCGCCCGTGCCGGGTCTTGCGGCCGATCCGATCCCGCCGCCCAAGCCCACGCGCGCGAACGTCACCATCGCGATGCCAAGCGGCTTGCACATGGTGCTCGACGAACCGGCAACGGGCCAGGCCACCGTCGCTATCACGCATCCGAGCGGCGCGACGGTCACGATGGCGGCCGACGGCTCCATCGTAAGCCACTCGCCGGTGAGTGTCACCACGGACGCCGCAGGCACCGTAACGGAGACTCCGCCGGTGGCGGTCGCGGCGTCGTTTCCGACGGCGCCCGGCTTCCCGACGGTGCTGCCGAAGGTCTTCACGCTGCACGACGGCAACGGCAACGTCATCTCTCACGTCGCGGCAAGCGTTGGCTTAGGCTCTCTCTTTAGCGAGCTATCCTCCGCCGAGGGGGCGTTCAATCAAACGCACATGCAAAACCAAATCGCCGAGATAAAGCGGCACGTGGGGAAGGCGCTGCAGCAGTCGGCCCAGGCGGCGGTTCTCTCCGGGGTGCCCAACTCCGGCGCCTGGCTCGCGGCGATCAAGGGCGGCTTGCCGAGCCTAGACTTCGCGGACCTGCTCTCGTCGATGGCGCCGCTCGCGCTGGTCGAGGGCTCGCCGAACGTGCGGCTCGTGACCGGAAACGTGCCCACGCCGCCGACGTAGCGGGCCGAAGCGCGCGCGAGCGCGAACGGGGAGGAGAAGCCAAGGAGGGCACACGTGGCCGACGCATCGCTAGGAGCCGCCCCGCAGGTTGCGCCGACCGCCGCCGACTTTGCGATCCTCGAACACCAAACGGGGACGGCAGGCGTCACGGAGACGTCGCGCGCGCTGCTCTCCGACGTGCTCGCACTCGGCGGCGGCATCCTCTCAGGAGCCGCTGCGCCGAGCGGGCTCGCGCAAAACGGTACGCTTTATGCGCGCACCGCGAGCGGCACGCCGCCTCTCTACGTCGCCGAGACCACCGGGCCGTGGCCGCCGACGGGCTCTGTTGGGTATTCGACGGCGCAACTCACCAACGGCGCTGTCGCGCAGTACCCACTCGCCGACGCTGCGGGCGCAACCGTCGCCGCAAACACGAAGAGCGGCAGCGCATACGGTGCAGGCTCCTATATCGGACAGGCGCCGCCGACGAACATCGCTTCGCTCATCGCAGACCAACCGAATTCCAAGCAACTCAGCATCGCGAATCAAATCCGGTTCTCGGCACCGATTGTGCCCGATTCGCTCCCGGTATGGTCGGTCGAATTCGTCATCTCGCCTGCATCGACGTCGGATCAGCGAATTGCGGGCACGGGCGATGTCGATGCTGGCGGCGCGGGATTTACGTTCGTGTGGACACCCGGTGGCGGGCTCGTCCTCTACCTCAATATCGGCGGCGTAATTCAGACCATTGCGGATGCGAGCGTCGCGTTTGACGGCTCCCGTAAATACATTGCGCTCACCTATGACGGCACGACGTACACGCTCTATGTCCAAGGGGTCGCGGTCGGCACATACGCAGGCGCGGCGCTGGAGGCCGGTAGCGATTTTGTCCTCGGCGACACATACGAGGGTCGCAACGTAAATGGAATTGACGGAGGTGCGGCCGGGGTTGCGTTCTACGCCGCCGCGCTCACGGCGGCGCAGGTCGCAACGCATTACGACGCGCTCGACTCCGGCGGCGCTAACGCCTCGACGGCGACAACGTGGGCGACAATCGACGTCGGCTCTGCGAGCGGAGCCGGGTACGACGCCGCGATCATGGCCGAGTCGGCGCTGCAGCATTATTGGAAATGCAACGACGCCCCCGGTGCAACGACGGCAGCGGATGCGACAGGCGGCGCGGCGCTCACAACGTACGACGTCGCCGTAAGCGCCGGTGCTGGCATCGTCTTCGGCATCCCGCTCATCGGCGACGGCGAAACCGGCCTTGCGACCGACGGGGCCGGATCGTATCTCACGATCCCCGCCGCCTCGATTCCGACGGCCGGGCCGTTCACCTGGGAAATGATCGTCGCGTTGAATTACCTCCCAACTCAAAGCTATGCGTTTGTCGGCTCCTTCGGGCCAAATGAGAATAACACGCTCGGCATCGGTGCGAACGGAAGCTATGGCGCAGCCGAGATAAATCTATCGGGCGTCTCCGAGAATGTCTCCGGCGTCCTGTGGACACCGCAGAAGCTCTTTCACGTCGCGCTCACGTACGACGGGGCCACGTTCCTCCTCTACATGAGCGGCGTCGAGGTTTACTCTCTCGCGAACACCTATCCGTACCCGGCGGGCGACGGGCGGCTGGGGATGCTGTCGGCGGGGACGCATAACACGATGATGAGACTTGGGAAACTCGCGGTCTACAACGCGGCCCTAACCCAAGCGAAAATAACCGCGCACGCGCAAGCCTCGGGCCTCACGTAAGAGCGGTGCCCATTCAATTTCTCGACGACTCGGGCGCGACGCTCGCAGCAGGCGTGGCCGTCACGATCACGCCCGGCCCGATCACGGGGACGACCGACGGCACCGGCAGCATTGCGGGTACGCTGCGCTCCGACACGCTCTACACGGCGACGTTCGCGGGCGAGGGCGCACCGACGCAATCGCCGAGCTTCTACGGCAACACGACGGGCGCACACGCCCTCGACGACAACGGCAACGTGCTCACCGACGACAACGCGGACGAGCTTCAATTCGACGTTGCCGCCGGGACCATCGTACCGATTGCGGGCTACCTGCCGGATTACACGATCCTCGTCACGCCCGCGAACGCACGGCTCACGCTCGGCGTGCCGCAGCAGTATGCGGCGGGCCTCTATCTCAACGGGGCCTTCGTCCGTGACGTCACGACCGACGCGCATTGGTACACGGACGGCAACCTCGGCGCGCTCGACGGCTTCGTCGTCGGGCTTTTCACGCCGTCCGCACCCGGCTTCGGCACCCTCTCGGCGAGCTATAACACCGAGTCCGGTGCTCCTGTGACGGGCGGTTAGCGCGGTGGCGACCGAAGCGACCGACTTCGTGCTCGTGCATCAAGCGGGCCTGGAAGACGCGACGGCGTCGTCGTGGGTGCCCATCTCCGAGATTCTCTCGCTCCCCTCCGGTAACGGTGGCGCCGACGCGCCCTCGTTTTTGTGGAATCAGCCGACGGCTTCGGACACCTGGCCGATTACGCACGGCCTGGGCTATTACCCCGCCGTCACGATCATCGACACCGCGGGCACCGTCCTTATGGGCACCTTGTCCTACCCCGACCTCAATACGTTGGTCATCTCGTTTTCAGCCGCGTTCGCCGGAAGCGCGACGCTCGTCTAGCAAGGGAAGCACAACATGGCAGTAGCCTACGGCGACAACATCGACCTGAAGCAAAATCAGTTACTCAACGCGCTCTTTCAAGTGCTCTCTGCGCCGCCGGGCACGCCGCTCCCCGGCCAAGTCTACTACAACTCGACGCTCAAAACCGCGCTGCAATGGAGCGGCTCGGCGTGGCTTCCCTTCGACGCGACCCAGGCGTCGGGCATCCCGATCAGCGCCCTTGCGGTCAACCCGCTTGCGCGCGCGAATCAGACGGGCACGCAACCATCGTCGACCATCTCCGACCTCGCGGCCGTCGTGCAGGCGTATCCACTTAGCGCGTTCGCGGCGCCGACGGCAAACGTGCCGTTCGCCGCCAAGAACATCACGGGCCTCGCCGATCCGGTGAACCCGCAGGACGGCGCCACGAAAAACTATGTCGACAACAGCGTGCAGGCCGCGGCGGCCGGAATCGAGTCGAAGCCGCCGGTGGCCGCCGTGTCGGTTGCGAATCAGGCGCTCTCGGGCTTGCCGACTATCGACGGCGTGGCGCTGCCGGCGGGCTCTCGCGTGCTGCTCACCGCGCAGACGACCACCTCACAGAATGGGCCGTGGCTCGTCTCCTCCGGCGCGTGGGCGCGGCCCGGCGGCGATGCAAGCCCGAACAACGAACTCACGCTCGGGGCGTTGTGGTACGTCGAGCAAGGCGCCGCGTACGGCGGGTCGCAGTTTATCCTCGCGAGTCCGACCTCCGGTGCGATCACGCCGGGGACGACCTCCGTCGCGATAAACCAATTCAACGGCAGCGCGAATCTGACGTTTGGCAACGGGTTACAGAAAGTCGGCTCCGTCGTCTCAACCGAAGTGGTTGCGGCCGGTGGCGTCCTTGCGGGCACGGGTGGCCTACAAGTCGATACGACGGTTGTCGCGCGTAAATACGCGACGACCATTGGCGACGGCTCGACCCTCACGTACACGATCACGCACAACCTCGGCACGCTCGACGTGCTCGTCTCCATTCGGCTCATCTCCACGGGCGAGCAGGTGATTACCGATAACCTCGCCGTGTCCCTGAATACGGTGTCGGTGTCGTTTGCGTCGGCGCCCGCATCGAACACGTACCGGGTTATCGTTCTCGGATGAAAACCGCAGAGCCGCTCGCGCCGGTCAACCTCGCAATCGCACTCGGCGCAACGACGCCTGTGCCGAGCGGTGGCGCGGGCTCCATCGCGTGGAGCACGACGACGGGCGGGCCGCTCGCGTGGAACGGGTCGGCGTGGGTATCGCTGCCGCTCACGGATGCAAGCGGCGACGTTGCGGTGCCAGGCTCGGGGAGCTTCGCTTCGATCACGTTGCCGCAGTACGGGGCCATTAGCAACGGCCCGACCGCGCAGCCGAACGTCATCCGCTTCGGTATAGCGAATCAGAACACGTACCTCGACTTTTACCGTTCCGATGGTAGCATTACGAGCCTCGATACCTCGGGCGGCGCGGTTGCTGGTGTCAGCTCGAAGGCGCTCGGCGTATCAACCTTCGGCGGCTCGCAGTTGTGGGCTCTTGACGAGAACGGGAACCTCGGCATTAAAGGCGCATTGACGGCTGGGCCGTACACGGGGAACACCCTGCCAGGCGACGTGGCTGCTGGACGTAGTGCAAGCGTCGGGATTCTCTTTCTTGGCTCGAACGGTAGTCAGTCTCTTGATTTTGGATTAGCACATAGCGGAGCGTTCACTTTTGATGGTGGGCCATTATATGCTAGTGTGTTCAACGGTTCCGGCGCGGGCCTCACCGCAGGCACGATTCCAAACGGTGCGCTCGTCACGACTCCGATTGACACGTCCGCAACGGCGCAAACGAAATCGGGCACACTCCAAGTCGGGCAACTAAACATCGGCTCGGCATCGACGTTTTCGGTAAGCGCCTCGATCCTAAATATCGGCTTTCTTTCGAGCAATTCCGGCACGATTCGCTTCTACGCGAACGGCGGCTCGAACGCCGCGACGCAGCAGGCGCAGTCCGGCGGAAACTTCCTAAGCCTCGGCTCGATTGTTCCCGGTAACGGCACCGCAAACGGAACGGCGGGCTATTACTCGGGCACGGGCGCACCGACGTTTTCCGCGCCCAACGGCTCGCAATACCTGCGTTACGACGGCGCGATGGGGACGCGGCGCTACGTGAATCAGTCGGGCGCGTCGTCGAGCGGCACCACCTGGGTCGCGGTCGCAGGCGAATAGCGTGACGCCAACCATCGGCACTTACACGCTCGTCATCGCGCCCGATCCGGCAACCGTCGCTATCGGCGAGTCGCAGCAGTTTTCCGCGAGCATCGTCAACAGCGCGGACGGCTTGAGCGCGCCCGTGCAGCCGGGGCCGAACACGACGTGGGCCACGAACGCCGGGGCGATCACGCAAGACGGCCTCTACACGCCCACCGGCGACGCTATCGGCTCGGGCGGCGACGTACCGTGGTTTGTGTCCTGCACCGTGACCGACTTCGTGCCGACGTAACGTGGCAACCGTCACCGGCGACACCGGCTTCACCGTATCGGGCACGCTCTCCGCGAGCGTCCCCGTTACCCTTATCTGCCCGCCTGGCCGGATAGCCCCGTACCCGCCGACGCTGCGATCCGTAGCGCAGGCGACGGCGGCAGGCGCGACGGTGCTTGCCTTCGGGGTCGCGCAAAACGTGCTCACCGGCGCCTATCCCATTGCGAGCTTCAAGCTCTACCGCGGCTCCTTTCTCGCCGGGCCATTCTCGCTTGCCTGCGACTTCGAGCCCATTAGCCCCGCGACCATCGTCACGCAACTCTTCGACGCGGCGCCGATCTTCGGCGTGCAAGAATACTACGTCGCAACGGCCATCGACTCCGACGGCAACGAGAGCGGCCCGAGCAACGTGCTTTTTTACTCGGCCTCCATCGCCTCGACGATCCCGCCGAGCACTATCTCGGCCGCCGCGTTTGGCCCCTACCCCGTGCTCGGCTCAGACGTCTTCCTCGATCCGACGACGGGTGAAGGCGTCGTCGGCCCCAACGGCGACCTGCTCACCGTCAACGGCCTTGCGTGCCTCGCGCAAGACCTGCGCATCCGCCTGCTCACCGAGCTTGGTGAGCTACCGATGCACCAAACCTTCGGCTTTACGAGCGGCATCGGCGGAGGCCAGGCGAACCAAGGGGTGCAGGCGGCGATCCTGGTCGCCAACGTCAAGGACATGCTCCGGCAAGAGCCGCGCGTCGCGAAGACGCTCTCGGTCTCGGTCTATCAGAGCGACGCCTACTCGTGGATCATCACCTACGACATCATGGCGATTAACGTCGAGGATGCCGCCCGGCTTAACATGGTTTACAACTACTACGGGCAAGCCGCGTGAGAAGAAGAAGCTAAGATGACCAACAGCACGGAGGCTGCATGTCGACCACCGCATCCCTTCCCCCAACGGTAACGATTCCCGGTAACGGTCTCGAAATCACGTTACCGGCGTTCCCGACGGTCGCGCAAATCCTGCTCTCCTTACAGGCCGCGGTCGAAGCTCTCAATAGTTTACTTACGAACTTTAATGGCGGCGGCGTCACCGAGACCTACCTCGAAGGCGCGTGCCTGGCGCTCGGGAGCGATGCCAGCACGTACCCCGGCGTCACGGCCGAGGGCGCCTACCAACTGCTCACGGACGTCCAAAACGCGGCCTTCGTGCTTACCGCGAAGGGCACGGCGCTCGACCTCAAAGCCGCCGACCTCGGCGTCTCGCGCAAGCTCGCGGTCGCGGCTCAAGGCGGCTACGTCTTTACGAACCTCGCAGGCCCCGTCACCGTCGACACGATCATCGCCAAGGGCGCTATCGTCGCCTCGAACCCGGCCGATCCCACGCAGTCCCCGGTACTCTACACCTCGACCGCGCCGACCACGATCCCCGCGGGCTCCGCGCAGTCCGGCGTCGTCAACATCGCCGCCGCGAACCCCGGAAGCGCCGGGAACGCGATCCCCGGCGCCGTCAAGACCGTCGTCGCGGGCGCGCCCGGCTGCTCGGGCGTCAACCCGACGGCCATCGCCGGAGGCGCCGACACCGAAGGCGACGACGCCCCGAGCGGCGGCCTGCGCGCGCGCACCCTCAACGCTATCGCCGACGCCTCCCAATGCACCATCTCCGCGATTGAGAACGACGCCGCGAGCTTCCCCGGCGTCACCTCGGCCGTGCTCGCCGAGAACACGGCCGACGACGGCATCACGCCCCTGCTCGGACGCGGGCAACTCTACATCGACGACGGCTCCGGCAACCTCGGCGCCGATGCGAACAGTCCCATCGTGGCAACGGTGCAGGCGGCCTTCACGAGCGGCCTCTACCGCGCGGCGGGCACGCAGGTCCACGTGGTCGGCTCCGTGCTCCTGCTCGCGACCGTCACCCTGGCGATCCGCGTCTCGCAGCAGTACGTGCTCACGACGGCCACGGCCGCAAGCGTCGCCGCGGCCGTGCAACTCGCGATCTATACCTACTTCGCCGGGCTCACCATCGGCAAACCCGCGTACGTCTCGGAAATCATCCGTTACGCCGCCGAAGTGCCGGGCGTCGTCGACGTCATCATCGGCGGCGTCACGATTAACGGCATGGCCGGGAACCTGCAGCCGTCGCCCTCGCAGGTCTTGCGTTGCGCGGACTTGGCTTCTATCGGCGTCGCAACCGTGGTTATCCCCGTATGAGCGTGTACGACCAAACGACCGTCTTCGACGACGCGTTCCCCGAGGCGCCGTACAACTTCGACACGCCGCCCCCGCAATACGCGGTCGGCCCCATCAAAGCCATCCTCGTGTCCGTGTCCAACCGCATCGAGCAACTGCTCGCGGACTACGCGGCCTTGCAAGTGCAACTCTCCGTGCAAAACGCGACCGGCACCTACCTAGACGCGCACGGCGTCCTGTACGGGGTCCCGCGGCTCGCAGGTGAGCTTGACGTGCCGTACCGGGCACGCATCCTTGCGGCGATCACACGCGGGCGCCTCACGATCCCCGCGCTCGAAGCGGCGCTCAACGCCTACCTCGCCTCGACCGCCGTCGCCGGTGGGAACGAAATCTCCGGCTTCGTGTACGACTTGCAAAGCGATCCGGGGGCCTGCGCGACCGATGCGGGCCGCGGCCATCCGATCCTCATGTTCCAATTCGTCGTCGAAATCTCGTACGCGGTCAAAGAGAGCGACGTCTTTTTTCTCAACTACTCGTATCTCACCGTCGACGAAGCCGACCCGCTTTGCCTCGTCTCGTCGTCGGTGAGCTACGCGCTCGCACCAACCGATCCGGCGCTCGGCGCGACGATCACGGTCACAAAAGCGGCAAATACGCAACCCGTCTATAAGACCATCCCTGTCCTCGAAGTCGGGGTCTAGCAAGGAAGCTACATGGCGCTTAATAATTGGGTGTCCGGCGAAGAAGTCGATGCCGCGGACTTCAACGCCGAAAACACGGAGTTTCTCAACCTCATCGGCGCCGCCGCCGCGATCTATTTCGGCTTCCCGAATTTTCAAGGCACCTCGCGCGGGCTCGCGTTCTCAACCGACGGCGAGAATAACGTGAGCATCGGCGGCGCGGGGCAAACGTGCGTCGTCGCCGGGCGCGTGTGCGACAACATCACGCCGCAGGTGTTCGCGATCCCGCCGAACACGACCGCGGAGTCGCGCGTCGACATCATCTATGCGACCTTCAATGAGGACGGTGCCGTCCACCCGTTCACGCGCAACCAACGCAACCCCGACGGAACCGTCACCGCAGGCGTGACGTTCTATCAGACCGCGCACGACATGACGTGGGAGTACGTGCAAGGCGGCGCGTTCCCCGGCGGTGCGTACGCGGCGATCCTGCAAGTCACGGTTCCGCCAAGCGGCGGCGGCCCGGTCGAGCCTGCGGACCTCGTGCTGCTCTTGCCGACGCTCGCGCAGGCGCTCGCGAGCGCGCTCTTTCCCGGCCCCGGCATCGCGGTGTCGCCAACCTCGCCGTACACGATCAGCAACACCGGCGTCCTGTCGCTGCAAACGCTCGCGGGTGCAATCAGCCTCATTGCGGGCACCGGCGTTGCGATTGCGGTGCAAGGGCAGAGCATCACCATCGGCAACACCGGCGTCGGCGTCATGTCGCTCACGAGCCCGGATAACTCCATCGCAATCGTCACCGGCGCAGGCGGCGCGGTCACGCTCGAAGGCATGACGCTTAACGGCCTCAAGGGTCCGGTGACGGCAGGCTCGCCGGACAACTCGGTCGGGGTCGAGGTCGTCGGACAGGAACTCCAATTCACGATTACAGCGAACCGCGTTTACGGCGGCGGCGTAACCACCGACGAGAACGGGCACGCGATCATCACCGTGCCGTTCCAAATTATCGGCGGTACGGCAAACGTACAGCAAAGCTCGGGCGGCACGGACGCGTACGTTCTTTTTGTCGCAGGAGACCTCTCGGACTTCGCGGGTGGCGTTATTGGGTTTTATGGACTCAATCTCTATAACAACTCGCTAATCGGCCCTGGACTCGGCATCATGTATACAATCATCACAACTAGCACGCCAGCAACGTAAACACGCTAAGGAGACATTGGATGTCCACTCTCTCGGTTTCGGAAATCGGTATACGCGATGCGGCCTCTCGGCCGGACTTCGCCGTCTCGTGGCGGCCGGTCTTGTACGAAGCGCGCCACCGCTTCCGCACGGCCTCGGACCTCGCCACACAGACGGGACCGGCGCCCTCACCCAACATGCTCGCGGCGATCATGGACCGTGAAAACCCGCAAGGTGCCATCGCCGTGCCGTTTCAAATCGGCATGGCGCGCGGCCCCGGCTGCGGCGTGGGCGACTTCCAAATCACCTCCGGCGTGGATTGGAGCGACCCGAACCAACCGCGCTATCCGGGGTGGGGCGACCTCATGGACCGCCAATGCGCAACCGACATCGCCGCGGTCGCGTTCCTGCAGCCGCTCCTCGTGCAGTTTCCCGGCTCGCACCTGGCGGTGTTCGCGGCCTACAACTTGGGCGGCGGCGGCGTCGCACAAGAGCTTGCGCAGGGCTTGACGCCGGACGCGTGGACGACCGATCATGATTACGCCTTGGACGTCTTCACGGATTGGATTAACTTCGCAGCGGTGTCGCAGGGCGTGAGCGTGGATTGGCCCGCCTGGGCGGGCGAGGTCGCGTGAGCCTCGATCCGCGCGCTCGACCCGCGACGACCCGCAACCACCTCGGCGCGTGCGAATTCCACCTCGGCGCACAAGGCGGCGCCTGCGAGCGCCAGGACTGCAGGAAGACCTGGGCCGAGCACTATCCCAAGACGATCCCGGCGCGGCGCGCCTACGAGCCAGGAACACGCCGGTACTAGCGTCGTAGTCCCGCGCGCATGACCGCCGACACCGCCGCCGACCTCGCCGCTTCGGTGTACCTGCGCTATCCGGCCGAGATGACGCTCGCCCAAGCCAGCGCCGCCGTCAGCGAAATCGACTACCTCCTCAAAGCTCATCCGACGTACCACGAGGACGACGATCACATCTACCTCGGGCTCCGCCTCGACGGCTCGCTCGAAGTCGTCTTGTTCGCGTCGCGTGCGGAGCTTTTCGCATACGGCGAGGAGGCCGTCGCGCGGCTCATGGCCGAAAAGGCAACGGCCCGCTAACTCGCCAGGCGTCGCGTTAAGCGCGCGGGAAAGTCACCGGCCTCACGCACATCGCATGGAGGCTCTCCCTATGGCAACAGTCGCACCCATCGACACCGCGCTCGTAGCCGACGGCGTCGCGCTCGGCGTCTTCGGCATTACGACGCTCAAGACCGCACTCGACGCCCTTTTCGGCAAGGCCGAAGTCGAGGTGCCCAAGGTCGAGGGCGACGGCGCGACGGCCCTCATCTCGGCCATCGAGCAGCACGTCCCGGCCGCCGCGCAACCCTACCTCGCGACGATCCTGGGCGTGGCCGACGCGTTCGGCGGCTCGATCACGGAGCCGCTTACGGCGACCGTCGTCGCTGCGCTCAAACAGGCGTCGCTCACGGTCGACGCCGCGCTCTCGCACGAGGCGACCGTCCTGTAAGACTTCGCCAAGGGGGAGGAGAGGAAGAGGCTCCGGCGTCGCTCACGCGCCGGAGCCTCTTCCTATTGGCGCGCCGACCACGCGCGGTCGCGCTTGCGGTTCTCGATCCGCGCGGCCTTCATCGCGCGGTTGAACGCAATGGACTTCCACACGACGACGGACGTCTCTGCCTCCACGATGCCATTCGGGTACGACTCGTTATAGCGGACCTCTTGCGTGCAGCGCGAGATGGTCGGTAGGCGTTTGCCGCGCACGGCGGCGCGCGCGGCTTCGAGGGTGCCGACGTATTCGTAGTCGATGCGCTCGACGTCTTCGCCCGCGACGTCAAGCCTGTGCTCGTCGACCCGCCACTCCGTCTCGTACTCGACGACGTGCGGCCCCGGCATGCTCACAGGATGCTGCGGTTGCCGCAGTCCCACTCGGGGTCCGCGACGTGGCGGCACTCGTGGCGCAGAATCTCCGCTATCTCGAACACCGTCCGGTCGCGCAGCCACGAGCGGCGGCGCGGCGTATCGTGCGGCGTGCGGATCGAGACCTTGACCCACTTGCCCTGGTGACTCGTGACGCCCGCGTAGTAACCCGGCAGGCCGGGCGTTGTGGCGTCCTCGCATAGCTCGACGTAGCGCAGCGCGTAGCCGCGCCCGGCGAGATACTGCTCGAAGCACGAAATCTCGTGCCGGGCAAAGCGCGCGGCGTGAAAGGTGCAGAGCCCGTCGGGTCCCGTCGCTTCGCGCGAGCACGACTTGGCGTACATCGAGCCGTAGCAGAGCGCACCCGGCCGCGGCGCGCGCGGCTCGATGCGCAGCGGCCCGCCCGGCGCCGTGGCGATCCGGTCGCGTACGTCGCTCACGTTACGCGCTCGGCTCTCTCACGGGCGCATCGAGGAATCGCCCAAGCTCGCTGTTTGCCTTCTGTAACTGCAACTCAAGGTCGGCGATCTTACTGCGCGTGCGGCCGACGGCTTGCGCGCGGCACGCCTCGGCCGTTGAGAAGAGGCCGGTGAAATCGTAGCCGCCGCCCCCGCCATAATTCGGCATGCGGTTCTTCTTGGCGTTTATGCTCCATCCGACGGCGAGTGAGCCCGACGGCGAAATCGCAATAATCCGCTTTCCGACGATCAGCGTTTCGGGTGCGTTATCGTGCGCGAACGTCGCGTGCTGCACGTAATAGACGATGTCGCCGACGCGTACGTCGACCCCGTCCCCGGTCTTGCCGATTCGCTCGGCGGGTTCGTTTGGCACGTTGAATCCTTCTGCCGGGAAGCCCGGCGACCCGCCTACTATATCACGCGCTGCAAAACGTGTCAAGCGGTGCCCTGATTCACTTGACTTAACGGCGCGCCCGTGCTATTGTAAGGCATCACCTAACGCGGCAGCCGCCGCAGAAACGAGACACCCCGACATGCCCACCGCAATCTTCGCAGCCGACTATCAGAAGAACGCCTCGGCCGCCGACATCGACAACCTTACCGAAGCGATGCTGGCGCTCTACGTCGAGACCACCGACCGCGCAAATGACCTCGCGGACGAATTCGCCAACCGCGCTCCCGAAGGCCCCGGCGCCTTCCGCGCCGCCGACGGCACCGTGTACCGCGCGCAGACCGCTAAGGGCAGCGGCCACCTCTACGCCAAGGTCCTCAAGGGGACGGAGTGGGTGTACGTGTCCGGCGCGATTTACTCGGTGCGGGAAGCCGACCGCCTCACCTTGGAGCAGGCGGCGGACATCTCCGCGCTGCTCGGCGAGTGCGTTATCTGCGGTCGCACGTTGACCGCCTCGAAGTCGGTCCTCGCGGGCATCGGCCCGGTCTGCCGCAAGCGGGTGGCCTTCTAGGCTCGGCCCAAACAGGTGCCCTTGCGCGTTGACTTTTCAGCGCGCAGGGTGTATTGTTAGGGAGTCGCGGGCCTGGCCCGCAGAAAGCATCACCCGTGAACGACCTCTCGAAAGCCACCATCAAGGGTCTCGCCCGCAAGGGCATTGCCCTCGTCGGCCTACAGGCCATCCCCGGCCCCTACGGCGGCTCCACCGGCTACATCCTCAACGACAACGGCACGCGCATCGTCCGTTGCCTCGTCGACGTCCGCAAGCTCGCCGGAACGTGGCCGACATAATGGCCGCGACGCTGCGCACCATGCCGATGATCCGCAAGGGCTTCCCGGCGGCGTCGTGCTGCATCCGGGCGACGAGGCCGCCTACGAATCGGACGCAGGCGACTGCGGCTCGCACGAAGTCGGGAGCGACTGCGCGAAGCTCTTCGGCGCGTTCGCATCCAAGAGCGTGACGAAATGAAGCCCGCGCTTAACGGCTACCGCAACGTGAAAACCGCCGAGCTTTACAACCTCGCGCGGTGTGCGGCCGGTGGCATCGAATTCGCCAACGCCGCCGACCGCATCGGCACAGGCTCCCCGACGTCGTGGGCGCGGGTCGCAATGAAGCTCGTCGCCGAGCGTAACCTTGTGCTCGCCGAAATCGAGCGGCGCGAGCCGGGCGCCGGTGCGCGCTCCGACGCTATCGAGGCCATCACCCGCGGCGAACGCGGCCCGCAGCCCAAGAACGTGACGCCGACATGACCGGCGACGACCTGCTCGAACGCCACCGCTCCGCCTTCGAGGACGTCCAACTCGACGCGGTCGAGGGTCGCGATCCGGCGATGCTCTACCCGCTCCGGCGGTCGAATCGGTTCTACGAGAGCTTCGTCGCGAAGGTCGGCCTTGAGTGCTGCTACACGGTCGCGCCGGACACGAACGGCGACTTTTGGGCCTTCGACTACGTGACCACGAACGGCACGACCGTCATGCGCCGCCGGTCGCGCTGCGCGAGCTACGCGGCGGCGAAGAAGCGGGCACGCGGCCGAGCGAAGTCCGCGGGCGGCAAGGCGCTCACGATCCGCGCGGACGGCTCGGCGTCCTCTAGGTCATGAAACAAACATTCTGTGATGCTACCGCGTGGACGATCCTTGCGACGTTCCGGGTGCCCATGACTCCGGCCGCCAGGAGGCCGCAGACGCTCCGCGCGACCTTCGACGGCACGCTCATACGGTTCACCGGCGGCGCGCTCGTGGGGACCCGCTACAGCCCCGCGACGGACCACCTGCACGTGGACGCGGCATGGCGCACGTACGTCGCACAGAATTACTACCGCGGCGCCAACCCCGCCCGCATCACCCGCGAGCGCCTCGACGCCGCGAAAGGCACGCCCGATGTTCCGTAACCTTGCCTCAATCTCGACCATCGTCGCGCTCGTCACGGCGCTCACCGGCCCGCACCTCGTCTGCGGCATCGCTATCGCGGCGATCCTGGGCTTCACGGCGCTCTCGTGGATCGAGCACGACCGCGCGGAGCTACGGGCCGCCCGCGCGAGCGAGTGCGCCCTGCGCCACTTTTGGGAGGTCGGCGAGGATGTGCGCGAGCGCGCCGCCGAGCGCCTGCGCCAACCGCCGGAGGTGCCCCCCTCTGTTGACTTTCTAGCGCGCAAGGTGTATCCTAATTGAGTCGCGGGCCTAGCCCGCAGAAAAGAATTCCCGACAAATGCAGAAGCTCAAAACCATCACAAGCCACGTCGGCTACGGCCGCTTCCTCGCAGAATTGCCCGCCGATGCCGAGGGTTGGCTCATCCCCGTCGGCTACTTGCCCCGCGTGAAGTCGATCCCGTCGCCCTACGCGTCGAGCCCGGTCGACATCGTGTACGCGTGGAACGGCACGAACATCATCACTCGCGAAGTGAAACACAAAGTCTACGAAGTCTTCGCGGTGCCCGCCGACGTAACGATCTTCGGCGACGAGGACGCGGCGACCGCGGCCTTTCTCGCGAGCGTCCGCTAATGGCGCAGGCAGCGGTCGACGTCGTCGCGCAGGCCGCGAAGCTCGACGCCAAGCTCGCGCGCATCGCCGTGAAGACGGCGGCCATCGACGCCGAGCAGGCGAAGCACTCGTGCGCCGGGACCCTCGCAGGCGCGCTCACGTGCAAGAAGTGCCTGGGCCGCAAGGCAACGACGTTCCTGCCGTCGTGGCAGGCCGGAATCGTGACCGACGCCAACCTCGCGGCGCTACTCGAAGAATATAGCGGCGCGGCTCCGCTCCGGCGCGCGGTCGAAGAGGCCGCGGAGAAAGCGGCCTACGCGCGGGATCAGCAGCGGCTCTGCGTCTGCGGCCACCCGCTCACCTCGCACGCCTCGCGACACGGGGCGCTACGCTCCGGCGGCGTGTGGGGCGCGCCCAACGACTGCGGTGACTGCTCGTACGCGTACTATCAGAAGCATTGCGGCGGCTTCCGCGAAGCGGCCCTCAAGGCCGCCTAGCACGGTGCCCCGGCTCCTTGACTTTCCAGCGCGCAGGGCGTATCCTGGGGGAGTGAATACCGCACATCTCGCAGCCGCCCAAGCCGCCTACCTCGTAGCACTCGCCGAAATGCCCTGCCCGCTCGGCGTCGGCAATAACGATCAGTACGCGATGATCGAGGCCGCCAACGCGGCCGAGGACGCAGGCGCCACCTCGCAAGAGGCATGGGCCATCGGGCAGCACCTCGACGAGTGCGGCGGTCACTCCCGCCTCCTTACCGCAGAAAGCAACACATGACCGCCACCGATCAGAGCTTCAAGCGCGGCGACGCCGTCCTTTACCTCACACACGTCTCGGGCCGACCGATGCTACGCCGCGGAACCGTGCATGCGCGGCGCCCGCATGGTATCGCCGTCATGATGGGCGTCGGCACGCTCGATCCGAAGACCGTCTTCCCGGCCGCCGACGTCGACGCCGCGATGAGCGCACTTGCAGCCGCGCTCTTAGACCAAGAAAAAGCACTCATCGCTCTCATTCAGACCGTGCGCGACGAGTACGCGCTCGCGCGGCAAGGGAAAGGGCGGATCATCTAATGAGCACGCCAGCGCAACAGCCGCCCGAGCGGATGACGCTCGCGCAATTTAACGCCTGGAACGAGCGACAGGAAGGCCGCCACGAATTTCTTAACGGGCAGGTCGTTGCGATGTCAACCGCCACGCGCCGCCACGCGCGCGTTCTCGGGCGCCTCCGCGACGTCGTGAAAGCGGCCCTCGGAGACGACTGCGACCTCTACGTCAACGAAATCGGTGTGGTCGCAGGCGAAGACCGCCCGGAGCCGGACCTCGTCGTCACCTGCGACGAACGCGACCGCGGAAACGACGACCTTAATTTCGTCTCCTTCCCGAAGCTCGTCGTCGAGGTTGTCTCTCCGTCGACCGGCGGCTACGACCTCGGATATAAGGTGTGGCTTTACTGCTCGATCCCGACCGTGCAAGACTATCTCGTCGTCCACCCACAGGACCATTTCGCCGTTCTGTTCCAACGTCGCACGAAGGGCTTTCTCACGATGGAGTTTTTCTTCTCGACCGTGACCCTTGCGAGTGTCGGACTTACGCTCGACCTCGACTCCGTGTGGGACCGATGACCCGCAGCCTCGACCGGATCATCGGTGAGATATGCTCGGGCGCCGAGAGCTTGGCTCTTACGCTCAAGCCGAACGCCGATTGGAAGCCGATGCTCTTCCTCTACGGCCCCGATCCCGATGCGCGCGCCGACGTCTTCCCGCTCCTGGGCCTCGACGACGCCGCTTCCAAAAACCACCTCGTCGACGTGGTCATCCCGCGCCTCGTACGCCAGCACGGCCACCCCGAAGGCGCCCTCGCCTTTGTCTCGACGGTGTGGATGCTCGAAAGGCGGGATACCTCACGCGAAGAGGCCGAGCGCGTCGCCCGCGCGGGCATCGAGGATCATCCCGACCGTACGGAAGCCGTGCTTGTCATCGCCTGCAATCCCGACGAGCAGCGCATGACGGTCGCTCGGATCACGCGCCACCGCAGCCGCCCGCCGACGCTCGGGGCCTGGGCATCGTATCCCGCCGCCGGAACGGGCCGCCTGCGGCGCCTGTGGCGCGCGTTCGATCCCGCCCCGTAGCCGTCACCGGCAGCACCGCGTAAAATGGTCGAGCGTCTCGGGCGTCGGTGCCTGCAGCGCCATGAGGTCGCCGATGAATTCCATGTGCGCGATCACCTCGGCTCCTTCGCGCGTCTTGCGCAGGATCGCTTCCATGAGGTCGTCCTCCGTGAGCGAGGTGCGCGGCGCGTCGACGGTTTTGTAGGGCCGGTGCAGAATGATGACGTTATCCGCCATTTCTTCGACCGCTCCCGAGTCGCGCAAGTGCGATAGCTCCGGCCGCTTCCCGTCGCCCTCGCGGTTAATTTGACTAAGCAGGATATTGTGGTGCCCCATCTTCGAGGCCGTGCTCATGAGCCGATCCATGATGTCCACCGGCGCAATGTCGCCGCGCTTCTTGCCGGTGAGGTCGTACCATCCGGGGATGTGGCGCAAGTGGTCGATAGCGACGATGTCCGGCCGGTATAGCTCAATCTGCTCGATCATGTTATCGACGGTTGCCTTTCGGGTCTTGCCGACGATCCGCAACTTCTTTCGCGCGTACCACTCTTTGTCGAGCACGGTGTCGGGCCGCATCGCGTTGCGGTAGTCCTTGAGCCGCATCGCCTGCGCGCGCGAGACAAGCCGGTCGTGCATCCGCTTCGCGCCCATTTCGAGCGCGAACAGCAGAATCTTAAACTGCTCCCAATTCGCAATAACGGTGTGCTCTAGCGCGGCCGTCTTCCCGTGTCCCGTGCGCGCGGCGTAGACCGTCGTCTGCCCGGCGTGTAGCCCTTCTATCTCCGTGTCGATGCGCCGGAAGCCCGTGGCCGGTGCGGGCGCCGGGGGTTTTTGGGTCGCGAGAATGTTGAAGTGCAGCGTCGAGAATTCCCACGCGCGCGCGCTGCCGTCGTCGACTTCGGGCGTGACCTTCGTGGCGAATTCCGCAAGGATCGTGCGGAGCTTCATCGACACTTGTGCGGGTGACGCGTCGGGCGTGCTCTTGCGATACGCGGCGACCCAATCCGAGAGGTCGCCTTTCTCGGGCACCTGCGGCATTGCTTCGACGAGCCACACCTCGCCGACGATGTCCGCGAGGAGGTCCGCGCGCCGGATGGCAGCCGCCCGGCCCGGCTCGTCGTTGTCGCCGATCACGACGACTTTCTGCACGCCTTGAAAACACGCCAGGAATTCCGCCGACCACGCCCACGCCGCGCCGCCCGCGTTCGTCGTCGCCGCGAGGCCGACCGAGAGCGCCGTATCGACGTCCTTCTCGCCTTCGGTGATGTAGAGCGTGCGGCTCTCGTCGAGCGCAAGAACGATCATCTCGGGGTAGTGATACGGCACACGGCGCACGCCGTCGAGCTTATTGGCCCACCGGCCTTCGGGCAGCGGCGCGCGCTGCGAGAAGGTCTTGTCGGTCCACGTCGTGCCGTCGTCCTCGCGCACGTCCCACTCGTAGCGGATCACTTCGTACAGGAGCGTACGATTCTCGTCCTCGTAGGCGTAGCGCGCGGCGATCCGGCGCTCGTTCACCGGCGGCGGCGGGCGCCGCGTGCGCTTTGGTTCCGGTGGCACGAGCCAGGCGAGCGCGTCGCTGCGATCCTTGGCCTGCCCCGCGTGGACGACGAGGTCGAGCGATTGGCCGCCCATTTGCTTCCCGGCATCGGTGCAGACGCGGCACACCCACACGTCTTTGTCGAGGTGGATATGCAAGCTCGCGCTGGCATCGCCGTGCCGATGGTTCGCGGCGGACACGCACCGCACGGCAACGGTGTGGGCGGCCGGATGGATCGTCGAGCTACGCGGGTCGATGCCGGTGAGCCGCAGGTAGGTCTCGGCGACCGACGGTATCGGTTGGTCGAAGCCGGTCGTCCGGCTCACCCGATGAGGGCTCCGTGCGTCCGACCGACCGCCGCCTGCCCGCGGCGCCCACCCCGATCCCGTTGCACCTTGAGGGCGACGAGCCGGGGAATCGCGTCGCCGAGCTTGTCGAGCCGGGTGAGCGCGCCGTAGAACTGCGACGCTTCCGGGTCCTGGTACGCGAACGTGAGCATCCCGGCGGCCTGCTCCGGGGTCATCTTCCGCGCGAGCGCGAGTGCCCCGGCCTTATTTTTCGAGCGCCACCGCTTCGGGGTATCGACGAGGTCGGGCACCTGTTTGGCGATGAGCGGCCAGGTCGCTTCGAGCACGGCGTAGGCCAAGAGGTCGTCCGGCGTCCGTTCGAGCCGCGGGTCTTTCCGCTTGGCCTGTGGCGTTACCGGCGGATCGAGGAGTGGTCGGTCCTCCGGCTCCTTCGCCGATCCGTCCCCCTCACCGCTCGCCGCCGTCGGTGCGTCAGCACCCGGCGACGAGGAACGAAGTGACGAGTCTTCTGAGGTACGACCGTAGGGAGTACCTTGCTCTATATGCTCTGTCGTGCTTTTAGCAGCGTTTTCGCCACCGAAATCGGTGCTTGTAGCACACCTTCTTTCCGCTTCGACTCCTCTTTCGTGCGTGGGTGGCGCCTCGGCGTCCGTCCCGGTCTCGGCTTCAGTCGTCGCGCGGCTTGAAACGGCCGTGCTTACGGTAGACCTTCCTCTTTCTCGCTCGACGTGCGCCGCGGCCTCGGCCAGCAGTCGGGTTTTGAGGGCCTCTCGGCTCTTGCGCGCCTTCGCCTCGCCGCCGCGGGTCGCGCGTTGGCGGAGCCGCTCGCTGCGATCATAGGCGTGCGCGCGCTCCTCCTCGATCCGCACGTTGACGGCCCGATCCGGGGCGCCAGGCACCGGCACGAAGCATTGACGCATGAGCGCCCAGGACGCCGCCGCGTCGGCCTGGGAGGCCCGCAGGACGCCCGCCAGGCGGTGCAGGTCCGTCGGGATCGAGCCGTGCTCCCATTGGTACGACAGGAGCCGCAGGTAGGCGCCTGCGTGGTAGACGCCCATCTCCTGCACGTCGGCGCTGTTCCAGAAGTCTTCGGTGTAGAACTTGAACCAGGGGGCTATCTCGGTCATCGGCCCGCCTCGCCGGATACGAGCAGGCGAGGGGCTTGCCGAAGCCCAGGTGGGTATGTTAAATTAGACACGTCTCTGCCTTTCGTGCAAAAGGGAAGTCGGGACACGTATCCGCGTCCTTTCGTGAGTGTTTGGGTGTGGATCGAGGCCCTTCGTGAAGTGAAGAGCGCGTTGGGATTCGAGGTTTCGTGAGCCGCAACGGGTAGAGACCGAGGCGGCTCTTTGATTTTGTCTCGGGGTCGTCGTGCGAGACGGGTTGCCCACCTTTTCGGCGCGCAAAAAAGTGTGTCCTGCGAGCAGCAGGTCGGCCGCTTATCGACGGCGAGGAGCATCCGTGCTAGTATCATCGCGGCCTATCTCTTTGTCGGGGTGGGGCGAACGGGGCGGCGCTTTATGCACCGCCCCGTTCGTGATGTCACTCCGCGCGCATCCGTGCGGCTTTACAAATGGGCTCTCATGCTAGGCCGATCCGCGGCGGGACGCAACAGGCGAGCTTAAGGGCGCAGTAAGACCGCGAGGCCGAGCAGCGCGCAGAGTGGGATCGCGGCCAGCAGCGCGAGGCCGACGTCGAGCCAGCGCGGCCCCGGCGTGAAGGGCTCGCCAGGGCCGAAGAGCAGCGCATCGAGCGCCGCGAAGACTCGCTTCATCCGTGAAGACCTCGCGTTACGCGGCGGTGCGCTCTGTGGGCTTGGCCGCTCGCAGCCCGCGCTCGAATTTCGTAAGCGCCCGGTCGATAGCCTGGGCCTGCGCGAAATTCGTGTCTTCGAGCTTGGCCTTCCCCTTTGCGTGCCGGTCGAGCACGGCGGCCTCGGTCGCTCCGCCCTGCCCCGCGGCGACGAGTCGCGCGAGGGTCCGGCGAATCTGCACGACCATGCCCGGCGGCGCGGCTTCGGTCCCGCGCTCTGCGGGCGGCGTCACGTTGCGCATCGCGTCGTCGCGGACGTTCTTGGTGGGCCGCCCGTCTGGATCATCGCTCGCGCCGTTCGCTGCGCCGCCGACGGCGTTGGAGCCGCCCGACGTCGAAATCTCGAAGGCGTCGAAGAGGCAATACTTTTTGCCAATCGTGATGGCTTGCGCGACCGCCTTGTCGCCGACGTCGAGCGAGTAGCCCGACGCTTCGACCGTATCGAATTCGCCTGTGTCGAGGTCGATGACGTAGAGCGCGATCTTTACGAGCGCACCGACCGCGGGCTTCCCGCTCCCGGTTTTAAGGCTCGGGTCGACGCTGCACGAGACTTCCGAGAATTTAATGCGCAGCCGATGCGCGGAGAGGTGCGGCCGAATGGCTTGCATCGTCGAATCGTAGGACACGAATTTATAGCCGGGGCCTTGGCTCTCTTTGCTCATGTTGCCCACGGCATCGCAGACGGCGCGGATTTTCGTGTGGACGTCGGAGTGGCGGGGCGAGACGAGGGCGTTAGTGAGTAAGGGCGTTAATTGGGTTTCCAGCATGTTTTTCTTTCGGGCGGAATATCAGGCGCCGCGGGCTTGGTGAATACGAGACGCATGCGTCGATAGCGTCTTGGATAGGCTTGCCGAAGCGTTTGATTAAGGGCTTTATCTTTGTGAGATTCGTGACTTTGGCCGGGAGCGGCGGCGGCGGCAAGTCGATGTAGGCGGCTTCACGTAGAAGCTCCTCGGGAATCGGCTCGCCGTCGACGGTGAGGGCGTGGAGCGCGTCGTAGAGCGCCGCCTGGTCCGTTATCGGCCGCGCGCTCTTCTTCTCTTCGAGGGCGATCACGAAGTCGGGATCGTTGACGGCTTCGCGGCCATCATTGACGAGAAGCTCTAAAATGACGTCTTGCACGACGTCAAGCGTGTCTTTGTGCGGACGCATCTCGTTTGCCAGGCGAGCACACGTGGCGTAGGCTTCTTTGCCTATCTCTTTCACGGAGGCGGTGTCGCCTGCGGCCACGAGTGCGCGCAGGGTTTGCCGGAGTGCGTCTTTACGGTGCGCGTCGTCGACGGTAGCGGGTAGGGTCATCATGTCACCAATCCTAACAGAGTAGCGCGCGAAATGCAAGGTGAACCGGGGCACCGCACTAACTAACTAACGGCGCGGGCGGCCCGATAACCAGGCGGAGCTAGACTTTAGCACGAACGATCTTCGTCCATGCGAAGAACTCCTCAAATACGGTGGGGTCCCACGGATGGCGAACGCATCTCCTATCTGCGCGACAACTACCCGTCCATGACGCTGCGCGAAGTGACGGCCGGTTTCAATAGCCGGTTTGGCGAGCGTGTCAGCGAGGCCGCGGTCGGCTTTCAGTTAAACGCGCACCGCATCCTAAAAGTGGCTGCCCGCGTGTAGGACACGGCGCCCCAGGCGCGGGAAAACAGTCGGAGCGGTGCCCCGCATCATTTGACTTGCGGCGCGCTATATGGTATCATCGTCCCCGGAGGATACCACATGCCCTACGCGCTTCGCCCCTACCAAGTCGCCGCACTCGACGCGGTCGCCGACCACATCGCCCGCGGCGCGCGGCGCGTGGTCGTCGCGATGAGCACGGGCGCCGGAAAGACGATCCTCTTCTCGCATTTAGGGAAGCGGCTCGGCTTACGGCCGACCGACCGCATCCTGATTCTCGCGCACCGGGACGAACTCGTCCAGCAGGCGCGCGCAAAGTACCTCGGTGAGAATCCGGGCGAGATGGTAGGCATCGAGAAGGCCGAGAGCCGGGCGACTCCGATGGATCGCGTGTGCGTAGCCTCCGTGCAGACCCTCCAAGGCGCGCGCCTGGCGGACTTCGCGAGCCGGTGGGGCGTCCCGGCGCTCATCGTGACCGACGAGTGCCATCACGCGCCGTCCGCGAGTTATCAGGAGATTTACATCGCCTTCGGCGTGACCGCGCAGAGCGGCCCGCTCCACGTCGGCGTGACGGCTACGCCCAAGCGTTCGGATAACGTGGGGCTCGATGCCACGTATGACGCTATCGCCTACAGCATCGGCATCGCGGAGCTAACGAAACTCGGCGCACTCGTACCGCTCGCAGGCTATCGGGTGGAAACGAAGACCTCGCTCGATGCGGTCAAGACGGTCGCAGGCGACTTTAACGCAGGCCAACTCTCAAACGCGGTCGATACCGCAGAGAGAAACGCCCGCGTCATTGCCGCCTACAAAGACATCACGCCCGGCCGCAAAGCCGTCGTCTTCGCCGCATCGGTCGCGCACTCGCAGCACTTAGCGGAAATGTTCTCTCTTGCCGGATTCAACGCCGCGCACCTCGACGGCACGACCGATCAGGACGAACGGGGCGCGATCATCGCAGGCTTCACCGACGGCGCGTACGACGTTGTGACAAATTGCGGCGTGCTTTGCGAAGGTTGGGACGAGCCGAGCCTAGAGGTCGTCATCATCGCGCGGCCGACGAAGTCTCCCGTTTTGTATTGTCAAATGATTGGGCGCGCCACGCGCCTCTTCCCCGGCAAGAAAAAAGCCGCCGTTATCGACATTGTCGATGCCACGCGCCGCCACTCGATTATGAACCTGCCGACGCTGCTCGGGCTGCCGCCGACCTTCAACCTGGGCGGCAGGTCCGTCGTGGCCGTCGCGGCCAAGCACGCCGCCCTCATGAACGATAACCCGCTCGTGGCCGCACTCGTCAACGATGCGGGCATGCTCGCGCGTCTCTCGGGGGTAAGTGAGTCCGAGCAAATGGGCGTGCTCGTGCGGCACCTCATGGAGCGCGCGCGTGAAAAACATACCTACGTGCCGGTCGACATGTTCCTGCCGCCGCCGATGCCCTCGACGCTCGATGCGTTCACGTATATGGTGTGGACGCCGGTGGGCGACGATGTGTACCGGCTAAACTTGCGCAATGAGGCGGTCACGATCCGCGGCGACCTCTTGGGCAAATACACGGTGACGCTCTCGCGCAAGGGCGCACGCGACGAGACGCTCGGCGTGCATAACGAGATTCGGTTCGCCTTCGCGCAGGCCGAGCTTTGGGTGCGGGACTTCCGCGGCGACCTGCGCATCTTCGTGGACAAGAACGCGAAGTGGCGCAGCGAACCGGCGACCGCGAAGCAGCGCGCGGCGCTGCGGCGGTTCAACGTGGAGGCGAGCGCGACCATGACCAAGCACGAGGCCATCGAGGCGCTCGATGCGATCATGCTAGGGCTCGCCCGCGGGACGATCCGCGCGCCGCGTCGTAAGGCGTCGTGATGTTCGGATCACCCACGGACGGGGCGCTCCCGCGCAACCGGCACGGCATCCCCTACGTGGCGCCCGCGCGGCCCGCGCGGGCCTGTATGAACCCGCGGATCAACCGCCCGAAGCGCCGCTTCTACACGATGTGGCAGGCCGAGGTCTACATCGGGCGGCTCAACCCCGCGATGCGGGGATACTTCCACGCCTACGGCCCGTGTCCCGAGGGCCACTACCACATTTCGAGCAGCCCGCACGCTCGCCCACGGATGGGTGAGAAAGGTACGCCCACGGATGGAGCAACCGAATCTCTTCGCCTGGTCTACGAGGCCGAAGCCCAACTCGACTCGGACGAGGAATAAGGCCAAGACTCGCGAGGTGACGGAGCGCGCCGTCGCCGTCGCGTCGCTCAAGGCCGATCCGGCCTGGCTTGCGCTCGTGTCGCAAGCGATTAGCGAACGCGCGGGGCTCGGCGAGGCGTTCACCTCCGACGATGTGTGGGACCGGGTCGACGAGCTACTCGCGGGCCGCGCGGACATCGACGTGCCAAAAGACCGGCAGGCCGCGGGCACGCTCTTTCGCACGCTCTCCCGCCAAGGCGTTATCGTCGACACGATGACCGTCGTGCGGAGCGACCGGCCGGTGACGCACGGCAAGAAGCTCACCGTATGGCGCGGGGCGGCCCAATGACCTGCGATACCTGCGGCGGCGACACGAGCGTCATCGACTCGCGCAAGCTCTTAGGGAACATCATCCGGCGTCGGCGCAAGTGCTTGCGGTGCGGCGCGCGGGTGTCCACCTTCGAGATTAGCGAGGCCGGGTTCTTCGCGCTGCGCAGTATGCGCCAGGCGATCCGCAAGCTCGGCGGGGTGACACGCGACCTCGTCGATGCCGTCGAGGTACTCGGCGAGCTACCGGCGCTCACCGAGGTAAGCCTCGGCCCCGACCGGATGGCCGACACCGCCGCGCCGTGGGCCGCGGCCGGGCGGGCGGGCACGTCGCTGCGGGCGGGCACGTCGTGAGGCGGGGCAACGGGATGAAGCCCAAGACCGACGACACCCGGCAGCGCGAGGATGCGCAGCGGGCGGCGGTGCTCGCGCGGGATGGTCCGCAATGCGCCTTCGAGAAGCTCCGGGCGGGCGGCGCGTGGCGCCGGTGTACGAGCGTCTCCGCCGCGACGTGCCACGTCTACCGGCGCGCGGAGTGCGCAAAGGCGTGGGATCACGTGGACGTGGCGATCCGTGGGTGTTGGGGCTGCCACGAGGTCTACGACGGGCGGCTGCTCGGGCGCGAGCTTGAGGCCAAGGGGACGATCCGCGTGCCGCCCGCCGCGGAATCGCGCGCCTGGGCCGCTATCGTCGCCCGGTCGAAGTCGCCGATCCCCCGCCGGGCGCCCACGGGCGAGCGCCTGTGACCGGCGCGCCGATCTTAACCGAGGTCGCGATGCCGCCTCACGGGGCGCTACGCACGTGGCTGCTCGTGCGGCGGCACGCGGCGCTGCGCCTGCGCCGGGCGATCCTGATTGCCTGCGGACGCTGCCCGCGCTGCGCGCGCAGGCTGCAGCCGGTCGTGAACCGGGAAGAGTGGCGGTGGGGCACGCACATGCGTACCGGCCGATCCTGCGCGCTGCGCTGCACGTTCCTCTCCGACGTCATGCTCGTGGAGGGCGACGGGCTCGTGACGCGCGCGGAGGACGTCATTTGAGGCGCCTGTGCATTTTCCATAGCCCGTGCTTCGACGGCTTCGCGGCGGCCTGGGCCGTTCACGCGGCGCACGCAAACACCGAATTTGTCGGCGGCGTCTTCGGGTTCGATCCGCCCGACGTTACCGGCCGCGACGTCGTCATCGTCGACTTCTCGTACCCGCGGCCCGTGCTCGAAAAGATGATCGCGTCGTGCCGGACGCTGCTCGTGCTCGATCATCACAAGACGGCCGAAGCGGACTTGTGCTTTCTTCCCGACGCGCATGGCGAGTGGGGAGGGGATGGAGCCGCGGCCGTCTTCCGCATGGAAAACTCCGGCGCCATCCTTGCGTGGTCGTGGTTTCACTCCGGGCCGCCTCCGCCGTTACTGCTCCACATCGAGGACCGCGACTTGTGGCGGTTCGCGTTGCCGGGCACGCGCGAAATCTTCGCCGCCCTCTCGTCGTATCCGCAGGACTTCGCGACGTGGGATGAGCTAATGCGCCGCCCGGTGGAATCGCTGCGGCGCGAGGGCGTTTCGTTAGAGCGTAAGCAGTTAGCGGATGTCGCGATGCTCGTGCCGATCACGCGCCGTCGCATGGTCATCGGCGGATACGACGTGCCGGTCGCAAACCTGCCGATCACGCTCATTAGCGATGCAGGCAACGCGATGGCCGTGGGCGAGCCGTTCGCGGCTTGCTATTTCGATACGGAGAAAGGGCGCGTCTTCTCGCTGCGATCCGTCGGCGACGTCGACGTGAGCAAAATCGCAGAGAGCTACGGCGGCGGCGGCCATCCACGCGCCGCGGGCTTCCAGCGAAATCGGAATTGGGAGGGCGACGGGACATGATGCTCCGGCTCGACCGGCTCGACCCGAACCCACGCAACGCGAATGTCCTTGCGGCGGCCGACTTTAAGAAGCTCGTGGCGAACATCAAACGCACGGGCCATTACCCGGCGATGATCGTGCGGCCGACCGGCGACCGTTACATGCTGCTCGACGGACATCACCGGCGGCTCGCGCTACAGAAGCTCGGGCGCACCGAAGGTGAATGTCAGGTGTGGGATGTCTCCGAGAAGGAAGCCGACATCGCGCTCGCCTCGCTCAATCGCCTGCGCGGCAACGACGATCCGCGCAAGCGCGCCGAGCTTGTCGATGAAATACTACGTGCGGGCGTGGACGCCAAGAGTCTCGCGCTCATGCTGCCGGAGTCGCAGAGTCAAATCGAGGACCTCCAACTGCTCATGCGCGCGGACGCCGACGTCGTTGCCGCGATGGAGCGCGTGATGGCGCCGGAGCCGACCGAAGCGCCGCCGGTGAAGCTCACGTTCACGCTGTTTCAAGGCCAATACGACATCGTCCGGCGCGCGCTCGACGTGCTGTTGACCGAGCACGAGCTAGTCGGGGCCAAGAACGCCGACGCGCAAGCGTTGGAGTACCTCGCTGTTGAATACCTCTCCGGCGTCGACGCGGAGGCGGCCTTCGCCGCCGACGCCGAGCACGCCAAGCCTATCGGGAGTCTCGCTTCATGACCTCGCCCATCATCCTCACCACGACCGGCTCGCAGGGAATCGCCGACGTCGTCGCCGAGCTTGAGCGTGCGTTCGGGCATCGCGACGGCTTTCAGTCCGGCCCGATGCCGGTAAAGAACGCGACGCTACAGGGAATCATCGTCGCGCACGTGCTGCACCTCGACGTGCCGATCCGCGGCGTGCTCATGATCCCCCCCAATAGCATGGAGGTCGAGGCTATCGCGGCCGAGCTAACCGCCGGGGCGGCGGAGTACCGGGTGCCGGTCGACTTCTTGGCCGCGGCGATGTGCGCGGAGAGCCGGTTTTCGCTCGCCTGCCGCAATGGGCACTATCTCGACACGAACCCGACGCAGACGCCCGAGGGCACCGATTGGGGACCGGGCCAGGTGCCGGGGGCGACCGTGGTCGCGCTGCCCGGCATGGCGGCGCTCACGTGGCCGCAGCGGGCCGAGAAGCTCGCCGATCCGCACTACTCCGTGCCGCTCTTTTGCGCGACGTACGCCGAGCTACTTACCGCGGCCGACGCGCTCGTGAAAGGCTCGGAGGTGCCGCAGTCGCTCAACCGCTACGCACTCGCCGCGGGGGCGTACGAGCGGCTCGGGCTGCCCGATCCCGGCGCGGCTGCCTCGGGGACGTTCGCGCGGGCGGTCGCGTGCTTCTGTAACCACTTTTCTGACGCGCTAGGACACCCGCGGATCATGCCGGAAGTCTAGGGGGCCGCGGCGTGCGACAGGAGCCGCGTACGAAGGCGCTTCTCCCGTGTGTCCGTAGGCACCGCATTGGGGGAGCCTCTTCGCCCTCGGGGCACACGGCAGACCCGAGGGGATAGCGGGCGGCCCCGCGGTCTCACATCCCGCGGGGTCGCTGCTCTTTTGCTGTCAATCAATAGCCTCGCCGAGAAGACGTTCGAGGGCTGCGACCCCGACGAGTAGGCGGCGCCCCACCCGAAAGGTCGGCAGGCTTCCCTTGAGGGCTTCGCGATACGCTAGGGCTCGGCCGATGCCGTTCGCGACCGTTGCGATTCGCTCGCGCCACGTCGGTGGAGGGACCGGCGGCGGGGCGGGAGTGGGCACCGAAGGCGCGGGCTTCTTCGCGCGCACGGGGCTTCTTTAGCTTGCGATCCGTTGGCGGCCGAGCTTCTTGTCGGCGCGCTCTTCGGCTTTGCGTTCTTGCATGCTCACCCAGGCGCGTTCGATCTGCGTCTCGATCCATTCGCGGATGGAGACGCCCTCGAAGTCCTTCACCTCGACGAGCTTCTTCTTCTTGTCGGGCGTGATGTGCAGGCCGTACGCGACGAGCCGCTCGGTCTCGGGAGTCCGAGGGCGGCCCATCACGCCGGAGGCGATTCGCTTTGGGGATGGCATAATATCCTTCATACTACTTTAGCGCGCAGAAAAGGTCAAGACGGCACGGCCTCGCTTGGTTTCGGCTTGCCGAAGACCCGCCGGTGCTCGGCGGCCACGAGCCGCTCAAGAAGCTTGCCTTGCTTCACGTCGCCGTGCTCGGCAAGCTCTTTGATCTTTTCGATGGTATCGCCGGGGAGCACGTACCCGCGGTGCCGGTTGACGTTGGCGACGGTCGCGCGGACGCCGCCGTGTCGCAAGGGGACCTTCCCGCCCGAGGCGAGGAACTCGCGAAACTCCGAGAACGCGTCGCGCACGACTATCTCGGTCGGCGCGTCGGGGTCCTTCGGGTGCTCGGTGCGCAGGTGCATGACGAAGTGCCCGACGGTCTTGGAGGCGTGCGGCCAGCAGGGGCGCTCGCGCCCGCCGGGGCCGACGTCGGCGAACGCAAAGCGTGCGACGCGGCCCACGGAGTCCGAGCGGTCTCGCTGGAACCATAACCATTGGGTAAACTTCGGTTCGGCGCTCACGCGCACTTTGGTCGGCATAGGGTTTTCGGTTAGCGGTTGCATCGGTGCGCCCCTCCTTGGGCTTTTCAGCGCGCTAGAAGGGAATGTCGTCGAAAGCATCCTCTTCCTCTTCCGTGCGGCCGCCGCTCGCCGGTGCGTATCCGCCGCCTGCGCCGCTACGTGCCGGTGCCGGTGCCGCGGCATCGCGTTTGGTTCCGAGCATCTGCATGTCGCTTGCGACGACCTCGACGGCCGTGCGTTTATTGCCATCCTTGTCGTCGTACTTGCGAATGGCGAGGCGTCCAGAGATGAGCGCGGGGTCGCCCTTCTTGAGATACTGATTGCAGACTTCGCCCAGGCGATCCCATGCGACGATGTCGATAAACATGGTTTCGTCGGCGCCCTTGGTCTTGCGATTTATGGCAAGCGAAAACTTGGTAACGGCTTTGCCGCCGCCGTCGACGTAGCGAATCTCGGGGTCGCGCGTGAGATTGCCCACGAGCGTTATGTGGTTGAAACTAGGCAACAGACTTGCCCTCCTTGGTGGCCTCTAGCATACCACGCCGTCGCGCGAAAAACAACGTAACGGGGTGCCCTGGCCGTAGGGACGGCGTACGCGAGACGCGAAGCGGCGCCCATGAGTAAGATGACGGTCGAGCCGACCCCGGCGCAGCAGGCGATTGCTACGGCGCGCACGGTCGCGGAGCGGATTCAGCAGCCGGAGCTTCGCGGGGCGATCCTCGCCGGGCTCGACACGATGCTCTTCTCGCAGGCCGACGCGCGGATCGTCGAGCAGGCGAAGCTCCTCGTGACGCATTGGCAGCGGATGCCCGAGCACATTTCCGGCTCGGTCGCCATCTCGCAGTTACGAGATGTCCTGTCGGGCGGCTACGCACCTGGCGCCCCCCGCCCGCGACGCTAGTGTGTTATACTTAGTGGTAGAGAATATGCGCTGGATGCACAAGGTTCGCTTATACCCGTCCGCTTCACAGGAGCGAAGACTTTGGCACGTCCTGCACGCCACTAGGAATCTTTACAACGCGGCGCTGCAAGAGCGAAAAGACGCGTACCGGATGCGCCGCGTTACGGTGTCCGTAAAGATGCAGTCTGCAGAGTTGACCGCGTTACGGGCCGACGATCCTGGCGTAAAGGCGATTCATCGGGAGTGCCAGGACGCGGTTCTCCACCGGCTCGACCTCGCCTTCGCGGCGTTCTTCCGCCGGGTTAAGGAAGGCAAGGGGCGTGGGTTCCCGCGCTATCGTGCAGCCTCACGCTGGAATCAAATCGAGGTTTCGCACGGCGACCGCTACTTCCAATTCAACGCGGCGCAGACGAAAGTGCGAGTCCCCGGCGTTGGCACGATCACCATGCGGAAGGGGCGGCCCATTCCCGCGTTCGGTCGTGCCTTCGTGGTCGAGAAGAATGGGCGTTGGCACGCGATATTCGAGTGCAACCGCGAGGTTGAGCCGCTCCCGCGCACCGGCGCCGTCGTCGGACTTGACGTTGGCGTGACCGTGTTGGCCGCCACTTCGGACGGGGAACTTGTCACGAATCCGCGTCATCTCGCCAAGCGAGCGGAGCGCGTGGCGGTCGCCTCGCGCGTTGTCGCCAAGCGTACCGCAACGGACAGCCTGGGCCGTTGTGTGAATTGGAAGGACCCGGCGCGGGCGGCGGCGGTAGGACGATTGGCGCGGGCTCGGGAGCGCGAGGCGAACGCACGACGTGACGCGCTGCATAAACTTTCGCGCCGGATCGTGAACGCGTATGACGGCATCGCGGTCGAAGCTCTCACCGTGCGAAACATGATGCGGTCGGCGAGAGGTACAGTCGAGAAGCCGGGCACGAACGTCGCGGCGAAGTCGAGCCTTAATCGTAGCATCGGGGATGTTGCATGGGGAACATTGGTCACGTTAATCCGCGAGAAGGCAGCATGTGCCGCTCGCGTAGTCGTTAGCGTGAATCCAAGGAATACGTCGCGGACGTGCGCCGAGTGCGCGCACGTCGCGCCGGAGAATCGGGATGGCGTGCGGTTCGTTTGCGTAGCGTGTGGTCATCGCGACCACGCCGACGTGAACGCCGCGCGGAATATCCTAGGGCGAGCGCAGTTGGCGCTTTTAAGTGAGTTATCGCCGGGGGGCACCCGGCTCGGGAGGCGTGAAAATGCTGCCTAAAGGACGCACACATCGAAAGCACATCACGGGCGCCACGGCTATCGCGCAACTGCGCGAGGTGCTCGCCGGGGGCTATGCGCCAGGCGCGCCGCGGCCGGTGCGTAAGTGAGCGCGCCCGACGAGACGACGCACCTCTACCGGCTCTTCGTCGTCTATCTCGGCCGCGGCGACGACCTCCAAGGCGCGCAGGTCCGCGTTGCAGCGGTGCTCTCGACGGAGATGCCGTTCACGGAGGCCGAGGCCAAGCTCAAGCGGATGATCCCGCAGCACGCCACGCGCGGCACTATCGTCGGCTACGGGATCGAGCCCGTCGACCCCGACGATGAGGACGGCGCCGACCGCGCGTTCCGCAGCGAGGAGGACCCGTAGTGCTGCAGGCCGTGCGTTGTCTCTTCGGGCGCCACGTGCTGCCGGTGGCGCGTGTCGATGAGGCGCCGCTTGGCTTCACGCTCCTGCGGCCGGGGGCGCCGGAGCACGTCGGATGGTACGCGTGCTCGGCGTGCGGGCGGCCGATGTTCGGCACGCAACGCTACAGCGACCTCGCCCGGCAAGGCGTCTTCGACTACCTCAAGCGGGCGCCGTGAAGGTCTACGTCGCCTCGTCGTGGCGTAACGACATCCAACCGATGATCGTCATGAACCCCAGGGCTAAAGCCCGAGGCTTGTCCCTGGACCTTCATGCCGCGCATGACTCCGAGACTATAGGCAGCATGACAACTGCCCGGATATTCTTGGCCGCGTTCACGTCGGCGTGTTCGGTATGACCGCACTTGCCGCAGACGAACTCTGCCTGCGACTTCCGGTTCGCAGTATAGCCGAAAAGCGTCACAGCAATCAATAGCTGAGACGCCCTTCCTCCCCATGCCTAAAGGCAGGGGCTTCCGGGCTGATTTTCGGTGACGGTGCTGCGCGCGGCCGGGCACGAGGTCTACGACTTCCGCAACCCGGCGCCGGGTAACGAAGGCTTCGGGGTGGCGATCCATCGACCCGGCGTGGCAAACATGGACGCCGCGCGCGTGCCGGACGGCGCTCGAACATCCGACGGCGGTCGCGGGCTTCACGTGCGACATGGACGCGCTGCGATGGTGCGAGGCGTGCGTGCTCGTGATGCCGTGCGGGCGCAGCGCCCACCTAGAGCTAGGGTATGCCGTCGGCGCCGGGAAGCTCACGCTCGTCTATGCGAACGAAGACTACTGCCCCGGCTTCGAGCCCGAGCTTATGTGGAAAATGGCAAGCGGGATCGTGACCTCGACGCACGAGCTTCTCGAAGCGATGCGAGAGAGTGCCCCGCACGCTTGACTTTCCAGCGCGCAGGGCGTATCATGGTACGCGTACGAGTGCCCGACCTTCCCGGCTTGCGGCCACGCCTACGATCCCAAGAGCGGCGAGCGATTCTGCCGCGAGGCGCGCGGCGCCGAGGTCGCGTTCGCGGCCTACGCGGACGCGCGCCGGGCGCTCGACACCGACGTCTTCTAACCGGGCCAGGCGGCCCGATCCCACCCCCGAAGAGGCGACTCACCATCGCCTCTTCTTCTTTTCCCCTCGTGCCCTCGTATGCGACGAGTGACGGAGAGGTGCCCCGATGCGCTTGACTTTCCAGCGCGCAAAGCGTAGCATGAAGGCACCCCGACACCGGGCGCGAGATGCGCCCAAAGGACACGACCCACATGGCAAAAATCGACGGCATCGACCCGATGACCGAGACCCTCAAGACGAACCGCCGGAGCAGCCCGACCCGCCACCTCACCGTGCCGAGCGACCGCATCCGCCTGCCGCTCTGCGGCGAGAGCGGCAACGCCGACGGATGGGCGTCGGAGACTCTGCGCGACGTGCCCGCGAAGTACGTGTGCGCGGACTGCGTCGACCTCATGCTCGGGCGCTTCTTTCGCTCGGTCATGGTCGTCGAAGTCCCCTGGTACGATTGCGGCACCGTCTTCTTCGTCTCGATCAACGGCGTGCAAGCAAACTCGCCGTGCCCGACACGCGAAGACGCCGACCGTCACGCCGCCCAACATCGCGAGCACTTCCGCAAGCAGGCTGCCACCGCCGCCGCGCGCCTGGGCCGCACGGTGTCGGCATGACCGCGCCGACCGCGCCCATGACCCTCGTGCCCGTGGCCGACCTCGACTTCCACGAGTCGATGTGCAACCACGGCCGCTACTTCGGCTGCTCGTGCGCCTGCAAGCTCGAATGGTTCGCCCGGCCCGGCGCCCTCCTCGCGACCAACATCGAGGTCGGCGACATCGGCATTGAGGTGTGGGTGCAGCGCCACAACCCGCGGATCATTTCGTGGCGCGCCGACCTCGGGAGCTACACGCAGAGCGGCGACGCCCCCAACGACGGCGACGGCGCCCTCTTGGCTGCCGCGCGCGTGGCGCTTGCCTGGTTCAACGAGAAGGTCGAAGAGAGCATGGAGCCGCGCGGGTGAGCGAGCCGCGCGCGAAGACCTCGATTCCGTGGCCGCGCCCCGCGTACACGCGCTGCCCCGACTGCTACCGGCGCCGCGTCGTCGACATGGACGGACGGGACGGCCAAGGGCTGCGGTGTTGCTTTCGCTACCGGCACCTCGACTGCGGGTTTGTGGTTTGGCACGACTCGTACGATCCGCGCGACATCGAGCAGCAGGCGCGATGGGAGGCGGTCAACGCCGATCCGCCGCGCGATCCTGGCCCGCCGCCGCGGCTCGCCTTCGCCGCCTACGACGACGAGCGTGCGACGTGGCCGCCCGCGTCCTGGAAGGGCCTGCCGCATCGGCCCTGGCCGATCCGTCGCGACGGTGTCCCGACGTGAAGGAGGTCGTTGTTAAGCTCACGCCCGCGATGGCCGAGGCCGTCGCCTACTACGCGGAAGAGGGGATGGACGGGCACGATCCCGTTCCCCCCGACGAGCCGGACTTGCGCGAGGGCGTCGCGCGGATCGTGTGCGCCTTGCGTAGCGCACGCCGGGCGCAGAGCGACGAGCTACGCGTCGGCCGGATCGTCGTCGACACCGTGGCGCACACGGTGCGCTTCGGGCACGTGCGGGTGGCGCTGAAGCCCAAGGAGTACGCCCTCTTCGTGCATCTCGCGCGCAACCCGGAGCGCGCGTTCTCGCGCGACGAGCTTATGGACGAGCTTTGGGGCGACGTCGTCGCCGACGAGCGGACGGTTGACGTCCACGTGCGGCGCCTACGCAGGAAGCTCGGGCAGGACGTTGTGCGGACGGTCCAGGTTTGCGACCGTCCTCTTCGGCGTGTGGTTTATCGCGACGGCCATCGGGAGCGACGGCGTGCGGACGTGGCCCGAGCTTGGGCGCTGGCTGCGATCCGGGTGGCGCAAAAGCCGCTAACGGGGGACTTATTTGCGCGCACGCCGTAAGCACGCCGTATGAGCAAGCGGGCTCCACGTGTCTAGCACGCCGATCCCCGGCCTGCAACTGGCCAGGCGCGGCGATACCGTGCCCGTCTTCCTGCGGGGAATCGTGGGCGGGGCGCCGCAGCGGGATGATGAGCGCGTGCCGCCTCCGGCGGAGCGGCCGTATTGGGCGCCCCCGGAGCCCGGCGACGACGTCGAGAGCCGCGACGCCCCCGAGACCCCGCCGCCCGCGCGAGAGGAGCCCGAGGCCGTGAGAAACACGATCCGCCAACCGTCGACCAACGGCCGCGCCGCGCCGCCGCCGGAGACGCCCCCGCCGCCGCCGGGACCATCGGGCTCGGCCGATCCGCCGCGGCAGCGTAAGCAGCGCGAGGCGTGGAGCAACGCGCAGGCGGTCAAGCTCGCGCTCGGGTACACGACAGGCGGCCTGCCGCGGGCGATGGAGCTATTCCCCGACGTCGCGCCCAAGGACCTCATCCGCAAGCTCGCAAGCGTTGGGATCGTGGTCGGCGTGAGCGACGAGGTGAAAGCCTCGATCACGGCCTTCTTGGACGACTTCTCCGACGACGCGATGGCGCTGCAATTCATCGCTGCGGAGGCCCGACGGATGGGTGCGTTGCTCGACGAGGCGTAACGGGGCACCTCCGGCATTGACTTTTCAGCGCGCAGGGTGTAGCATGGGCGCATGAACAAACGCTACTCCGTGAATCTCGTCGGTGCCCCCGAAATCAAGGTCGCCCGCTCGATGTATGCCGACCTCGGCAGCGCCCTCGGACGCGCCCAGGTCGAGGCTCGCAAGCGCCGGTCACTCGGCTTCGGAACGGCGAGCGAATACATCCCGGCCTTCGTCTACGATCACGAGACCGGCACCGTCGTCTACTCGACAGAAAGCAACTGACATGACTACTTCGACCGAGACGGCCGATTCCGAGACCTGCGCCGCCTGGCACAAGGCGGGCGCCCCATGCGAGAAGCCGCAAGGCCACCCCGGCCGCCACACCGCCTACTACGGCGGCGACGACGACGGTGGGCGCCGCCCGCTCGTCTCGTGGAACCGGACTGCGGACGACGACGCGACATGACCGTCGCGACGAGCACCTGCGGCGTGTGCGCTCCGCGCGTGTCCGGCAAGTCCTGGGCGCTGCTTACCACGAGCGCCGAGGCGGGCGGCGTGAGCGCGTGGCACCGTTGCTACAGCAGCACCGGCAACCCGGTGAACGCGACCTCGCGGGTCATCTCCTGGCACGTTTCGCGCGAGGCGACGATGGCCGCGCGGCTCGCCTTTCGCCGGGCGCACAAAGGCGCGCGTTGCTACGCCGGGAAGCTCGGCGCATGAACGAGCCCACGCCCAAGCCCCTTACCTACGAGGAATTTCTCGCGTACGCCGAGAGCCACGAAGGCCGCTTCGAGTACGTGGACGGCCAGGTCGTCGATATGGGCATCCCGAGCGATGCGCACCAAGACCTCGCCGGGCGGCTGCTAGAGATGCTCAACCCGCACCTCCGGCCGTCGGGCTGCAAGGTGCGGCTCGCCGGGCGCCTGCGTACCGGCAAGCACGGCCGATTCCCCGAGCGCAGCCCCGACCTCATGGTCATCTGCGACGGCAAGCCGCGTAAGCTCGTGTGCGAAATCATGAGTCCGAACCGGGGCGACGACCTCGGCCCGAAGCTCACGGAATATCGGGCGATGGCAGAATTCCAGGAATATCTCGTGGTAGACTCCACGCGCCGGTGGGTGCGGCTGCACCGTCGCACGGAGACCGGCGACTTTGCCTACGATGTCGACCGAATCGCCGGGCTCGTGCATTTACACTCCGTCGACTTCACGCTCGACATCGACGCGCTCTACGACGAGGCCGGAGTGACGTAACGGGGCACCTCCGGCATTGACTTTCCAGCGCGCAGGGCGTACGATAGGCGCATGGAAACACCAACTCCCGACCAATTCCGCGCCGTGGCCCGCCTGTGGGCGGAGCACTTCGGCGGCACCGTCGCCTCCGACGCCCACGTGCGCATCCTCAAGAGCGGCAGCGCCAACGTCACCGCTCGCCGCAAGAGCGGGACCGCATACGCGCACAACGTGAGCATCGCGGAGGCACTCGCCGGGAAGCTCGGGCAGCGCCGCCTCGACCACATCGCGCGGTGCGCCGCCGACGCGGCGGAGGCCGCCGAAGCCGAGGCCGCGCACGATACGGCGCTCCTGGACTTCGAGCGCGCCGAGCGCGACGAGGTCTTCGCGTAATGGACGACGAGTGCCCGACCTGCCGCCCCTTGGGCTGCGACTGCTCCGATGCGCAGCGCCCGAGCCTCGATCCCCGCTACGACGCGAACCGGCACCCCGATGGGAGCTATTGCCGGTGCGGGGCACTCGCCGCGGGCGGCGACTGCATGTGCTTCGAGGGCACGCGCGGATGAGCAAGTGTGCGTGCTACTCGGCGAACGGGCTTCCGGCCGGACCTTGGCACGCGAAGACGTGCCACCTGTGGAAGCGGCGATAACGGGGCACCTGTCGCATTGACTTTCCAGCGCGCAGGGTGTACGATAAGCGAGTCGCGAGCGAAGGCCCGCAGAAAGCACACCCCGACATCATGGCATACGCCAAAAGAGCCCCGAAATACAGCGCGAAGAACCTGCACCCGGCCGTGCAGGCGCTCGTGGTCCCCGTCGTGCTCGACATGATCCGCAAGAACGTGTCGACCTTCCGCCGCGACTACGTGGACGACGCGCACCTGCACATGCACGCCGGGAAGTGGCTCTCCGTGAAGCAGACGAATTGGCTCGCCGGAGCAGGCGAATTCGACGGTGCCATCTCGGGCGCGATCCAAACCCTCGACGGCGCCGTGACCCTGTGGAAAATGAGCATCTCGCCGATCAACGGCTGCGGCGGGCTGCGGGTCGACCGCATCGTGCGCACGCTCGAAGACCTCGAAGACTAGCATGGCAAAGAAGAACGCCAAGGCCCCGAGCGTCGGGCGCCTGGGGCCGCCGGTGAATCTGCGGCCGGGCGGCTCGCACAAACAGAAGCGGCGCCCCGCGGTTCGCGACCGCCGGATCGAGTGGGACCAAGAAGACGCCCGAGGCTAACCGCCGCGGGCGTCTTCTTCTTCTGCTAGGCGGCGGCCCGATCCGCGACGCGATAGCTCACGGCGAAGCCGGGCGTGCGCCACGCGGGCTCGTAGAGACGACGCAGGCGCGCCAGGACCCGCGGCTCCTCGTCGAGCCACCGGCGCCGCTCACCGAAGAGGGTCACGAGCACGGTGGCCGAGGCCGGATCGAGCCGAGCGTCGACATCGTAGTCGAAGCCGTCCCAGGCCAGGCGCGCGCAGAGATACTTCGCGACGCCGGGTAGGGCGTGCAGGTCGATACGGTCCACGGCGTCACCTCCTTGTGCTTGTGGTAGACCTTCTTCTTCCACCCATCCTAGCGTACGCGTCAAGTCGTGTCCTGTTCCGTAAGAGCATACGAGCGCACGAGATTACGGCGTGGCGAGGATCGTGATGAGCTTGTCGCCCGGCCCGCGAGCGGCGCAGGTTAGGCAGCACACGGGCATGCCGAAGTCGGAGTGGACGGTGCGCCCGTGGGGGCCGAGGCGTACCGGGTCATGGCAGACGAGGCACGGGACGATCAGGACGGCCGCGGGGTCGCCGTCGGGCAGCCCGGCGCAGGCGACGCCGGTGGACGGCACGGAGACGCGCGACGCCATCATCGCCGAGGACTCTGCACGCACGATCATCTCGCGCATCTCATCGAGGCGGCCCTGGCGTTCGATTAGGATGCGCTGCGTTTTCGCGCTGAGCACCGCGGTTGCGATGAGCAGGGCCATCGTTGCGACCAGGAGCCCGGCCGAGATGTCGCGCGACAGGATCAGGGCGTGACACGAGTTAGCGTCCATCGGCGCTTCTTCTTCTCGTATCCTCGGCGTCCCCTGTCCTGGTATCCTCGTGCCATGTGGTAGACTAGTGCAAAAGCATACGAGAGGACGAGGGAGCGCAGCGGTGGGAACTGTCACACCCCGGATCATCGGGGTTATCTCGGGCAAGGGCGGGGTCGGTAAGACGACGACTGCCGTGGCGCTTGCGGCAGCGGCCCAGGCCAGCGGGAAGCGGACGCTCCTGGTGGACACCGATCCGCAGGGCGGTGCGAGCTTCGCGTGCGGTATCGACCCCGGCGCTCTCATGGAGAGCCGCACGATTCTGCCGGTCCTGGCCGGAGCGGACACGGGCGACCAGGCCGCGGTGCGCGTGGCCGAGGGCTTCGCACTCCTGGCGGCGCCGCCGCGCCTGGGCTTCCTCTTTGACGGCTCGCGCGACCGTTCGATCCTCGCGGCGTTGCGCCGGTCGAGCTTCGAGGTCATCATCATCGACTCGGCGCCGGGGTTCGGGTCGCTCGTGCAGGCCGCCGTGACCGTGGCCGATCAGGTGCTTCTCGCCGTGCTCGCCGAGCCGCTCGCGGTACGCGGGGCGGAGCAGAGCCTTGGCCTCCTGCACGGCCTAGAGGCGGCCCATAAGCTCGCCGGGATCGTCCTTACGATGTATCAGGCCCGGCTTGCGCTCACGCGTGACCAGGAGGCCGAGGTGGCCCGCTACGGCCCGATCATCGCGACGATCCCGCGCGGCGTTGCGGCGGCGGAGGCGGGGCTCGCGAAGCGATCCGTGCTGGCATACGCGCCGCGGTCGGCAGCGGCCCAGGCGTACGGCATGCTCTCATCTACTCTTGCACTCTAGGGCGCGAGCGTACTAGGATAACAGGAGAGGTGCATACGAGATGAACAGACTCGAAAAAGCCAAGGCTATCGGTGGGGCCGCCGGGGACGTGGCCGCGCTCATGACGGAGGCGCCTGCTCGCGGACGGCGGCCACCGGCAGAAGAAGCGGGGGAGTGGCGCAGCCCGACGCCCGGCCTGCCCGATTATTCGGCCGCCCCGCCCGATACGCTCATCCGCATCGGGATCACGATTCCGCAATCGGTGCTCGACGCGGCCGGTGAGGCAAAGTACGTGCTGCAGCGGGGGAAGCGGAAGGTGTCGGTGTCCGCGCTCTTTGAAGTTGCCATGAGGGAACTGTTATTGCGTGACGCCCAAGGCGTCGCCGCCGCGGTCGACCGGCACGAGGCAAAGGCCCGGCGGGATTCCCCTCGAAGCGTGTAAGAGCATACGAGGAGAGGAGGCCACGAGTGGAAACCGACGTCTTCGCCTGCTGGACCGTGTATGAGAGTCCGAGCGACTTCCCCGGCCTCTACGTCGTGCGCCGGTGGGGCGTCTTGAGCGGTGCGCATGGGCCGGTCACGAATGGCGAGGCGCAGACGTTCGCGACGCTGGCCGAAGCGCGCGCGCCGTTGCAGGAGCAGGGGCTCTATCGCATACCGCGTGACGTCACGGACGATCCGTGCATCGTGGAGTCGTGGGTATGAGGGAGGGCGTGGTCGACGCCGAGCCGCGGCGCTGCGGGCCGGTCTGTGGGTGCGGGCACGGGGCTCAGGCGCACGACGACTTCGGGAGCGGCTGCCGAGGTCGCCAGCACGGTGAGGAGTGTCCGTGCCGCCTGTCGCGTTACGCCGTCGAGAGCGCCGCCTACAAGGCCGCGATGGCCGCGGCGTGAGCGGCCCCGAGCGCGAGCGCGCATCCGAGCAGCCGACATCCTCCAACATCCTCATCGACTCGATGTTTGGGCTCTGGAATAAGGCGCCGTTCGTGAAGCTCGAACTTGTCGAAGGCGACCGGCGGCTGCACGTGTTGCTCGATCCGGCCGAGGCGATCCGGCAGGCCACCTATCTCATCGAGGCGGCGACCGCGGCGCGTCACGATGCGACGTTTTACACGGTCGCGAAGAGCCTGGGCATGGACGAGGACGCCGCCGCCCGGTTCATGGTCGCGTGTCGCGACGCGCTCAAGGAGTGGAACGAAATGAAGCGGTGTCAGAATTGCGGGCAGAGCTTCGAGCGGATGGCCTACGAGAACACGTGCTCCGAGCCGTGCCACCTTGCCTATATCGAGCACGTCGTCGCGCAGTTTGGGCCGACCAAGCGGATCGTCGACGCCGTCACCGGCAAGACGCACCTCGTGCCGACCCGCGACATCCTCGAACGTGGCGTGAAGCGATCCGACCTGCCCGGCTATCCCGAAGCGGCGCGCGAGTGAGGAGCTTGCGATCCGCTTCTTCGAGGGCGTCGAGGAGGTCACGCGCGTCGTCGCGCCACGCGCACTCGAAGCCCGGCTCGCGCAGGTCGGCCGCTATCGCGGCTTTTCGTTCCGTTGTCATGTGCTAAAGCATACTAGGATACGCGCGCGCAGGAAAGAGGGGTATTCGTGCGGGAATACGGTGCGCATCATCATGGACGATGTCGCATTAGGGTCCACGGACGGCCGCCCTCGGCCGCTCAACCGCAAAGCGCGCCGGGCGCGTAAGGGGGTGCCGCACGATCCTGCGAACCCGATTTACGACCGCGGCGAGCGCGTGCTCGACCCAACCGATCCGGCGGTTCTCGAACGCCAGGTGCGTGCCTACGACGCGCGTATCGCCGGGTACACGTTCTCGCAAATCGCCGGGATGCTCGACGTGGACCGGCGCACGGTCTCTCTTGACGTGCGGATGGAGACCCGGCGCCGGATCGAGGAGGGCGACCCCGAGCGGGCGGCGCTCGTAACCGTCCAGGCCGACCGTTACGAGAAGCTCATGGCGCGCAGTCAAGCGGCGATGACGAAGTACGAGGCCCAGGCCGATGCCGCGTGGGCCGCGGGTAAGCTCCAATCGGCCGCGTCGCTGCGCTCGGTCATCGCCTCGGAGCGCAAGACGCTGCTCGGGATCGAGAAGGCCCTGTGCGCGCTCCTGGGCCTTGCGGTGCCCACGAAGACCGAGCCGACGACGGACATCGGGGAGGCCATGCAAACGATGATAACCGCGTGGCGGAACATGACCTCGGCGCAGCGGGTCGGTATCCGCACGGACACCCTGGCGGCCAAGGTCGCACGGATGCGCACGGTGTTGCCGTCGGCACCGGGCCAGGCCATGCAATGAAAGAGAGGCTGCGGCTGCCGTATTGGCTCGTGCCGCAGGGTCGGAGTGAGATGGTCTTCCGGCCGCGCTTTCTCGGCTATTGCCGTCATGGCGAGGACCGTAGTGTCAACGTCTGCCCGTCGTGCGACGGGCCGCCCTGGGAGCGGGCGTCGCGGGCGATCCGGCGCGCGACCCGGCGCGCGACCCGCCCGTATTACGTGGCGCTGCTCGTGCCCAAGCGGCTTTGGAAGTGGGCGGGCTGCAAGGCGTGGGCGCGGTCGTGGCCGCGTGTGTTCGTGCCGGTCGCGACGCTCTGGAACGAAGTCGTGGTGCGATGGACGTAGTGCGCGCGCGCGGAAAAGTGGACTTTGGTGCCCCGCGCTGATATACTCGGAAGCGATATGGCGAATCTGTGGAACGCGCTTTCCGGTGAATGGCGCGCCTTACCCGATATTGCAAAGCACGCAGGCGTGACCGAGAGCGAGGCCGTGCGCGTGCTTGCCAAGTACCTGCGGCAGAAGAAGGCCGAGCGGAAGCTCGGAGAGATAGAGCGGCGTGCGTCCACGTGGTATCGTCGCGTCTAGGATGACCTCGCCGACCTAACACCTCGCATCGCCACGGAGGGCGCAAACATGGCCGTCGTCGACCTCGCGGACGTCCGCGATCCGATCCGCGGGAGCCTCGCAGCCCGCGGAACCTTCGAGCCGAGCTACGCCCGGCTCGCGCGGCTGCGCGCCTATTTCATCGACAGGTCGCAGGCGATGGTCGAGAACCAATTCACGACGACGCTCTCCGTGTCGCGTGAAGAGCTTTACGAGCTTGCTGTTGCGGCCGATCAGGCGCTCGCGCGGATCGAGGCCGCGCGATGACGTCCGAGCGTATCCTACAGCGCGCGCGAGCGGCTATCGAACGCGTGGCGCCGAGCGCGGGCTGCGAGCACCGGCTCGACCTCATGCTCTACTGTCAACGGTGCGGCGCCGCCGCCGAGGACCTCGCGCGATGAAGCGCGGATCGTTCTTTGCTCGGTTCGGCGCGCTGCTGGCCGCCCCGCTCGCTATCGCGCTGCCTGCCGTCGAGACCGCGGTCGTCGACGACGACGCGCCCTTCGCGAGTTACGGCGGCGGGTGGCGGGTTATCTGGAGTCAGCCGGGGATGCCGTCATGGATTGCGGGCTTTGTACCGAAGCTAACCGCGCGCACCTTGGCTTCGCTAGAGCGGCAACCGTGGGCGGTACGCGTAGAGGCGCTCGACGCGGGCGGAGCCGTGCGCGAAATCTTCGATGTAAGCCGTGGGATTTACGCGCGATGAAGGTCGTGCTCTACCTGCTGGCCGCCGTCGCCATCGTTGCCGTCGCAATCGCCACCTCCGCCAACATCACGATCCGGCATGGCGACGGCGACCTGTGAAGCGCAACCGCATCGCGCTCGATCCGCGCGTGCAACTGCAGAAGCTCGGCGTCTTCGTCATCATCCTGCCAGGCGGCTCGCGGACGCCCGTGGCCGAGGTGGCGCTACACGTCGCGCACGCCGCGCTCGATCAAATCCGGCAGCACGGCACGCATCCCGCGGGGCTGCGCCTGTATGGGTGAGGCGTACGTGCGGGTCCTGTGCGCCGACGCGCTCGACGCGCTGCACGACATGGCCGAGGACTCCGTCGACGCGCTCGTGACCGATCCGCCCGCAGGTATCGCGTTCATGGGCAAAAATTGGGATGACCCCTCTGCGGAATCGTGGGGCGCATTTGACTCCCCGTATGCTCGTCGCGCGACGACGCGTTATGGCACGAATGGCACGCGCGACATAGGGAATCGCGAGAAGTTTATCGCCTCCCTCACGCCGATCTTCGCCGAGTGTTTGCGGGTGCTCAAGCCCGGCGCGCACGGGGTCGTGTGGGCGCTGCCGCGCACGTCGCATTGGACCGCGACGGCGTTAGAGGATGCGGGCTTCGAGGTAAGGGACTGCGTCGTTCATTTGTTTGGGCAGGGTTTCCCGAAATCACATAACGTCTCCGCGGCTATCGACCGCAAACTCTTGGGGACAGGCCCACGCGGGCATGCGATTTCGACGGCATCAAAAGTGCGTCCCGATGGGACGCCGCTTCCGCCCGGCGAGCTATTGCCCGCGTACGAAGCGAAGTCCGACGCGGCGAAGAAGTGGAATGGGTGGGGCACGGCGCTCAAGCCCGCCTCCGAGCATTGGATCGTCGTTCGCAAGCCGCTCGCGGAAAAGAGCGTCGCGGCCAACGTGCTCAAGTACGGCACGGGCGCCCTTAACATCGACGCGTGTCGGATTGGCACCGAAGGCGAGGCGCTGCAGGGCTCGACGGTGCGCAACGACATACGCGGCGGTCACTTCGCAGCGGGGCATCGAGCGCATCCCGACTTACCGGCTTTTGAGCAGGCCGCCGGTGGGCGCTGGCCTGCGAACGTGGTCCTCTCGCATCACCCGATCTGCGCGCGCGTCGGCGAACGCATCGTGAAGGGCGACCCGCGCGAAGGCGGAAAGCGCGCCGGGCGGGTTTCTCAACGTCGGCGCCGAGAACGGCGACGGCGCTCCGAACGGGAAGCTCTACGGCGACGAAACGCAGGAGGTGTGGGAGTGCGTCCCCGGCTGCAGCGTCGCCGAACTCGACGCGCAGAGCGGCGAGAGCGAGTCGGCGCGGAGTTATTTGCGGAACGGAAAAGACGGCGGTGATTGGCTTTCCAAGAACCGAAAGGAAGATAACGCTCGCGGGTATGACGACCGCGGCGGCGCGTCGCGATTCTTCTACGTCGCCAAGCCGAGCAGCGCCGAGAAACAAGACGCGCTGCGGACGCTCTCGCTCTTCGACGCCAACCCGAGCGAGAAGCCCGAGAAGAACGCGCACCCGACCGTGAAGCCGGTCGCGCTCATGCAATACCTCATCCGGCTCGTGTGCCCGCCGGGCGGCCTGCTCCTCGATTGCTTCGCGGGTTCCGGCACGACCGGCGTCGCAGCGGCAGCCGAAGGCGTGTCCGCGATCCTCGTCGAGCGCGAGCCCGACTCGGCCGCGACCGCAACCGCACGCTGCGCGCGCGCGGCGGCAGAGCGAGGCTACGTTGCCTAAGAAACACCGGATCAAGCACGACACGAGCGGCTTCCCGCCCGTACCGAACGCCGACCATCCCACGTGCTTGCGCTGCAATCGCAAGCTCGTTAATGTGAAGTGGCGCCGAGCGGGCTACGGGCCGACGTGCCTTGACGTCGTACGCTACGAGCGCGTGATGGCCGAGTCCGGCAAGCCGGTCGACGTCAAGCGGCAGCGCAAGACCGCGCGCGGAGAGTACCGGCGCGCCGAGGCCATCCAAGAAAGGCTCAACCCATGAGCACCAAGGGCGTTGCGAATCTCATCTCGCTCGTCGTCTACCTCGTGGTCGCGGCGGCGATCATTATACTTGCGATCATCGCTATCGACTCGCAGCGTAACGCGATTGCCCGCTCATCGAGTGACCTGCGCGACGTGCGCGCATCGCTCGATGCCGAGACGGCGCACCTCGACGCGGTCGACCGGCATCTTGACGCCGCAACGCGCCGCCTGGGCGACTTAGTGCGCCAGGCGAGCGCCGAGCGCCGTGAACTTGGCGGCCTGCGTCGCGGGCTCGATCACATGGTCGTCCACGTTCACCTGCACGAGCGTGGGGGCTGCTGCGGTGGCAACTAGTCTGCCGCCGGTGGTCTCGATCCGGTGCCGCTACTGCGGTCGTGAGTACGACGTGCGCCGCGATGCCCCGGACTTCAAACGCGACCCGTACTACTGCACGGACTGCGTGCCGCTTTGGTAAACGACGGCGACCTTTCCGTTGCCGGGCAGACCGTCGTGCCGCAGGCCGGGCAGACCGTCGTGCCGCCGGGAGAGGTGCTCGACAGGTCGCTGCTCGACATCATCGCGGCCGACCTTGCGCTTGCGAAAGCCGCCCTCTTGCGCATCCGCCGAATTCATCGGCCCTGGGGCGTCTATGGCGAGTGCGGCCACGGTCACACCGAGGCAGGCGGCGAGGTCAAGGGCATCGACGACATCGGTCTCACGTGCCTGCACGAGTACGACATTTGCACGGAGTGCTGCACCGACGGCGAACGCTTCCAGACCGAAGCGTGCGCGAGCGGCCACGACCACGGCCCCGGCAAGCCAATCTGCGCGACGACCGCGGCGCTCGACGAGCCGCGTAACGTATGAACGACTTCGAGCGCATGATGCTCGCGTTCTCGCTAGGCTACCTATTGGCGCGCCTGGCGGAGAGAGTGGAGCGAGGTACGCCGCGCTACGGCTCCGCCGAGTGGCCGATCCGCGGGGACGCGCGGCGCGATGAGTGAGCGGGTGAAGAAGGGGCTCACCGGCGAGGCGCCGCGTAAGATGATCTTCCGCGCCGAGCCCCGCCCGACGATCATCTTCTACGATCCGAGCATCGAGGACCCCGATGGACAACCTCTCGCCCCGCCGCCCCGACCCACGTTCGCTGCATACAAGGCCGCTATGCCCCCGCGGAACACACGACTTCGGTAGCGGCCGGGCGCCCTGTACGAAGTGCAAGCGCACGATGCAAGAGGCCGCGGTCGAGACCGGCAACGAGATGCGCACGGTCGGCCCGGCCGCGGCGCCAATCGACGAGCCGAGCCAGCGTTTCAAGAGCTTCGCGCGCGAGGCGTTCGTAACGAGCCAGGCGGCGGCCGACGAGCACAACGGCACGCTCGCGCGACTGATAGCGGGCGGCGTGCCGCGTAACACCGCGAGCCGCATGCTCGAACTTATGGACCGGCACGGCTACTCGCCCGACTCCGCCTACGGGCGCGCGATGGCCGAGGCGGCGTCGGCGATCCCCGGCGTCGAGCACATCGCGCTGCCGATGCCGCCCGATCCGTTCCGCGGGCTCGTCGACACGGTGGAAGAAGAAGGCTTCAACGTACTCGCGCCGCTCGCCGAGCCGCCTCGGCCGGTGCAGACGGTGCTCGTCGGCGAGCTACTCGCGCCCGCGGCGCCCACCCGCGCCGATAAGGTCGCGGCCGTCTACGGCCTCACGCGTAACCCCGGCGAGGACGACGACGGCCTCAACACGCGCGTCCGGCGCTACTGCGCAGGCGCTCCCGGCATCGTGACGCCCGAGCGCATCGCGGCCGTGCGCGCGATCCCACACGACTACGTGCCCCGCCCCGAGCTACCGGCGCCACCCAAGCGGCGCACCGGGCCGATCATCGACGTCGAGGCGCCGCCGGTCACGAAGGCGGAATTTCGCGAGCAATACACGAGTAAACCCGCGCGCCGGTGCTCCGGGGCCGAGCACGACTTTGCGCCGAGCACGATGGTCTGCGCGCGATGCGGGTGGAGCGCGCGTGAGCTTGCGCGCGAGAGCCCAGGCGCCGAGATGCTCTTCGAGGCGATCCGCGACGTCGAGCGGCCCGAGCCGGGGCAGCACATCATCGAGCCCGCGAGCGACCCCGCACCCGCCGACCTGCGCCGGGTGAACTAAAACTCTAGCGGGTCACTCCTGCTACACGTACGAAGAAGCAGTATGCACCAAGGAAGGTGGCTCTTATGAAACCGACGCTCGCTAATGCGGCGCTGCACCCGAAGCAATGGCAAGTCGTCGTCCCGATCCTTTCGGTCTCCACGGTATTCGCCGTGTGCGCGCTGCTGGCGCTCAAGTACGGCGACGGCCTGACGGTCTCGATCATCGGCGTACTCGCCTCCATCCTCACGCCCGCGCTCGGCGCGATGGTCACGCTCCTTATCGTCACGCCCCTGCGCCAATTCAAGAACGACGCCGCGGCGATTAAGGACGGCACCGATGCCAACGGCGAGAAAATCGACGAGGTGCATGGCCTGGTCGACGGCCGTATGAGTACGCTCATTGCGCAAATCGGCGACCTGCAGACCACGAACACGGAAGCTCTGCGTGCAAACGTGGAGCTTCTTCGCGAACTCACCTCGGTCAAAGACGAACTGCGCGACTTGCAAAATTTGACATTTTTTCAAACGCTGGCGAATTCATTTGCACGGAAGAAGAAGACATGATGCCACTTGTCGACGGTCACGAGGAAATTTCCATCGAGAAAAGCAACGAGCACATTCACACGCTCACTAACGATAAACTCAATCGCTTCATGCTCATGACCGTTGTGGTCGGGCTCATCATGATTGCGACGCTCGGGTACGAGAGTATCCGCACGCAATTCGTGGTCAACGCCGCGCACGACGAAATCGTCAACCGCGCGGCGCAAGCCGCAGCGCAACGCGCGGTGCAATGCGCCTACACGTCGAAATTCGTTTCCGCCGTGCATAAGTTTGAGGCCAACCAAGCTATCGCGGACCAACTGCAGCAAAAAGAGACCCCGGCGTTTAACCAGGCGCGCCTCTATGCGTTCGATACACTCTTCCATGACCTCGACGCACTCGGCTCCAACTCATGCAAGGAGAAAAGCCAATGATCGTCGCGACCGTTCTTGCATGCGCGGTCGGCGCACCCGCGCATATTTCAGGCATGTCACATAGCGCGCCGTACGTGCTTATCTGGAACTCGCAGGAGAACCTCGAAGAATACGATGCGGGTGAGTGGCCGAGCCCATCGCAAATCCTGCGGCGCGCGAGGGTGGCGGATAACGATAGGCAGGTCGTCACGCTTGAATGTAAAGGCCGCTTCGTGCGCGTGCGGTCACTCGCCGGGCGAACCCGCGGCGTGAGCGGGTGGGTCAACGCGGACGAACTCGAACCGTAAAAGGAGCCGCCCTGGTGGTCACGGATGACGAAATCGAATACGTCAAAGCCCTTGCCGAATCGTACGCGGTCCTCTCCGCCGCGCTCCCGCCGCAGGACCGCGACGACCTGCACCTCTACATCCAAGAGCACTACGGCTACACGATCCCACGCGTGGCCGTGTGCGACGGGCATTGCTCCCCGTTCGATGCGCTGGCCGATGCGTTCTTTCGCGTCGTGCTCGATGCGATATGGGTTGGCCCGCGAACGGGCGGCAAAACCGTGCAATTCGCGCTGCTCGATCATCTCATGATGAAGCACTTCGGCACGACCATCGCCAACATCGGCGCCATCGAAGAGCAGGCGAAGAAGTGCTACAAATACATCACGGGCTTTCTTGCGCTGCCGGAATTCCGTAACGATGTGCGGGGCGAGTCGCTCATCTCGAAGACGACGCTACGCAACGGCGGTGAAGTCGAGATTATGCCCGCAACGATGAACCGCGTGAACTCGCCGCATCCCGAGCGCGCGCATTGGGACGAAATCGAGCTAACATCCTGGACGATAATTCAAGAAGGTCTGAGCATGCCGGTGCGCACGAATGGCAACCCGCCCGCGACGATCTACACGTCGAGCCGCAAGAAGGCGTACGGCCCGATGGAGCAGTTACTCGAAGAAGCGAGTGACTTGCGCCGCTACTTTTGGTGCGTGTGGGAAATTATTGAGAACTGCCCGCCGGAGCGTCACCAGGACGGCGCGCCCACGGGTTGCGGATCATGCCAACTTGAAGCCACGTGCCGCGCGAAAACGACCGACGTGAACGGCGTCGAGCATTACGTGCCCGGCCCCGGCCGCGCGTCGCGCTCGCACGGGTGGATGCCCATTGACGACGTCATTCACAAGTATCTCCGCATGGACGAGTCCGTGTGGAATTCGCAATGGCTCTCGCTGCGGCCCGACACGAAGGGCCTCGCCTATCCGATGTTCGACGAGAAGCTCCACGTCGTCGACTACGACTACAACCCGGCCTTCCCCGTGGTCTCGGGCATCGACTTCGGCTACACGAATCCGTGCGTCGCGCTCTACGCGCAGCCGACCCCGAGCGACGACGTCATCATCTTTGCCGAGGACTACGCCTCGGGCCGCACGGCCGACGTCTTCGCCCGCTCGATCATCGCCGAGCCCTGGTTCACGAACACGGCGTGGCGCGTGGCCGATCACGACGCCGGTGACGCGGCCACGCTCGCGGCGCTCGGCGTGCAGACGGAGCCCGCGAATAAGCATGCGCTCATCAATAACCTCCCCAACGTGGTCGGCGGTATCTCGGTCGTGCGGTGGGCGCTCAAGCCAATGGGACGCAGGCGGCCCATTCTGTATATCGCGCGCAGGTGCGTCAACACGATCCGCGAGATAAAGAAGTACCACCACCCCGACGAGAAAGACGATAAGAATATCGACGAGCGGCCGGTCAAGAGCGACGATCACGCGATGGATGCCGGACGCTACCTACTCGTGCGGCTCTTTCGGGGTATGCTTGACGTATGAGGTCGAGCGAGGAAAAGACGACGCGTATGACCGGCGACGTCACGATGCACCGCGGCGTCGACTACGCGTGCTTTTACGCGACGTGTCACGAGTATCCGGTAGCCGTCGTGCTCTGCCAGGAGTGCGGCGCGCGCTTCACGTGCGCGTCGCATCTCGGGTGGCTGCGGCGCCACGAGACGCAGTCCCATCACTTCGAGGTGCTCGCACAGTACGCCTTAGTCAAGCAGGTGCAATGAGGACGGCGCGCGCACTCGGATCGTAAACGCAAGGAGGCGACATGGAACAGGAACAGCAGGCGCTCGAAGCCGAGCGCGCCGCGCAGGCCCACACGGACGCCGAGGCCGCGGCTCGCGCAGAGGTGGAAGCGCACGGGGGCACGTTCCCGCCCGATGCGCCGCCGCCCGTCACGGCAACGACGCCGACCGAGGCCATCGCCGATCAGGCACCGCCCGAGCCCGCTCCGGCACCCGCAGAAGAAGAGCCCGAGGCCGCCGACGAGGCCGTCAAGCCCGCGACGCTGCCGTCGGGGATCGTCCCGCAGGCGGGCGGCCCCGTCTACGAACGCGTCGCCCAGGCGGTTATCTCGACCGCCGCACATGCGCGCGCGTACCTCTTTGGCGCAGGCGCACGGAAGGTCGCCGCCGCGGACGCGGCGCTCGCCGGACGGCCTGCGCCGCCAACCTTGAGCGACGGCGGCACCATCGCGGTTGCCGCCGGACACCCCGGCACCTCCGCCGGTGTCACGTTCGATACGCAGAGCGGCCAGGTGCGGCCCGGAAACCGCACGCTGCCCGGCCGCCCGTACCTCGCGAGTGGACCGGCACCGGCGGCGACCGCGGCGGCGACGTCGACCGTAAAGCCCGACGTCATGAAAGGCGGCGCGTAACATGGCGAAGGGAGTGAAGCTCACGCAGCCCACGACGGCCGTTGTCGTCGCGCCCGATCCCGCGCCCGAACACGTGCCGCCCGCGCTCGTCGTCGGCGTCACGCAGGGCTATCGTCCGGCGCTCGTGCAACTGCCGGTCTACGATCCGATCCTCGAAGAATGGCACGCCGCGGCACTTGCCCGGCACCGCAACGGCTTCGCGTAAGGCCCGCCCGCCCACGTTCGCTCCGTTGAGCGCGCTCTACGTGCCCGCGCAGCGCCCGCTCACATGTCCGGCATGCGCGCTCGCGCTCATCGGGGCGCTCGCGCGCGATCCGCCCGACGACGTCGACCCGCAAGACGCGGTGAAGCGGTTAGCGGGTAGCCTGGGATGGGTGCGCGATGGTGATACGTTCGGCTGCGTGTCGTGCGCCGTGAAGAACGGCTAAGGCGGCTCGTACGCGCGCGCCTCGCTTGTGGCGTCGCTCGGGTCCGCGCAGGGACCGCTCTTGGCGGTGAAGCTCGCGGCACGCGCGTCGATGCTCTCGCGCTCGGTGACGTTGGTCGCGGCGCACTCGAAGCCTTGCAGCGCAGCCATGAGATACTTGCAGCAGCGCGCGCCCTCCCCGATGTGACACTTGGCGACGACCCGGTCGCGCGTGAGCGCGTAGCCCAATGCTTGCCTCCTTTTGTGCGCGCCCGCCCCGCCTCGCTGCGCGCTCTCCGTGTCGTATCGCACGGCCTTTCGCGAGAGCGTCCCCTCGCTTCACTCTGACTCACGCGACCGCCGATCAGCGCGGCGTCCGAGCGTCCGAGGCGATCCCACATTGCAGGGGCCTCGATGCTTTCACGGCTCTTGCCAAGTCGCTCCCGCCGGTCGTACGCCCCGCCTCCTCGGCATACTCACCCGTGAGGGTCTCTGCGCGTCGCGAAGGCGAGCCCGGCGAGTGCCGCGATGTTAGCACGTTCTCCGCGCGAACTCTAGCAGGCGATCCGCGCGCGCGTCGCCGAGTACCACCGATGACATCGCGCCACCCGGCCGACCTCCTCGCAATCGTGACCTACGTCGCCGGTGGCGGGCTCGGCGTCGTCGGCGCCGCCGTGGCGATCATCCTCCCCGGCCACGCGGCGCTTATCGTCGCGGTCGGCCTGGCGCTTGCTTCAGTCGCGGGCCTGGTGCGGACGCTCCTCAACCCGACGCCTGCGCCGGGCACGACCGCGGCGATCATCCCAACGAACACGGTGCCGGTGGTTGCCACGGGCGGCGTCGGCGCGGTCGCCGCGGGCGTTGCGGTCGTCGCACCCGAGGCCATCGCCAAGCTCACTCGCGCGTAACGCACGGAGGCGCCCTTGCCGCAAAACAACCCGCCGTATCAAATCACGAACGTCGAAATCGCCTCGCCCGACGATGCGCTCGCGAAGCTCTTTGCGGCCAACCGCGAGCGCGACCGCGCGGAGCGCGCGTACGACGGTGCGAAGGCCGAGCTAAAAGCCGCGAAGGAGTATCAGGCGGCGCTCTTGTCCTACGTGGATCAGTACCACCTCGCCCGGCGCGAGCAACTCACGCGGCAGGGCATGCTCGACGAGGGGTTTCGCGCGGAGCCGCTCCCGCCGTGGATGATTCCCGGCGCCGATCCTGACAAGCCGCCGGACAAGGGCTACGACGGCGTATAACGAAGGCAATAAATCCTCATAGGCATCCCACGTGACTATGGCCCGGATAGAGTGCGAACCGATCAAAGAGAGGCCGCCCGGTTTTGCGACGGGCGGCCTCTCGCGTTTTACGACTTGGTCTTCGCGTGCGCTGCGCACCGCGCGAAGTCGCAGGCGCCCAGGTGACACACGCACATGCAGGCGGCGGTCACGTCGTCTGCGAGACGATGATACGGCGGTAGGGGAACCACGCAGGCGCAAACATACTCGCCGCCAACCTGTATCACACCTCGACGGTGTTTGGCAGCATCGGCCGTCGCGAGATAGCGAGGTTTAGCATCTCGGTTAAGGCATCGCGATCCGCGACCATGAAGAGCGCCTTCGCGGGAAGCTCGCTATCCATGCGGGCTAAAATCGAATCGAGTTGCTTTGTAAGCAACTTCGTCCACAGGGTGTCGACGGGTTTTATGCCATTCTCTTTGCCGTGCTGGAAGGACTCTTGCGATTGGACGACTCGTGAGGGTTGCGCTGCGACTTCGGCTCGTATTTGTTCGCTGGACTTTGGCTTCGTGGCGTTTAACTGATAGAAGCCCGGCTTCGGAACGGTGAGCACGCCGTGCTTCACCATTTGTTTGCAATGATACGAGAGATTGCTATTTGTGATGCCCTGAAAGGACTTGCAGAGGTCCGTTACGGCAAAGGCGTGCTGCGGATGGTCCTTAAACTTCTTTGTGAGGTTCTCGCGAAGGCCGGGGTATCTCGTCGGTCCTGTTTGCATGGGTAGCACTACTTCCTTTGAGCACGCTAGAAAGTGCTCGGCTTGAAGTGATAAGGGGTAAGGAACTGTATCGCCGCGTTATCGTATAGTCCTTTTGCGCGGCGGCGGGTCGGAGGAAGGCAACGCGTCTTTGCGAACCGAGAGCGGCCACCCGTGGAACGGCGGCCGTGTGGCGCGTTCGCGGATACGGTCGGGGAATACGCGCGCGGGCGGCGGTGGCAGCGGCGTCCAGCGCAGCCGTACGGGCTCGCGTGGGTCGTTCGCCGTTATCTGCTCCCAACAGGGCGTGCAGGCGGATACCGTGCCGAAATTCGCGGCGTCGGGATCGAGCGCAACGCGCACGGGTATCACGCCAATCGGCTCATTCTCCGGCGTGAGGTTCTTGCCGCAGTAGCGGCAGGTGTGAAAGTCGGGGTCGTCGTTATCCACGCTCGCGCCCTTCGCTCATAAACACGATGTCCCCCGGCCCAAGGATAGGGCGCGAGGCGTCGACGTAACGCGCCGCCGCCGCGGCGCGGACGAGCACGTAGTCGCCGTCAAGCTCCGCTAACACGTCGGCGATCATCCCGTAGTGGCACGTGTAGAAGTCCGCAAAGACGAGATAGTCGCCCAGGATCACGCGGCTCCACGACCGGCACATGCGCGCGACGTAGAACCACGAGCCGGGCTCGGCGAGCCACTCTACCACTTGGCTTGCGGCCACCTTGGGCTGCACGTCGCTTGGGAACACGCGGCAGGCGTTCACGATCCGGGCGATGTGGTCGGCGTAGGCCGCTTCGAGGTACTCGCGAGGCAGGCGGTTCGGCGCGCCGAGCGAGGCGGCGGGAATATCGAATAACTCATACGGCGTCGCGTCCTTCTTGAGCGCGAGCATACGCAGCAGGTAAACGGACATGGGCACAGGCATCGCGTTAATGTTGCCCTTTGTGGGCCGGTGCGTCACGCCGCGCAGGAGCGTCTTCGCGTGGGTATCCGACCCACGGGCGCTTTGAACACGGGCGGTCGAGGTGGCAGAAACATTCCTGGCAATGGCAGCCGCGAGGGTTGCAGCCGGGGCAGCAGGTCATCCGTAAACGCGCCACGGGCATCGCGTCATCGCGGGACCGGCCCGATGTGGATACGGCCGTCGTCGTCGAGCACTTGCACCGTGTCAATCTCGACGCTGCGCCCCTTCTCGACCTTCACCAAGGCGCCGGGCTTGAGGGCCGCGACGACGGCTTCGGGGACGAACACCTCGATGTCGTTCACGCGCTCGCCTTGTACGACCAGGCCGTCGCCGCGGAACGTGAGCCGCACGCGTCGCAAGAGGCCGAAGACGGTCGCGCTCTGCTTGCGGCGCGGGTTGACGAAGTCGTGGTTAAACGTGCCGGTCTTGTGGCGCTGGCGCGTTTGGAGACAGCCGCGTTTGCCGTAGTTGTAAGCGCACGGGTCCGTGCTCTTCACACGCCCACCATCGCGCTAACGGTCGGCCCGCCACACACCGGGCACCGATCCGCCGTGTCCGCGTCAACGCGCACGCTAAAGGTGTCCGGCATGAGAAATTCCACGGGATCAGGGGAGAGGCGCCCGGCGTGCTCGGTCCATTGGCACGCGTGCAGCACGACGTCGGCGATGTGCTTGCAATCGCGCTCGTCCTTGCGGAACGTGAACGCGGGACACGTGCAGGAGCCGTTAACCTCATAGGGGCCGGGGTTGCCGCGGGAGAACGCGACTTCGTAGGTGGAGGTGCTCTTCTTGTTTTGCGAGCGCACGACGAAGACGCCGTACAGGCTCGCGCACTCGCGCATCGACACCGTCGCTAAGTCGGGCATCACGTGCGCTGCTTCGAGTGATGACGCGGGCCGTATTGGAGCATCGCGAGGAAGCGCGCGGCGTTTGCCACCAGGATCGTACGCTTGTCTTCAGGGTCCATTCCCTCGAATTCGGCGTACGATAACGGGCGGCGGATCATCGAGGGGCCGAAGACTTCGGGGAATCCGCAGACCATGCAAAGCGAGACGCTGCCGGGTTCGGGCCGCTTGTCGCCCTCGACCGGCGTGATGGCGTCATACGGTTCGTTGCAATGCGGGCAGCGTGCGAGCGCGACGCGCGTTATGGGATCATCCACCGGCTTCGCCTCGGAGCTTCGCGACTTGCGCGCTAAGGGCATCGGCCGAGCACGCGCGTTCGTGCTGCGTCGCCGCGAGCACGACGGCGCGCTTAAGCTTGCGCTTCTCGACGTGGCCGCACGTCTCGCACGTGAAGACCCACTTCCCGGCGGCCTGCGCGAATGGGTTAGCCACGGGGCCACTCGTGGACGTGTAGTACGTGCTCGCCGTCGTCGTCGTAGCAGGGCGCGCCGTGCGGGGTCGTATGGCCCGGCTCGCGGTCGCACTCGAAATAGCAGTCCGAGGCAATGGTCGAGCATTGCCCGGCTGCAACGAGGTGCTCGTGTGCGCACGTGTCGGCGTTAGCCATCGGCGGCGGGGTTGTCGTCGGGGAGGAAGCCGTAGTCTGCGCGGAAGGCTGCGTCGCTTTCGGCACGCAGCGCGCGGACCTTCGCGAGTGAGTCGACGGCGAGCGCGAACGCCTGCTGCGGCGATCCGGCGTGCGCGCTCGTGTAGACGCCGGACTTCACGTGGATGGGCGCCTTCGTGCCCGAGCCGCGGTGCGCCGCAATCTCGATGTGGTAGTCGTCCTTGTAGCCGCTCCGTGTCACCGTTATGCGGACTTGGTCGCCTGGCGGGATGTCGGCGAAGAGCTTTTCGAGCGTCGGCTGCGCGGTCTTCCGCACGGTTACGGGAGCGCCCACGGAGCCAACTCGGTGAGCGCGACCCAATCGCCCGGCTCGACGTCTTCGGCGGCGTTCATGCAGGGACCACACGCGTAGGTGTCACCCCCGGCCCCTTGTGCGGTCACGTAGGCGGCTTCCTCTTGGCAGTCGGGGCGGATGCGCATTTCGCAGTCGGGGCGAGGGTTCACGTGGGCTCCTAACAGGTTTCTAGCGCGCGGGGGGAAAAGGGGAGTGCAGCCCCGCGCAGGCCACCTCCCAAGGATACGGGATGCGCGCTGGAAAGTCAAGGAAGGCTGCACCCCGATATGTTCTCACGCGCGGCGGCAACGACCCCGGTTCCCGACTCGAAGGCAAGCTCGAAGCTCGCCGATCAGGACTTCGCGCTCTACGTCAACGGCCGCCGAGTGGCCGCCGAGGTCGTCCTCGACGAACGGCCGGGCGGGATCGAGCTAGTGGTCTCGTTCAAAACCTCACGCGGCGCCCTCACCGATCCGCGGGTCGACCCGAAGGCCGAGGTCGCGTGGGCCGGGTGGAAGGCGGGCGATACGTGCCGCGTCTTTCAGCCGATACCAGGGCGGAAATTCCCCTCCAACGGCTACGTCGAAATCCTCGCGATAGAGCCACCGGCCCAGGCCGGAGCGCCCACCTACTTCGTGTGTAAGGCGCTCACGCCCGTCTACGATTGGCGCAACGACGGCAACACCGTCTGTAGCGCAACCGAACGCGTGAAGCTCCCGGCGTCGTGGTTCGTGCGATGATCGAGGACACCGGCGCGCCCGAGCCGCTCACGCACATCCAACTTATCATCGGCGAAGGCAATACGGCGATGATGTATTCACTCGGCTCGGAGGCCGCGACGGACGCCGTCGTTGCGGCTTGGGCGACCCCGCACCGGCGCGCGTTCACGTTCCAAACCGATAACGGGCAGCGGTTCTCGTACCACTCCGACAAGGTCTTGTTCATCGAGCAACTCGGCGCGACCGAAGCCAAGCGGCGACTCGATGCCTTTGCCGCGCAGCAGGCCGAGGCCAAGCGTGTCGCCCAGGAGCTAGGGGCCATGCAACAGGACCCCGCGCGGCGGATCGTGGGGGCGCGCGGCCCGATCCTGCGGACGTGATGCTACTCGACATCGTCGGCTGCGTCGTGCTCTATGGCGCAGGCACGGTGTTAGTCGCTATCGGCCTAACCGGCCTCGCGCGTACGATTATCTTCGATCTGCGCGCGTATCAGGGGACTCCGGCGCCGGTTGTCCAATCGAGTATCGCTCTCGGTGTCGGGTGCGCCGGGTTCGTTCTCGCTAAAGCACTTTCGGGGTTTCTTCTCTGCCTGGCATCTCCGTGATTATTGACGACGGCACCGCCGCTCGTCTCAAGGCCGCTCGCGACTATCGCGACGAAGAGGTCGCCTCGTGGGTGCGTGCGGCGTTCGAGCGCGGGTTCGACTTACGCGGGCTCGACGACCGTGACTTACGGCTCGCCTGTTACAACGAATATAACCGGCAACTCGACGTGCGATCCAAGACGCTGCCGGACGAAATTACCGCACCGAAGCATTAAACGCAGAAGGCCCGCCCCTTCTTTATTGGGGCGGGCCTTCCTTGGGATTCCGTGAGACGCCTCATGACACTCGCGACATGCCATTCTATTAGCGGATTCCAGGTTGCCGCCGCGGGCTCATGAGTCCCCGGCGGGCGTCTTGTCGCACAACTCTACATCACGCGCGCGGGAAAGTCAAGGTGTAGGTGCGTCGTATTGGCAACGCGCCACGCACGACGGGCAGGAGCCGCAATCGCGCGGCACCCACAGGTCGGGCCGGTCGGGGATGATGACCTCGTGAAGCGGCTCGTCGCACGGCCGGGTCGAGAGCGCGCTCGTACACCCAACCTCCTCGATCACCTCGACCGGCTGCCCGGCGAGGTCGCGGTGCGTCACCCCGGCCCACATCGACATGGCGTACGCGGCTTCCTCGGCCGTGCAGAGCCGGTGGACGCACAGAGTTGAATTCATGCGGAACACGCGCTCGACGCTCGGATCACCGACCCCGGCGAGGACGTCGCTTCGCAGGTAGGCGATAAGGCGCTTACGCTCGCGCTTCGACCACGTGCCGGTGGCGAGAATCGCATCGCTTGCGTCGCGTCGCGAGAGTGATGCCAACCATACAGGTCGGCCTTCCATCGCGTCCCGTCAAAAATTGAGTGATAACCCGACGACGATCCCGCCGGGACGCCGCTCGAATTGGCGGAGGCCGCCGTCCGTCGCGTTGCCCCAGGGGTTCGCGCGGGCTCGCTCTTGTAGGGTCATACGTTCTCCTTTTCACGTCGTGCCGTTTCCCGAGCAATGTACCAGGCGGCTTTGCGGAGGTCGGCGAGCGCGTCGCCCTTGAAGTCAGCGCGCCACAGGTACTTAATGGCATTTCCGATGCCGAAGCTAAGGTGCTCGACGACGTCGATGCACTCGATCCCGTGACCGCAATTCGCGCAGGTGGCCGGTATCATATTGTAGTGCGCCGGATGGTCGACGCTCTCGTGCCACTCCGCGTCGTCGCTCACGGCGGAGCTTCGTACGGCCGTACGCGCGCCCAACAGTCCTGGCACCAGGCGTTGCCGGTCGACATCGCCACGAACTCTTCAAACGTGAGCGGGACGTTCGTGAATTCGAGCATCTCGGCCGGTCGCGTACAGAAGTCCTCGACGCAAAACAACGTCGGCACGTCGTCGCCCGCAAAGAATTTCGAGTGCCGCATATAGACGGGCGCGCTCACGAGTCGTCCATTGCCTTGAGTACGTCGACGGCGGTCACGAGGAGCGAAAGGCTCGTCTCGGCGAGCACGACGCGGCCGTCGGGCAAGTCGAGCCGGATCGTCACGCTCGCCTTGCCGCTTCCCATGCCCGCCTTGAGCAGCGCCATTTGTATCGCAGGCGCGCCGTTACCGAGGTGGATGACCCGGCCGTCTTTCATGCGCGCGCCGATGTCCGTGAGGTCCGGCCAACAGCCGTCCCCGTTGCGGATCGTTTTGATTACCGGCACGCGACGGCCACGTGCGCAAGGGCGCGTAGGAAGGCCCAGGCCACCGGCGCGAGGAGCCCGGCCACGATGACGCCCAGGCCGAGCGTTACGAGCCGCAGGCGGGCGCGACGGCCCCGATCCACGCTCTCCAACCGCATCGGCACGGGCTTGAACAGGTCGGCATCTCGCACAGGCACGCGAAACAACTTGGACACGTCGGACCCTCCCCGGCAATGCAATGGTAGGAGTGTTGCCAGGCCGGACCCGAGGCGTAGCCGGTCACGCAGTCGGGGCAATCGGGCCTGGTCGTGGCGGGCAGCCAGGTGTGCGCGGGAAAGAGTAAGCAGCCGCACGGCCGCGGCACGCCGCTTCCGGCTATCGTCTGCGCCGGACAGGCGGCGTCGATGTGCGGCGGGTGCAAGCAGCGGACGCATACCGGCGGCACTAATCCTTGAAGACCGCCCAAAACGCGTCGTGCATCTCCGTGACGTGCGCGCGCAAGCCCGGCGTGCGGCCGTAGCGGATCGTGAAGCTCCGCTCGGCTCGGTCGACGAGGCCGCGCCGATCCTTGCGCTCGATGCGTTCCTTGCACGGCGCGCAGGCCGCCCAATTCGCTTCCGAGCGGTGACGGCGGCCGGGCCACGCGGCGTCGATGGTCGTACCGACGACGTCGCTCGGCGGCGTGAGGAAGGCAACGACGACGTCGCGCGAGGAGCAGAAGTCGCAGAGCGCGACGCCTTCCTTCGCGACGATCCGCGCGGCGTACGGGTCGCCGTCGATGTCTTGCACCTCGACGTCGCCCGAGCGGCCGAAGGCGTCGAACATCGCGCGGATGTCGTCGTTCGAGACGCGCTCGTCGCTCACGCGTATTGCTTGCAGGCGGCCAGGTGCGTCGGCTCGCCCGCCTCGTGCTCGGCCAAGAGCCACATGAGGCCGCGACGCGACGCGTCGGGATACTCGCGCAGGAGCCGGTTGAGCCACGGGCAGACCGTTGACGGCGTGCCGTGGGCCTCGTGGATCGCGTTGAGCGCCGCGGGCAGCAGGTCGGCTTCGTTCATCGGCGGGGCCTTTCCATATAGAAACGCACGTGCCCGAGGGCCTTGCGACAGTCGCTACAAAGAGAATACTTCGGAAGTGTCCCGATCCCCGGATACGCCCGGCCGCAGCGCAGGCACGGGACGCCGGTTTTTCGTGCGTACGCGTCGAGGACCATGCGGCCTTCGGGAGTCTGCTCGACGCAAAGCTCGCCGTCGCGTACGACGATCCGGGCGAGGCCGCGCTGCACGGCCTCGATGACGGCGTCATGGTCGGCCACTACGCCGCCGCAGCCGCGGCGCCGCGGCGGGCCACCTCGCGCAGCGCCGTGCCGATAGCTTCAACCGCCTCGTCGACGAGCCAAAAGGTTTGCACGCCAAGCTCGCCGTCGTTGCGGCTGCGAGCCGTGCGCACGAGGTCTTGCGCGGCCTGCAGCGGGTCGCCCTGCGCGGCCTGGAGCGCCTCCGTATAGAGGCAGGCGACGAGCGGCGCGTCGTGGGGCATGAACGCAAACATGAGAGACATCGAACAAGTCTTTAACCGCGGGAACGCCCGCGGAGCGGAAGAGGAGGGCGTCTCCCTATTATACTTCCGTGCGCGCTGGAAAGTCAAGACTAAATGCGCACCTCGTAACTACCTGCTCGATACTTCACACCTGTTAGTGTTTGTTCGATTCTGACATTGCGGCCTCGTAGGCGGCCCGCTCTTCCGCGGGTGTGAGCGCGCCTCCCGCGAGCCTCGCGGCGGTGAACGCGTGGCGCTTTTGGCCCTGGCGGCAGCCGAGGCACTCCGCTACTTCGCCACCGTAGCGGTCGACGTGCCGGAGGTCGGCATGACCGCAGGTTGCGCAGCGGGGCGAGCCCGGATACTCCGGGCGGCTCACTCGTCCGCGCGCTCGGCGAGCCACGCGCGTTGCAGCGGATCGCAGGCGCCGCGCGGGTTCCAGGTCGCGGCCTTGGGGCACGTCGCGAAGTGAGACTGATACCGAGGTTCATCGGGGCGTGCGCGACGTAGCACCTGCCCGCCGCACCGCAAGACCTCGCCCGCGCCGTTGACGAGCCGGAGCAGCGGGCGTTCTAGCGCGCTCACGCCGTCGACGACGTACGGGCCGCGCGGCGCACCCTCGACGTTCATAGGGTGGCCTTGGTCTGCGATAGCGCGCAGAATCCGCGCTCCGCAATACGGGCACGGACTCGGACGGCGCACCGGCGGCTTTACCGGCGCAGGCTCCCGGCTCGCCTTCTGCGGCTCGGGCGGCTCGGTGTCGAAGAGGTCTGCTTGCATGCTTGCCTCCGTGCAAACCGGGAAAGCTAGGTCGCGCGCGCTCGCTTGCGAGGCTCGCCCGTCGCTATCTCATCGTACACCTCGCTGCGATGCACCTTCACCGCCCGCGGCGCGTCGATGCCGATGCGCACGGTGTCGCGGTCGACCTCGACGATGGTGATAGTGACGTCGTCGCCGATCCGAATGGATTCGTTGAGCTTACGCGTGAGAACGAGCATTTAGTGCCTCTTCCCCGTGATACGGTCACGGAGCTTGGTGAATTGGGCGGCCTCGGGCTCGCCGTCGCGCAGGTTCATGTGCGCGACGCGTCCGACGTTAGTTGCCAGGTACAGACGCTTGCACGTCTCGCAAACGAACGTGGCCTCGGCGGTCTCGTAGTCGGCACCGCCGTCGTCGTAGGCGACGAACGGCGCGGCGAAGACGACGTCCTGGTCGTGGCATGGCAGCATAAAACGAAACTCTAACGAGTCTCGCACGGCGCTCCGGTCCTGGGTCCGATCCTGTGGATTCATCATGGGCTTCCTTGCGCGTTGGAAAGGGCTCCGAGGGCCGTGTTGTGCGAAGTCGCACACCGGCCCCCGGAAGTCCTGCCGTGGCGCCTAGACCCCCGTCAGAATCTCAAGGGCGCGATCCTTGAGGTCGGTGCCGGTGAACGTGCGGGCGTAGGCGTTGTCGCGGCGTACCGCGGGCACGCCGACCAGGCGCCGGGCGTGGTCCGCGTAGTCGGCGACTGCGTTCAATGCGCCGAGCTTCGTGCCGCGGATGTTGTCGAGGTTATCGACGTTGTAGGCGATCATGAGCTTCTCGTGCTCGGCCATCGCCGTCGTGCGACCGCGGCCTTCGTCTGTGGGCACCGGCAAGAGCGACTTGCAGAGGTCCTCGAAGGCGGCCTTCGTGAAGGCTTGCGCTGCCAGGTTTTCGGCCAACTGCACGAAGCTCGTGTAGTACGAACGCGTGATGCCGAGCACCGTGCGCGCCGTCGACAACTGCTCTTCGTAGCTCGTCGTGTGGCGCACGGAGAACGTGCGCTTCGCGCCGCCAATCGCGAAGTTGAGCGTGTTTTGGCAGACCACGCGCACCGGCGTCGTGATGCACTTCAGCGCACCCGACCCGTCGTGGGTGTTGGTCAAGAGGAAGTAGGTCGAGATGGTATCGCCTGCGACTTTGACGTCTTCGGGGAGCTTCGCGAGAATGAAGACCGTCTTGCCGCCGAAGAGGTCGCCTGCGGTGTGGATTTTCGCCGAGTCGTCGCCGAGGATCGTGTCGACCATCGAGAAGCCGGTCACGTTGTTAATGACGCGGTATTTCTTTCCGACGATCCCGAGGACTGCGCCGTTGTCCGAGCGGGTCGTTGCGAAGAAGCCGTCGATGGGCTTCATGTCGCCGTCGTAGACGGGGTTCAGCTTAACTTCCCAATCGAGGCCGCTCAATTCGAGGGCTTTTTCGGCGGTGAGGGCTTCGGCGACGACCGTGCCGATGCCATGCCACGGAGCTTGGCCGTTGCCGGTGAGGTCGACTGAGACCATGTTTTCGGGGACTGCGCCCATGATGTTCGTTTCCTTTTGTCGGGGTGGGCCGCCGCTTATGGGCGACCTCTCCCGCTACAATACGCCGCCCGCGTCATAAAGTCAATGGTTCGGGGCACCTCTTCGCATTATTTTCTGCGCGGAGGTGTTCCCCGCCCGGCGGGCGAACGGAAGAAGCGGGCCAAAAGGCGAACCTGGCAGCACCCAAGGAAGGGACCGCGGACCTGCATGGACCTAGACCCGATCTACGTCGAGCCCCGCGCGGTGCGCGCGCTCGTGCCGGTGACGCGCCCGCGTACCGCCGGAGGTATCGCCAAGCGCGTCGGCTCGTTCCTCGCCAAAGCCTCGGGGCCAAGTCGCATCGAGCCGCGCAAGGGCCAGCACGATCAAGGCTTGCAACCGCTCATCGCCCTGCAGCAGCGTGGCATCGCCGAGAGTCCGCAGCGCCGCGACTCCGCGATTACGATGCAAACGCTCAAGAGCCTCGCCGAACGCGACGACATCATCATGGCGATCCGGCGCACGATCCGCATGGCTATCGGCGATATGGCCTGGAAAATCGTGCCGGACCTCGACACCGTTAAAGCCGACCTCGACCAATGGGAAAAGAAAGTGCTCGTGAACCTGGCGCTGCCGGGGCTCGACCTTGAATTCGTCCCGCAGGCGATGAGCCTGGACATTTACCATAAAGCCGCGGGCGTGCTGAAAGATAAACTGCGCGAGGTCATCAAAGGCGGCGAAGACCCGAGCCGGGCACCCGAGATTCGCGGATTCTTCGAGAACGTGGTCGCCGCCCACGAAGCGATTGCGCTCTCGCATGTCGCACCCGTCAACGCCCTGCTCATGCGCCCGAACCCAACGCAAACCACGCTGCGCTCGCTCCTCGACCTGCTCATCGACGACCTCACGCTCTACGATGCGGCCGTCCTCGTGAAGAACCCGACACTCGATGGGAAGCTCGGCGAAATCTATAACCTGCCGGGCGAACAGATAACGCTCTACCGCGCCAAAGACCGCAACATGCCCTCGCCCCCAAACGTCGGCTACGATTGGAGCGTCGACTCCAAGGTCCGCGCGTTCTATAACCGCGACGAGCTAACGTACCTCTCGATCAATCCGCAAAACGACGGCTATGGGAAGTCGCCGCTCGAATCGCTCGTCGAGCAAATGGTCGGCTCGCTCTATGGCGACGCCTACCTGCTCGACGGGTTCGCAAACAATAACATGCCCTACGGCATCTTCGACCTCGGGCCGAACGTCGGGCCGGGCGAGAAGCTCTCGGTCGAGCGCGCGTGGGACGAACGCGTAAGCAGCGGCCAGCACCGCGTCATCTTCGTCGCGAACAAAGACGGCGTCAAGGGCTTCATGCCGATCCAAAGCAGCGGCGACAAGGACTCGCCCACTATCGAAAAGCTCAAGTATTGGGCCAACCGTAAATGCGCGGCGTACGGCCTGGGCCTGGGCGACATCGGATTCACCGAAGACATTAAAGCCAAGGCGACCGCGGAGAATCAGTCTGGACTCACACAGAGCCGCGGCGTCAACTCGATGATAAAGGGACTCGCCGAGCAACTCAACGGCGGCGTCCTGCGCGGGAAAATGTGGCTGCGCACCGACCCCGAGGACGTCAACTCACTCGACGGTCACACGGTCGCGTGCTTCCCGTTCGGCGACGTGAAGCTCGAATTCGAGGATCAGTCCGACGACGACCTTATCGACCGCGCCGGGCGGATCACCGCGCTCATCTCCGGCGGGATCATGACGGTGAACGAAGGCCGCAAGGAAGAGAAGCTCCCGCCCGTGGCCGGTGGGGATACGCTCGTGATGTCCGGCGCCGGGCTCGTGAAGGTCGAGGACCTGCCCAACATCCCGCCGCCCGCCGATCCGTCGCAGGCGCCCCCCGGCGGGGCACCGGGTGCGCCAGGGGCGCCGAAGCCGGGCGAGCCGCCCAAGCCGCCGGAGAAGCCGGGCGTGCCCGGCCAGGAGGATAACGCGCCGCCTGGGCCACCCAAGCCGCCCGGCGCCGATACGAAGCCGGGCTCACCGGCCGCCGTCGCCAAGGCCGTCAACGAAGTGCAGCGGCTCGCGCGGGCGCTCTCAAAGATGGCGGGGGGTTAGTCGCTCGCGTCGAAACAAATAAGGATGGGGCGGTGGCTTGGTAGCCCGGTCGTGTTGCCAACATGACTGTACGGGTTCGATCCCCGTCCGCTCCAAGCAGGCAAGGGGCTTGCGCCTTTACGGTGTCCTCGGGTATAATGCGCGTGTTGGCAACGCGACCGGAACCAAAGCCCGAGGACCCCGTAAGGGGTCCTTTTTCGTGTTCGGAAGTCTAGCGGGCCGCCCGCGGTGTAGCGGGGAAAGGAGCCGGACCAAGCCAGCAGCACGGAGGCAACATGGCAGACGCGTACGCCCTCAACCTCACGACCGGCGCCCTGTCCAAGAACGGCACCGCGCTCGCGAACATCAACGACGTCGTCGTCGGGCTCGTGCTCGAACACGAGCCGGGCGTCCTCGAAGGCGCCCCCGGCTCGTTCGTCTCCGGCTTCACCATCGTTGCCCGCATCCACGATCCCGCCGCGGACGCCCGCATCCTCGCGCAAGGGCCGCCGGGCTTGCTTCCGAGCATCGCAGGCATCGCCGGGAAGCCAACGCAGTATAAGCTCACCTCGAAGACGGGCGACACGCTGGCGCTCTCCGGCGTACCCGCAACGATCACGGCCGCGCCGCTCGCGACGCCCTCCGTCGACGGCTTCCAGCCCTAGCGGGCCGCCTTGCACGCCGCCCTCGAAGCGGAATTTGCGCTCTGCGTCCTTACGGGCTCGCCCAACCCGCGCGCGCTCGCGAAAACCATGCAGCGGATATGGGGCTACCCCGAGCGCACGCTCGCGAAGGCCGAGGGGAAATTCCCCGGCAACCACGGCGATCCTGAAATCGGCCGACAAGAGAAGGCGTTTTACGACGCGCTCACGGCCGGGCAGAAGCGCGCGTTCGCGAGCGTCACCGAACTTGTGAACCAACTCTTCGACAAACATGAATCGTGGGAGGGGATAGACCCTTGGCAAATGGACGAGCCCATCGAGGAATGGCGGCGGCACGCGTTTTTCGAGTTAGCGACGCATCCCATGCGCGCGTACGCGCTTGGGCAAATGCTTGCGAGCGAGGCGCTCGCGAAACCGTTGCACCGGCCGCTCCTGCCTACCGATGGGCGCGCGATACGATTCCTCGAACATACGACCTTTAACGAAATCGACGACTCGTTTAACGACCTCAAGGCCGACCTGCGGCGCATGCTCATCGACGGCATGCAAAACGGGGAGAACCCAAAAGTCATCTCGCGCCGGATCGAGAACGAGCTAAAGGACCGCGAAACGGCGTGGGGACGCATCGCGATCACGGAAACGTCGCGCGCCGAAAGCGTCGGACGGCTGCGCGAATTCGAGGACGCGGGCTTAGAGCTAACAATAGGGTCGTCGGCACACGATGATAAATGTTGCGACCGTTGTCTCGAACTTATCGACGGTAAGGTCTATCGCGTGGCCGATCTTATCGGGCGCAGTAACTACGGTATTAAACAAACTGCCTGGGTTGCGACAATTCCTCTGCACCCGCAATGCCGTTGTGCCTGGCTTCCGTACAAAGTCGGCGACCCGCTCGACGTGAGCAGCCGGTACGACGTGCCGCGATGAGCCTCGCCGACATCATGAAGGGCCGCGAGCACGACGTCTCGGGCGAAGACCGTGATGATGGCGGGAAGTGGACGGCGGGTGCGGGCGGCGGCGGTGGTGAGCCGACCTCGTACGCCGGGCAACATCGCCCGATGAAGCAGGACGGCGGCGCCGCGCCGTTACACGACCTCGACACGGCGATCCCCGACATTTATTCCAAAGACGCGATGCAGTATTACGGGACCGGCGACGACGCGCTCGACCGCAACACGTTGCGCGTGCTGCAGAGCGTGCGCGGGAACCCGGATGCGATGGTGACGGCTTACCGCGCGCTGCCGAAAGGAGTCAAGGCCGAGATAAACCCGAACGATTGGGTGACGATAAATCGCGACTACGCGAAAATGCACGGCGAGTCTGCGCTTAACGGCGAATACACGATAGCCTCGAAGAAGGTCAAGGCGCGGCACCTGTTCGGGAACGCCGACTCGATCCACGAGCAGGGCTATTTTCCGAGCGACGACGCGTTTAAGGGAACCGACGGCGGCGGCTACAAACACGGCGCGCCGACGGCGTTCCCGTACATGCGCAACACCGAGAAGGCGCCCAAGAACACCGGCGGCTTCGGCCAGGACATCGAGCCGCACGGGCGCTACCTCTCCGAGCGCACGAACATGCAAGAAGACGACGCGTGGTTTAAGGAGCGCAACTACGAGACGGGCACGGCGCACTTCAAATCGCCTATCGTGATGCCGTTCGGCGGCGAGTACGGGCACGCGACGAATTGGAAGAGCGTGCTCGCCGCGCACTACGGCAAGACGGGCAAGGCGCTCTCTGCGGCTATCGTCAAGGACGGCTTCGACGGGATTATCACCCACGACAAATACGGCACCTCGGAGACCGTCGACCTTAGCCCGTTCGTGAAGAAGCCGGTCGCGAAGGCTGCCGACGAAGCGCGCGACGCCGACGGTAAGTGGACGGCCGGGGGAGGCGGCGCGGGCGCGGCGCACGCGGGCTTCGAGGCCATGTCTGCGCGTGAGGTCGCGCGCTTCACGCGCCAGGGCGACACGAAGGGCGCGCCGATCCCCAACGTCCCGCCCAACCGCGCCAAAAACCTCGCGGCGCTGCGCGATAAGATTCTCGATCACGGCGGCCATGCGGTCTATATCAGCCAGGACCCAAAAGACCCCGACAACACGATGATCCTGCGCGACGGCGCCTACCACTCGGGCGCGAGCGCCGTGCAAATCACAGGCCAATTCGGGCATAACAACTGCCACCAAAACTCGGCCATCGCGCACCTCGACGACCCCGAGAAGAACAAGCTCTTCACGGGCTACGCGGCGGATGAGTCGGGCCTGTGGGTGCGGCACTCGTGGATCGAGCGCGACGGCGTCATTCAAGAGACGACGACGCCGCGCGCGAAGTATTTCGGTGTTGCGATGACCCCGGCGCAGACCGAGCTTTACCTCGCCTTGCGCAACGCGGGCGGGGGGACGTCGTATCTCAAGGGTGCGGCGCAACTCCCGCATCCGATTGCGGGCAAGGTGTATCAGGCGGAGATGGCGGCGCGCGGGAAGGGGCCGGGCACGCCGCTTGCCGACCTGCCGAAGCCCGAGGACGCGCCCACGGAGAAGGCGCTAACCCTCGCGGACATCATGAAAGGCCACGAGCACGACGTTAGCGGCGAAACGCGCGACGAGGGTGGGAAGTGGACGACCGGCGGCGCGGGCGGCGGAAAACATCTGCCGGACGGCGCGAAAATATCGAGTCCGTGCGACGGCACCTACGTTGCGACCATTGGCGAGCCGGTGAAGACGAAATTCGGGGTTACGCCGCCGAAAGAGATTGCGCGCGTTAATCTTAGCGACGACAAAAGCTACGTGACGAGCGTGACGGTCGACCCCGCGTACCGGCGCAAGGGCGTTGCGAGTGCTTTGTATGACCACATCGAGAGCGAACTTGGCTCAAAGCTAAAGCCGAGCCCGACGCACCGCACTCCCGAGGGAAATAAGTTATGGGAAAGCCGCACCGGCGCGAGCGCGGCAGGCAATGGGCCAGCAGGCGACGGGTTCGCCGCGGGCTCGGAGGACGTCAAGCCCGACGATCCGGGCGGCGTGGAGATTCGGCCGGACGGGTGGAAGGCCGGAAACGACGCCGTCGGCGAGATGACGCGGCCGGGGCATCTCTATCGCGGCATGACCTCCGATGAATTCGAGGCGCACAAGAAGGCCGGATTCATCCAAAGCTCGGGCGCCTATAGCGACAAGAGCGAAGGCACGTGCTTCGACGATAACGCGCCAAGCGCCGAGGGGTACGCCAATTATGGCCGCGACGATCCGCGCGTCACCGGCAAGCCGACCTATATGATCGAGATTAAGCACGACCCGGAGCAGACGCCGCAAGATAAACGCGATTACTACTACAAGGCGCCGAAGCCAATCGGGCTCGACAAGGTCACGCGCGCGTGGAAGATGCACGCGCGCGGCGGCGCGGTCGTCGCGCATAAGATTCACGATGCCGAGCCCGAGACCGAGAAGGCGCTCACGCTCGCGGACATCATGAAGGGCCACGTCCACGACGTGAGCGGGGAGCCGCGCGACGAGGGCGGAAAATGGACCTCGCCCGGTGGCGATTGGCAGACGTCGTACCCCGCGGACAAAGGAGCAGTCAGCCTCGTGCCGCTCGCGCATCTCAAGCGCATCGCTGGAAACGACACGGGAGAGGATTCGTCCGAGGCACGTATCAAGTCCATAATGGACAGCGTTTCCAAGGAAGGGCTGCGCGAGCCGGTAGAGGTCAGCGTCGACCCCGATCACGCCGACGGCCCGGCGCAGGCGGTGAGCGAGGGGAACCACCGCGTCGAGGCGCTCCGGCGGCTCGGGTACACGCATGCCCCGGCTTTCGGCCAGCGCGCGTCGCTCTCGAACAACGACACGCAGCCACTCTCGCTGCCCGACGGCGTGAAGGCGGAAGACGTCGGCAGCACGGGTTTCTTTAGCCCGGCGTCGGTTGGCGTGCCCTCCGACTCCGACGGCGTTGCAATCGCGCGGCACGAGACCGAGAAGGCGCTCACGCTCGCCGACATCATGAAGGTGCGCGACGCGGTCGGCCACGAGCACGGCGCCGACGGGCGGTTTGGTAACACGGGGGGCGGCGCGAAAGCCGCGACCGCGAGTAAGACCGGCATACCCGAGGGCGTTACCGTCAAGCTCGGGAAGGGGCCTCGCGGCGGCGTCGTTTACAACTTCAACGTCAAGGGCAGCGCGAGCGGCACCGCCATCGTGACCAACGGCGTGCTCACGTGGATCAACCCGGCGCGCGATATGGACGCGCACGCGATCAAGGCGGCTATCGAACGCGAGACGGGCGAGCCGCTCGGGTGGGGCGCACACGAGCCGGTCCCCGAGAAGCCCAAGGTCGCGGAGCCGCCTCCCAAGACCGGCCTCGAAGACAAGGATGAGGCAACCGTTGCGGCGGCCGGGAAGTATCCGCGGATTCATGTGGGCGACGTCGTCGATGGGCGCGAGGTCGGCGAGACGATTGCGAATTTCGAGTCTATCGGCGCATCGCTCGACAACTACGAGCTTGTGCCGGGCATCCGCGAGGTGCCCATGTCCGCGTTTGGTGACGTGAGCAGGCCGCCGAGCTTCTACTCGAAATCGGAGAAGGAGCGCACGGAGGCGTTAGCCGCGGCGATTGCGGATAGTAAGCAACTCGACCCGATGATCGTCGTGCAGGCGCATGACGGGCCGTACGTGCTCGAAGGCAGTCACCGCTTCAACGCGCTCCGGCTGCTCGGCGCGACCTCGTTCCCCGCGAAGGTCGTGGTCGACCTCGACGAGCCCGACGAGACCGAGAAGGCGCTCACGCTCGCCGACATCATGAAGGTCGTGGACGACGACGGAAACAAGCACGGCGACGACGGCCGCTTCACCTCCGGCGGCGGCGGCGCAAAGGCCGACAAGCCGCCGCGGATCGTCGCGCGCTACGACCTGCGCACCGATGAAGAGAAGAAGGGCGAAGGCAACGACTCCACCGAGCCGCGCGAGTGCGACCGATGCGGCAAGCTCCATCACGTCGTCTACGAAGTCGAGCCGGGCGGCCTGGTCGGAAGCGGGTGCGCCCAAAAACTCCTCGCGGGTCACGGCATGGACATGGCGACCTCGAAAAAGATGGTCTCCGATGCCGACCGCGCGCATAAGGCGAAGCTCGCCGCCCCGAAGCATCTCAAGAACATCGACCGGGAAATCGCACACCGGGAGGAGCACCTCGACGAAATCTCGGCACCCGACTACCTCACCCCGGACTACAGCCGCCGAGGGACCACGCCGAGAAGGCCCGCCTCGAAAGAGGACATCGCCTTAGCGCGCGAGTCGCTCGCGGGTCAAAAGCACATGCGCCGGTTATGGGAAGTCTATCGCGACGCCCCGCTCGACGTCATCGCGGGGTTCGATCCCAAGCTCACGCGCTTCGCGACGGACTACTCCGGCGGCGTCCAAAACGAATACCACGACCTATGGAAGCCCGCACACGAAGCGATGGCCTGGAAGCCGGAAGAGAAGGACACGGAAAAGATGGCAACCCCGCTCTCGCGCGTCCACGCGGCGGCCACGCGCGCGCTCGCGAAGTCCTTCGCACAGGTCCGGCCGGGCGATGCGATCCACGTCGCGCCGCACATCGCGGCAGGCATGGCGATGCCGACCGACGCCGGGCGCGCGCTGCGCACGGACACGAGTCTCCTGGGAGGCCACGTCGTCACCTACCATAGCGCGGGCTCGGGCGCCGTTGCGTCGGTCTCGGCCGAACACGTCTCGCACGTGCAAGAGCCCGAGGGCACCGATGAGGGCAACGGGCACGTCCGCATCGTGCCGCTCACCGTCGGCGATCCCGAGGGCTCGGCCGTCGTCGTGTGCCCGAAGTGTGGTGTCACCGGCACGATTGAGCCGCAGAAGGACAACGCGGGCCTGCACACCGTCAAAGGCGCGCTCGGGCACGGGGACCGCATCTTCTCGGATCGTGCGAGCGCAACCGAGGCCGTGCGCAATCACTACGCCGCCGCGCCGACCATGCGGAAGGTGCGCGACGAGGTCGGCCACGATCACGGCAACGACGGCCGCTTCGTCTCGCAGGGCGGCGGGGGCGCCGCCGCGGGCGACGATGATGACGAGCCGGAGCCTGCCGCCGCTCCGGCAGCGGCCGGGCCGAGCGTCAAGCGGACCACCGACGACGACGGCGTCGTCCATCTCGACGTAGGCGATAGCGGCGACGCGAGTGTCCAGCGTGTCGACCAAAGTCTCTATTGCAAGTTTAAGGCGTATTATGCAAGCAACGAGAGCGCGCTGCACGACGTCTTTTCCGCACTCTCCAAAGAGGCGAAGAAGAAGCAGGGTGCCGTGCGCCTCAACATCGACGGCTTCACGAACAAGCGCGAGCTAGACGCCGCTATTACGATATTCGGCAAGCCGACTCGCTGCAACGATACCGCGTACGGCGACGATGGGATGGGTCGGCTCGAAAACGGATGGGCGACCGAATTTCAATTCGAGGCGCCCGCTTCGACGGCAAAACCGAAGTCCGACAAACCGAAGCGCAACGACCGCGAAATGTCGCGCGCGCGTGCGCCGATGAATCCTATCGAATACTCGCCCATTGCGCGGTTCTTTGGCGAGACCATCCCGCCTGTTACTTACGGCGGGCACGACACATGGACTCCCGCCGCGGACGGCCTGCATCGGTGGGATAGCGATGAGGCGCTCGCGAGCGTTCCTGCGGATAGACTAAAAGACTATATTACGCTTCTACAAAGTAATGTTGGATACTCCGTGAGCTTAACGGAGGGGACGCTCAACAACTCGGACGCGACCCCGCAGTCGCGCGGCGCGGCACGTGCGCAGTCTCCGAATATGTATTACGAGAGCGCGCGCCTGCAAAAAATTAAGAACCTTGCCGACGACGACGCTCGGCGCGACTACATTCGCAAGACCCGCCACATCGCCGCCCGCATCGCCGAAATAAAGCCAAAGACCGTGGCCGAGGCGGTCAAGAAACTCGGCAGCGTCCATAACGCGGCGTTTGACCGGGTCGTCGCGCGCGAGGCGATGATGTTTATTCACAACACAAACCTCATCGACGAGGGCGAGGACGCGTTTCCTTTATGGGGCGGGGCGGGGAGATTGGGCGCGCAGGAGGGTTACACCGGCGTCCACGGGCTCTCGATGGCGGAAATCGAGCACGTCGACAAGACGCTCACCGATACGTTCGGCCCGATGACGCGCAGCGGCATGGGCACGACGCTCTCGTTTCATCACATGAAAGAGGGCACGCCGTACGGCGGCTTCGCGTTTCCGCAGACCGGCCTCGTGACGGTCGGCGTCGGTCTCTGGAATAAAGGGAGCTTCAACGGACACGATTGGAGCGACCGGACGCTCATCCACGAATACTGCCACGCGATGTCGCGAAGCTCGCTCGGCAAGGAGATGAAGGCGTTTAACAAGTGGATGCGCGCGAAGGTCAAGGGCACGACCACCGAGCCGAACGTAAAAATCGTGCATAACGCCGACGGCACCGGGCACGCGATGCGCTCGATCCGTGCCTTCATCACCGACCACGCGTACAACTCCAAAGACTTCGAGCGCCCCGCCCCCGGCGACAATTACGATACGCTGCAAGGCGACTACCAAGAGGATTGGGCAATCGGTCTTTCGGAAATCGTGCTCGACAACGCCGGGAGCGTGACGGATGAAACCGGCTACCCGACCAAGTGGGGAGAATTTAACCGTGGACTTGCTCAAGTGCGCAAAGAAACGGCCGCAAAGCTCGCCGAACTATTCGGCGTGAAGCGGACGGCAACCGACCCACTCCTTCACGATGCGAGTGGCGCGACGGTCGCGATGCCGACAACGTCGGCCTATACTGCTTGACTTTCCTGCGCGCGATAAAGTATAGTGGTAGGTGCTATGATACAAATACGCAAGAATGATCCGGGGGAGTGGCAGCGCACGTGGCTGCCGGAGGGTATGTCCAATTCCGGCAGCGCCACGTACCCGCGTGACGGCCGCGAGACGATATATGACCCCTACGAGGTCCATGCGCCGACGACAACGGTCGGGGGCTACCTCGCCGCCGTCGCTGCGGCCATGCCACACGGCACCCCGCCCCCGGCGCGGTTCCCCGAGGACTTCGCTTACTATCTCTTGCAGCGGACGCCGACGCTCTTCGGGCTCGAACACTACCCGCCCGAGACGCCCATCGACCGCTTCGGCCGGTTCGGAACGCCGCCCGATCCCAAGGCCGCGCCATGATCGAGACGCTGCGCGAGACGCACGCTCGCGCCACCCGCGCGCTCGCGAAAGCGATGCCGCCCGAGCCCGCGCCCTTGCGGCCGGGGCAGGCCATTGCGGTCGGCGCGCACCCCGCCGGTGGCCGCATCCGCCCGCCCGATGCGGGCCGCCTGCTCTCGCTCAAAGACGGCTCTGCGTCCTACTACAGCGCGCGGGGTAACGGCATCATCACGGCACCGGCGCCGCACGTGTCGGCCCTGCCGGAGCGCCACAACGAAGGCGACGACAACGTCGGTATCCGCCCGCTCACCCTGGGCGATCACACAGGCCCGGCGGTCGTGACGTGTCCGACGTGCGGCATCACGGGCACGCTGCGGCCCGAGCAAAACGTCGGCAAGCTCACGGTGCATACCGTTCACGGGGCGCTTGGCGCGCACACGCTGGCGTTCTCGGATCGAGCGACGGCGGTGAAGGCGATCCGCGCGCACTACGCGCTGCCTGGCGCGGTCGCCAAAGCGCGCGACGCGACCGGGCACGTGCATGGCGCGGGTGCCTTCCCGGCGCTTATCGAATACGTGAAGGAGGTGACACACGATGGAAACAGACAAGACTCCTAACCCGAAACCGACCTACGATAAAAAGGCCGCGGCAGCGTACGACCGGCTCGCGCCGCTCGCGAAGCCCGAGCCCGTACAGCCGTGGGAAAAGCAACTCGACGCCGACCTCCGGGCCGGAAAGGTCGAATCCTACACGCTCACGGATGGCGAGATGGTCCGCGTGAAACCCACGACCTAACGGACCTCGTGCGCCAAGGAGGGCGACAGGGTTGCATCGGACGCTGGAAGACATTTTTAAGGCACGCGACGCGGTCGGCCACGAGCACGGCGCCGACGGCCGCTTTGGCAACACCGGCGGCGGCGCGAAGCCTGCGAAGGCGGCGCCCAAGACGGCGCCGATTCGTCACGCGGGCTTTACTATCGGCGGCGCGGGCAGCGGCAAGGGCCGCCTGGCAAAAGAGATGGCCGAGCGGCTCGGTATCACCAACGTCATCGAGCCCGACGCGATCAAACAGTCGATCCCCGGTTATAGCAACCGCGAAGGTGACGGCAAGGGCTACGGTTCGTCCGGCCCGCGCACGAACGCGGAGCTTGCCGCCTATCCGCCGGAGCTTCGCGCCGCGCTCGAAGCTCACGTGCGGGAGAATACCGAGTTTCCCGACGTCGCCTCGTTCGGCAAGTACCTGCGCGAGAAGGACGGCCTGGCGGATCACGAGCACTTCGCCGACGGAATCACGCACGAACTGTCGAGCCACATCGCGAAGTCCCGTCTCGCGAAGGCGCTCGACGAGGGATCGTCGTTTATTTTCGACGCGTGCGGCGGCCCGCGGCACGAAGCGTATATTAAACAGGCACTCGCCAAAGGTATGCACGTAACGGCCGAGCACGCAGCCGTACCGCTTGCCGTCGCACTACACCGCAACGACGGGCGCGACCGTAGTTTAGAAATCAACGCTGCGATCAAGTCTCACAAGAAGGCGAACAAGGCCGCAGCGTCAATCAAGAGGCTTGCCGCTTTACATCCGAATGACGTCACCTTTACCGCAAAGAAGACGTACCGGCCCGAGCACGTCGAGGAGGCGCGCGCGGCCGGATTCACCGATACGGGTTACACGCCGCCTACCGAGAAGTCGCTCACGCTTGCGGACATCATGAAGGCCGACGATGCCGGGCACGCGCACGGCGAGGACGGCAAATTCGTCGCGACGGGCACGAAGCGGATCAATCACGCGGGCGGCGGGATGACGCTTGCGAAAACCAAGCGATCCTACACCTTCAAGCCGCACGCGACGGGCGTCACCGTCCACGACGATCATACAGGCACCCAGGTCGGCCACGTCGAGCACAAGGCCGACCGCGGGCGTACGATCCATGAGGGCGTCTACACCGGGGGCAAAAAGCCGAAGGTCGTCACGTCGGTAAACTCTCCCGGCGGGCCGGATGCGGAGCACACCGAACACGCCGCGCGCGCCGTGGCGCTCGAACATTTCCGCGGTACGATCAAACGCAGTAAGTCAACGCAGACCGCGCGCGAGGCCGCCGGATACGAAAAATCGCTAACGATAGGGGACATCATGCCGCTTACGCTCGAAGACATCATGAAGGGCGAGGGGACGGCGCACGATCCCTCGACCGGCCAATTCACCGCGGGCAACGGGTACAGCGGCACGATTAAATCATCGTCCGGCACGAAGTACGGCATCAAAGTCGCGCGCAAAAAAGAGGCGCATGTCGACCGCTTCTCGGGCGAGCCGGTCAAGACGATGCACGAGAACTATCACCTGCACGACGACCAGGGCAACCACATCGGGCACGTCTCGAAACACCAAACCGCGAAATACTCGCACGAGCGGCACGCCTACGCGCACGACGGCACGCATCTCGGAAGCTCGAACGTCGCGCACGGGAATAAGGACCTCGACACCTCGCGCCTCAAGGGCCTGCTCCAACGCGTGACCGATCACCACGAAAAAACCAAGGCGGCGTCGACCGGCAAGAAGCCCTCGCCGCTCGCGGGGAAGTCGCTCCGCGATCAGGTGCAAATCGGACACGACATGGAGCATGGCCCGTGGGATAAGGCGCTCACCATCGGCGACATCATGAAGGGCGACGACCCGGCGCCCGGCGATGCCCTCACCGACTTCCCCGGCTCCTACGAAGAGATGCTGCAGCGCATCCGCGGCCCCGTCTGCGCAGGCTCCGGCTGCTCCGATCCGCCGACCTACAGCGAGACCGGCTCGTCCAACTACGCGCCTTCCCCGGTCGGGGGCGACGCGCCGCACTATCTCAGCGTCGTCGCGACCTTCCCCGAGCACGCCTATGTGCGTTGCAACGATGAGGCGCTCACCTGGAAGGTGCCGTATACGATAGACGAGTCCGGTGCGATCACGACGGGCGCCCCCGAAGAGGCGGTCGCGGTCTTCAAGCCCACGGGCCTCGCCGACGACGAGGACGACCTCGCCGACGAGACGGACGCGGCGTAAAGCGTGCCGTCGCTACGCGAGCTTCACGCGACCGCGGGTGTGACGAGCCGCACGGGGCCGCCGTGGTATCTGCGTCCGCAAGCGTCGCCCAAAGGCTTCGGCCGGTGGCGTAACGGGTTCGTCGGCGGCGCCTTCGCGCGTCCGACCAACGCCGACGCCGCGCCGCACGTGAACGTCACCGAGGCCGATCCGCGCATGGGCAATCCCGCGTGGGAAGAATCTCCGCGCTGGAAGGTCAAGCCGCCGCCGCTCCCTGGCGATCCGCAACTGCAGCCGCAGCCGGGGCAGCCTCCGCCACCGCAGCCAGGCCAGGCCATGCAGGCGGCGCCCGGCGCGAACCCGCAGCCGCAGGCGGGCGTGCCGGGCGATCCCAACGCCCCGATCCCCGAGCCGAGCCTCGCGGAGTATCCGCCTCCGATGCCGGGCGAGCCGATTATTCCGCCGCCTGGCGCACTCATGCCGCACGAGCAGCAGGCCGTCGACCTTGCGCACGACGCCGCCGTGTGGCCGCCGGTGAACGCGAAGCCGACCGGCAAGCCCTTCCCGAGTGGCCGGGCGCCCTACGACCTCGACGGCACGCCCGGCATCGCCGCGAGCTACGACGATCCCGAGCGCGCGCAGAGCGAAAAGCTCGCCAACGACCTGTACCGGCTCGCCGGAGTCGCCGCGCCCGAGTCGTCACTTGGCACGATTGAGGGGAAGAAGGCCATCTTCGCGCGCCAAGTCCCCGGCGCCGGTCCCGCGCTGCTCGACAACCCGATGATCCGGCACGGGTTCGCAATGGACGCCATCTTAGCGAATCTCGATGTGTTCGGCACGCAGGGCTCGGGCGTTGTCGCCGATAGCAGCGGCCAGGCGCACCGGGTCGGGAACGCAGGCTCGCTCACGTTCTATTCCGACGGCAACCTCAAGCCCTGGCTCGACGGCGACGTCTCGGGCGACATCGCCGCAATGCGTGCGCACCCGGCGTTTGCGGCGCTCTCCGACGCCGACATCGCCATGCAAATCGCGTCGGTCTGCCAAGAGCTTGCGCCGGATCGTGTCAACGCGGCGATCATCGCCGCGGGCTTTACGGGCTTGCGCGCGCGCTTCTACAGCGAGCTTTTGAGCGAACGTATCGCAGACGCCCGCGCGTGGGCGCTCGCGCACTATCCGGCGCTCGCGCCGATGCTCGCGCAGCAGGCCCAAGAGGCTCCTCGCACATGAAGCGATGGTCGCAAGCCGAGCCCGGCGACGAGCTATGCCACCCAAACGCTATCGCCCAGGCGAAGGCGATGGAAGGCCACGGCTACGAGCAGGTCGGTCTCCCGCACCTCACCGATCAGGAAGACGTGATGCTGCTCGAAGGTCGCGCCGGTGGAGTCGCGCCCGCGCGCTATCACCGTTCGGGCCAGGTTCCCGACGAGAACGGCGTGCGGCCCGAACACGTCTTTGAGACCTGGCCGGGGAGCCCATATTCCGACATGCTCCCGCATAGTGAGACCACGCGCCAAACTCTAGCAGGCCAGGCGGCCCCGCGTATTGCAATCTTCCGTGGGAACAAGCCCGAGCACGCGGCGCACGGACTGCCGCTCTACGCGGCGCGCGACCGACTCGGACGATAAGGGAGAAAGACACGGATGTCGACTCGCACGGTCACGCAACTCGGAATCGACTTCCCCATGACGTCGACGCCGCTCCTCATCGCGAGCATCGCGCTCTTCGATAACTTGGTCGGCCAGGGCTTCCTCGGTTCCGTAGGCGAAGTCGCGCAAATCTATACCGCTATCGAAGCGGCGATAGAGCCTTTTGCCGAAGTCTACGGCGCGCCCGGCGCGGTCTACACCGGCGCCGCGGGTGCGGTCGCGCGACTCTACAGCGTGGTCCCGAAGTACCCGCTCAAATATCCTGCGGGTAGTGCCGCGCTGCCGGGTGGCAATTACCTCGACTACGTGCCGGGTAAGCCGCCGTGGGGATGGCCTCCGGCCGCGGCGGCGGGGCCGCAATCCGCGCCAGGCACGCCGTTCCTGTGGGGCATCCCGAGTCCCGCCACGGACGTCGCGGATACCGCCGCGGCGCTCGCAGCCGACGACTACGTCACGATCACGACGCCTGCCGAAAAGTATATCCCCGGCACGCTCTTCGACATCATCATGCAGACGGTTGCCGGTGGCCCCTACGTCCTGGTCGCGGCGTCCGTGCCACCGGCGACCCCGTTCGTCGACAACGGGAACGTCGCGATTGCGCCCTTCTACGGACTCGCCTACACGCCGCGAACCGCCGCGGAAGTAGGATATGACCCGAACACCCCCGAGGGGGCCGCAGCGGGCGCAGGAACGATCATCTATGGACCGCTCACGCGTCCGTGAGCAACGCGCCCTCGATCCCGCAGCCCCGCCCCGACTTCGGCGGGCTCGCCCCCTCGGTCGAACGCTCCGCGGCGCTCCCGTTTGGCGCGACCACGGAGCCCGAGGGCACGGTCGTCCTCCACGTCAAGGTGCTCGCTTCGACGCCGCAAGAGCGGCTCGCGGTGGCGCGCGTGGTGACGGCGCAACTCGCGGATCAGCGCGTGGGCTCCAAGGGTATCACGATCCTCGTGACCGATGAAGCGGTTACGACCGAGCTTTCATCGACCACGCTCATCGCCGCGAAAATCGTCGCGGACGTCAAGCGCACGTTAGGCGTCCCGTGAGCCGGGCTATTCACCTCTACGCCCCGATCCAAAAGTCGAGCATCGACATCGCCCGGCGCGAAGTCACGGGCATCGCCCAGGTGGAGGCCGCGCCCGATCACCAGGGCGACGTGGTCGACTTCCGCGCCTCGCAGCGCGCCTTCGCGGCCTGGCCGCGTAACGTGCGCGAGATGCACCAAAAGAAGGCCGTCGGCAAATGCCTCGATTGGCAAGCCGATCCCGCCACAAAGTCCATCGCCGTCACGCTGAAAATCAGTAAGGGCGCCGAGGACACGTGGCAAAAGGTCTTGGACGGGACGCTCTCGGCACTCTCTATCGGCGGTCACGAGCTTGCTTCGACGCGGCAAATCGACAAGTCGACCGGCCGCACCTACAATCGTATTACGGACTACACGCTCACGGAGCTATCGCTCGTCGACAGTCCCGCGAACCCGCAATGCGTCATTACCGCAATCCACAAATCGGCCGCAACCGCGGTGCTCGATCCACTCCACGGAGGGAGTCACATGGCAATCCGAAAGGCACACGCCGCGCTGCGGTTGGTCGCGAAGACGCTCGGCGATAACGATGACATGCTCGTGATTCGCAAGAGCGACGTCGAGGTCCAAGGCGAAGGCGCGAACGCGACCTTCATCCTCAAGCGCACGGCAACGCCGGGCGTCATCACCAAAGACGACGCTGACGACGCGGGCATGATGTCCGACGACGATCAGACCAACGGCGGCGACATGGGTGGCGTGGACCTCGAAGGCCACGCGACGAACATGGCAAACGCGCACAAAGACCTCTGCGGCATGGCGGGCATCGACGACGACGTCGGCCACTATCAGCAGGCCACGGCCGACCCCGACGATCCGGGTGCCGACAACACCGACGGCGGCGAAGGCGGCGGCGGCGCCCAGGGCGACATTCAAATGGGTCGCCGGACGGGCAATCTGCGCAAGAACGGCCGGGGCCGCGCCATGAGCCAGGGCCAAATCGACAAGCTCGTCGAGAAGGCCGTCGGAAGCGCACTCACCCCGATCACCAAGGCCCTCGACGAGATGCGCGCCGCGCTCTCGGGCGGCGGCGCCTTGGCTCCCCGCAACGAGACGGGCGACCCCGGCACGCGGATCGAGAAGACGCTGCAGGCGATCCTGGGCGGCAAGCCCGGCGACGCGGCTCTCGGCGGCGACGCGGAAGGGTCGATGGCAAAACGCTACACCGACCTCGAAAAAGACCTCGCGGAGAAGAAAGCTCGCGGTGCGGTGCTCATCAAGAAGCAGCAGTACGGCAAGCTCACCCAAGACGAGGTCATCGAAGCCGACCAACTCCGTAAGGACATGAGTCGCGTCGAAACCGAACTCGGCGAGATGCGTCGCGTCGCCGCAGGCGTCTAGTCAAACCCTAGCAGGCGTCTAGGGCACCGCCCCCCGAAAATGGTGCCCTAGACGACTGCAATACTCACGGACGAGTCAGTCAAAGCAAGGAGAGCTACGACGACATGGCAGGACCCGCAACCGTTCTCTCGCAGAACGAAATCATCTCGACGCTGCGCAGTTTCGACAAGAAACGGCTCGAAATCGCGAAGTCGACGACGGGCGTGGTCGGCCTCGAACTGACTCGCCAAGACCTCGAAGACAAGCTCAAGTTAGCCGCTAACGTCGATACGCCGGTGCGCAAACGCTTGTCGCGTAAAACCGGCAACGGCAAAGCGCACGCCTACTACAAGCTCGTCTCCAATAGCGGTCTCAATCAGACCACGAGCAAATTCTTGGGCACCGATCCGAGCGGCGGCTTCTTCGCCAAGGGCGGCCTGCCGAACGCCGTCGACCCGCAATACGAATACATCGCGCGGCCGTACGCCAACCTCGGCGACACCGTCACGATCCCGTGGCAGGACAAAGCGCAAGACGCTTCCTACATCGACATCAAGGCGCAGCAACGCGACGTCAAGATGATAAACACCGCGCTCATGGAAGAGTGGGCGATCCTCAACGGCGACTCGTCGGCGTCGGGCGGTCTCATCTTCGACGGTTTGCTCACGCAAATCATGAATGACGGCTACAACATTCTCGACGTCTCCGCAGGCGGCGGCTCGGGCGTGCGGTACTCGCTCTTCGTTCAACTCATGTTCGCCGTACGGCGCGCGGGCTTCAAGACGCGCGCGCTCATCATGTCGTACGCGATGAAGCAAGTGCTCACGGAACTGCTCGGCCTCTACTACGCGATCCGGCAGACCGGGCAGACGAGCACGGGCCAATTCACCGGCGGCTTTCAGGTCGACTCGTGGAACTTCGGCACGGGCTCGGTCGACCTTATCGACGATCAGTATATGCTCCCCGATCCCGTCACGGGCTACGAGCGCATCATCTTCCTCGACGATCAGACGACCGACGACAAAAATTCCGGTAACGCCGTCGAGATGGTCGACGTGGACCCTCTGCACTACGTGGACCTCATGGCGATCCAAACGGCCGACCGCGGCATCGTCTACGAGACCTCGATGCTGCAGGTGGGCATCACTCAGGCGCAGGCGCTCTTGACCGGCCTCAACCTCTCACTCCCGTCGAGCCTCAACTGACAATCGTCGCGTGAAGCTCAAGTCCTGCACCTTTACTCGTGAGTGAGTGAGGAAAAGCGAGCCACCGAGCGGCGATTCGGCGGCTCGCTTTTTTGATCCCAAACTCTAGCAGGTCGCCCCGCCTTTTACGCGGCAACGGTCCAGGTGCGCCGGTCTCGCACGAAGCGGCCCCGCGTCATGGAAGACGCCCGACGCGCGCATCACGGAGGATGATCCGATACTACCAACGCCCGCACCGTACATCACGCCGCGGTTCGTGCGCTACGACACCGATCAGCCGCGCAATCATTGCAACGCGCGCCAAGTGTTCGGCAAACTCCTGGGCAACAGCCTCGCGCAATTCCAGGACCAAGACGGCTCCTACACGAGCCTCATCGCCATGCTCGACGAAGACCTCATCCCCGAAATTTCCAGCATGGTCGTCTCCGCGATCCGCACGCCGCTCGATTGGTGCAGGCGCGTCTACTTCGCAAGTGGGACGGGCGACGATACTATCGTGCTGCCCAACCGCTACATCGCGGGCGTCAACGTGGTCTTCATCCGAATCCTGCCCTCGATGCCCTGGTATCGGTTCTCGCGGTTCCGCGCTATCGACGGCACCGAATTCAACCGCGCGGGCTTCTTGGAGCCGCCCAATACACCCGCCTTCCAGGCGCCCTATTCGCTCGAAACGAGTGGCGCGACGCCGCCCTACACGGGGATCGAGGACGCGGACATCCTGGTCGACACGAACGCGCGCACGATCATCATTCCGCCGCGCGCGCTCCTGCTCACCGCGAACGCCGCCGTGCCGTTTTCGAGTTACTCATTTATCCCCGGCCGCACGAACATCGAGATTCACTACACGTTCGGCTTCCCGCCGACGAAGTATTTTTCGGGCGCGCCACTCCAATTCGATCCCGACACCGGCGCCGCGATTGAGCTTAACCCTGCGCCGCCCAACCCGCTCCCACAAGGCGTGCTCATCGACGGCATAGATTGGAGCAGCGGGATGCCGCGGGCCGTCTCGAACGGCGTCTCTCGCATCGTTGCGAACCGGATTCTGCGACAGAATTGGCGCGGCATCTCGAACGGCCTCGCCTCACTCTCAGTCGACGGCGGCTCGGAGAGCTACGGCTCGAAAGCGTACTCGGGCGACCTCGACGACGAAGAGCAGGCGATTCTCTCGCTCACGCTGCCGGACTTCGGCATACAAATGGTGATATGATCCATGAAAGCAAGGATGCACTAATGGGAAAAAAGGTACTCGTTCGCAGCCGTCACCGCGAAGTCACGGCGCAAGTCACCCGCGACCTTAGCAAAGATGAGAAAGGCCGGGTCGTCGAGACGAACCACGGCTTCCGTCAATTCCTCAATAACCTCTGTTACATGACGATGGAAGAAGCCGCGAATCTCATCGACTCACCCGAGAATGTCGCCTACATCGACCAGGGGCTACCGCCGCTCTATTCCTATCCCGCGGGCATGCCCGTGCCGGTCGACGAGGATCACGACGGCCCGCTCGCGCCACCGATGTCGGGCTCCGGGCTCGTCGCGAACAACGCTCTGCAAAACGAAGCGGCGCGCCGCGTCTCCGAAGCGGCCGACGAGCAAATCGCCAAGCGCAAGCGCGCGGAGGCGAGCAGCGCCAAGACCCCGCAGGCGCTCGCCGCGCGGGCGCAGTCGCAGCAGGGCGAGGAGGGCAGCGGCGCCTACGCCGAGCCCATCCGCATCGTCAACCCCGACCTCGACGCCGAGGCCGATACGATGGCCGACGTGCCGGTCTTCCGCGATGAGAAGGCGGCAGCCGAGCGCGTATGAACCGCGTCGCGGTCGCCGAGTTAATCGCCCGGCGCGGCAACCTCATCGGGTGGATGCACTCGGTTATCCCGCCGCCCGGCGCAATGAACCCGTCGAGCGACACGCCCAAGGCAACCCTCGGCGGCCCGCGCCTCACGAACACCGGCAACTTCGGCGAGAGCTTCCTGCCGCCGGTGAACGTCTTCGCGTACTTCTCAAGTAAGACCACGAGCTTCACGCAGCAGCCCTTCGGCCAGGTCGACATCGGCGACGCGCAACTCGACTTCGCGGTGCCGTTCTTCCCGCGCCCCGGCACGACGGTCCTCGTCGACCCCGATCCGACCGCCGATCCGCCGATCCTCGGCACAACGCCGAGCCTCACCGATTACAACTCCGGCAACTTCTCGGACATTAAAGGCGAGGCGACCCTGCGCATGGACCGCTTCGTCATCATGGGGCAACTGTGGACGGCCAAGGCGCGCGCGATCCCGCTCGTCGACAAGAACGTCCTTTTCGCATGGCGCCTGCTCATCTCGAAAGTCTCGGTATAACGTGGCGGGCGTGCCGGTCGACGTCGCAGTCAACGTCAACGTCACGGGCTTCGCCGAAGTCGCGGAGCGCCTCAAAACGTCGCTCTCGACTATCGACGACGTCACCTCGGTCTTGCAAGACCACGGCCGCATCGCGATGCGGCGCGCGGTCGCGAACGTCTCGGGCATCGTGCGCACCTTCGAGGGCAAGCCCTTCGTCGTGCATCGCAAGACCGGCAAGCTCGCAGGCTCGATCCAAGTGGTCGAGCTTAACGCGCTCTCGGTGTCGATACAGGCCAGCGCCGACTACGCGAGCTTCGTCGAGCAGGGTACGCGCGGGCCGACCGACCTCAAAAAGAGCCGCCTGGCCGGGAAAGTCGTACCGCTCCCGTTCGCCGACACCGCGCGCGCGAAGGCGCTCACCGTGCAGGACCTCAAGACCGGCAAGCGGGTCGCCAACACCGACATTCACACGATGTTCGTCGGCCGCCTCAAGACGAAGCAAACCTCAACGAGTGGCCTCGTCGGCACCGCACAGAAGGCGAGCACCGGCACCGCCGCGGGCTATAAATACATTGTCTTCCGGCGCGTGCCCAAGCGCGGTGGCGAAGGCTGGATCATCCCGCAGCGCGCCGCGGCGCCGTTCCTGGAAGAAGCCGCCGCGTACACCGCACCGCTCCTTAAAGACGCTATCGAAAAGGCGTTCGCGCACTTCATCGAAAGCGGCCAATGAGCGTCATCGAGCCGCCCTACTCCGTCCCGCCGATCCCCCCCGGCTACACGG